AAAAACTCCAATTTTGTCAAGAAAATTCTAAACGGCTTTTTGCTTTTAGACTTTCGGTGTATGCGACCAGCACCGGTCGGAGCAGATAACAAGAAAAAATAGACTGAAAAATTTTCAGTCCATTTAATCATTTAACTCTTAGTCCTCAGCGACAATTTTCTTATAAGCCACTTTCTTTGAAGCCTTACCGCCATCAGCACCCGGAACGGAAACCTCAGTCTTCTCCGCGCGATTCTCGCTCACAAGGGTGCGGAGACGATAGCTTGCCTTCTGCGCGGAAACATCCTCATCGCCGAGAGCCTTGACGATCTCAGGGATAGTCATAAACTCATCGTCATAAAGAACATTATAAATCTGCTCAGTCAGTTCATCGCCCTCAGCACGCTTGGCGGCCGCACGCTCCTTAGCCTTGGCAGTCTTCTTATCAAGCAACTCAATCTCATGCTCGCAAAATGCGATCACGTCATTGGGATCATACTTGATCTCACCAGTGTGCATAGCTCCGATAATCGCGGTCAGATAGTCGCGCTTAGATACTTTAACTTCATTAGTCATAATTTTTACCTTAACCTTTCATAAATAACAATTTTATTTTTAGGAAGTATTTCTTCCTTTACCTTACATAAATATTATATATTATTTTTTTTAAAAAATCAAAGAAGGTCTTTGATTTGGGTTAGTGCCATTAACCCAAGAAATGAATTCCTTTTCATTAATATCAAAGAGGTCTCTGCCCTTTTCAGTGAGAGTTTCTCCATCGACATAATAATTGGTGCGCCAACCGTCTCTGTCTTCTTCAATTTCACCAGTGAAGAAAGTCTTTACTTTTTTATCTTCACAACAATCCCAACAAATATCCGCATAGAATCCAACTGGCTTCTTCTGGAATCGAAGGCGGATTTGCTTCATATCATCATAATCTTTGCGGACTTCACAACAAGGACAAACTTCTGTGCTTTCATCATAACAATAAGCGCAATAAGTTTTTCCATCGACATTATAAGTGTCATCGACATAAACAATATCGCCACACTTATCGCACTTTACGGCGCCCGAACAACTCGTGCAAATGACCATTTCCGCGTTATTCTCTCTATCATCGAAGAGAGAATCATCAAGAAGCTCTCCGCAACACATACACTCAGATTCACCCGAATAATTGAGGTCAATATTATCATCAGTACAGACCTTAGTGGAAATATAAGCGTTATGATCTCCGTAGATATCATTATACATAAAATTGGTGTCAAGATTGAAATATACACTTGCGTCAAGCTCACCAATAAAATTAATGCTATAATTATGAATCTGATTCAGATACTGAGTATAAGGACCAAAACCGAGATTCTTCTCAGTAAGTTCCTTAATCCAAGAAAGACAAATGCTTTCAAGATTTTCATTACAATAAGGATAACCCTTAATACCAAGAATAAGGTTCTCGTCTACGATGAAGAGCTCGCGCCAACGCTTACTATTCCACATAACAGGCTGACCGTTCTTATACCAAAGTTCCATATCCTTATCAGATTTAAGATAAGCTTCAAGGATAATAGGAGAGTTCATCATCTCAACAGTTCCCTGACGATACTCACCACCGCCATTCTGCCATCTCATACAAGAGTCCCAGCCACAGTTATTATCACTCATAGTGATATAATCGAAAGGGTGGATAGAAAGACAAAGCTCACCAGAAATATTCTTCTGATTAAGGAACTGAGAATGAGCGATACGGAACTTTTCATAGATATCGCGGTCAATATTCAAAATATCACTCATCTTACCAAGCATTTTACTAAGCTTCATACCCTTATTAATCATAAGAGTTTTATTGTTATAGGTAAGTTTAAAAGACTCCCTATCATAAATGTTAGACATTAAAGCCTCAACATTCAAAAGATTTGCCATAGTAAAATACTGATTATCAGTAAGAGCTCCCTCACGATAAAGATTTTCTACTCCCTCATAAAAAATATTTCGGAATTCATACCCATCGCCATTTCGACCGAAATAATCATAATAATCATCACTCATATCTTCATAAGTGCGAGAGTAACTTACTTTACGAGAAATGATAAGATTATCTCCCAACATCTTATAAAGACTCTGCTTATTATAAGACCAAAAGCGAAGAATGTAATCGAGAGATGCCTTCATATCGGAACTATCTCCGCCAAGACCCGCAAAATTGCGGATATACCATTCAATCTTTTCGCAATCTTCTTTGGAAAGGAGTTCAAATAAATTAGCCATATCTTATCAACCTCTTTTAATATCTTTCTTAACCTTATATATATATTATATTATATTTTTTTATAAAAATAAAGAAAGCCCTTTGCGGTCAATCAAAGGGCTTTCTTGCGAAAGGGGTTTTATTATATTTACTTACAAAGATTACCCATGAACATGAGCGGAAGAAGGTCGTCCGCGTTCTTGGAGTCCTTCATAAGGAAATACATCATCATAGGATTCTTAGAGGAATCCATGCCACCCTGACCGCCCATCATAGAGAGCATCAGCATGGTGTTCATATCGAACTCACCACTATTCTCACTCATCATGAGGAAGGGGAGCATATTGCCGAACGGCGCATCCGGAGTGGGCGCATCAGAAGTCATGTTAAAGAGAGACACGACCTTCGTTGCGAAGTTGAAACCAAACGGAGACTTGGTAAGCAGAATCTTCTTCTCCTCACCAGCCTGCGGATCAATCGCGGTCATACCGGTCTCAGCGACCTCGATCACAAACATCGCCTTACGATTGTGGATCACGATGTCGCCAACCTTAACGTCCTTGATGGCAACCGGCATCTTGTAAAGGAACTTACCGCCATCAAAGTTGAAGATATCGACGTCGATAATCTCCTTACTCTCAGGGTTGTAAGAAACCCAAGTGCCGTTCGCGTTCTTCACGGCCAGGCCATACATAGACATACGAATGTTATCAGTGGTGCAGGGGCCAAAATCAAAATTAAACGCCTTCATTTTCTTATTTCCTTTCTTATCATCAACGTTATTATTAAATGTATTTTGTTCGTTCAAAACTTTATTGATTCGATCATCAATATAATCGTTATCAATCATGGCACACTTATCTTTAATTGCGTCAATTTGACTACCACCGAGTGTAATTGTGTCAGGGGTGGCGAGAGTAGTAGCGAAAATTGCGTTAGAATTAATCGAAGCAACTTTTCCAGTCATACAATCGCTATCAGGAACTACCGTAATAGGTGTAGCATTTAATTCTCCAAGAATTTTCTGGGCTTCTTCATCGGAAATAGTATTTGCGCAAGAAAATTCTGTGCTCCATGTTCCCTTGTCATACACTTTGATATAATCAAGGTCATCGCGGGTTTTGCTTATATCATTATTCTTTTCAACAGTCTTCTTTGCCCTGCGCATCTTATATTCAAGAAACTTTTCAGAACATTCAATCGCATAATCATTTGTAAAAATATTACAAACATTATCAGCTAAAAATTCACCAAAAGAACCATCAATACCATCGGCAAAGAAAGAATTCATAATGTAAGTATCAGGAAAAACATTAAAGAAAATTTTGCCATTAAGGTCAGATTTAACGACAATCCTAACACTATTCTTAGAAGTCTTTAACTTACGCCAAAAGACGTAATCAAGCTTATGATACTTACCCTCTTGAACTGCTTGACTAAATTTATCTAAGACTTTATCAAAGACATTAGGTGGGAATTTATAAGTTCCCATTACATTAGATTCAGCCATTTAGTCTCCTCTCCACTTCTCGTCGGATATATTCCATATCGCTATCCGTCAGAGTGAGTTCAGTCTGGAAACTTGTGGCGCCCGCACTAATTTCCTTGATAATTCTTTCAAGTTCCTCAGTGTGATTCGCATAACACATAAACAAATTATCCATTACTCCATCCACTCCAATGTATCTTTATCGTCCCAAAAAAAATCAAACTCAGTATGCGCTTTGCCGTCCTTATCTTTCTTAATAAGGATATCCATCATATGAGCATGAATACCATCTTCGGGATAATCCATTTCCCAAATTTCACGAATCTTATAACGAGACTTGTGCGGAATGGCTAAATGAGTAATAAATTCATCGGGAGTCCAAGTTTCAGTAGCCGTGCAGAACACCAAACCATAGTGTTCACTATGAATCGCGATTACTCTTTCAATCATTGTTATCTTCTCCTAATATATCACAAATTGCCTGATGACTAAAAGTAATCTTTGCTCCATAGTAAGGAGCAGTTTCATCATCAGTGATAATAATTTCCGCGAAAGCAATATCATATTGATAAAAAATTACAATACGCTTAATTGCTTCTAAATAATCAGAGGCTACCATTACACCCTGAAATTCCTTTTCTTCTGGATCGGTTGTATGAACTATATAATAATACTTCATTACAAATAACCTCTTTTCTTATTTTCTATATATATTATATATTATTTTTTTAAAAATGTCAAAAAGATCTTACCAAACACAACACACGAGCATACTTACATAGTCAGTATCACAAAAGGCATTACGAAGCTCGGCATAAACACGATTCACGTTAGCGAAAATTTCGCGTTCATCTTCATCAACAAGAGATAAATCTTCATCATTGTTAACAAAATAAACTTCGGTATAATCCCAATCACCAAGAATAATATCTAAGACATCATCAATGTCATTCTCTGACCATTCAGGAAAAGTATCATGAACCCAAATCCTAAATTGATTTCCATATACAATAGGTTTCAAAGTATAATCCATAAAAAAATCCTCTCTTAACTTCCTACATTATTTTACCAATCACAACATACAAGCAAGGTTTTGTAATCGGTATAACAAAAGAATTTGCGGAGTTCCGCATAGACGCGGTTCACGTTGGCAAAGATTTCAAACTCGTCTTCATCGCAAGTAGATAGATCTTCATCATTACCAATAAAACGAATTTCTACATAATTACCATAATTAAGAAGAAATTCCACCACATCATTTATATCATCCTCAGTCCAATCGGGGAAAGTGTCATGAAGCCATTCAATGAACTGATCATGACGCACAACAGGCTTAGAAATATAAGTCATATAAAAAAGTCCTTTCTTAACTTTCTATAAATATTATATAATAATATTTATAAAAAATCAAAAAAGGACTTTTAATTTATTTAATTATTAAATAAATCAGTATCAATGATGGCGAAATTCGCGCGATGGATATATACTGCCTTACCATCAATCGTCAACTGAGTAGTCTTAGGAAGATTCTTTGGAATATCCCAAGAGACATTATCCCCTACAAACATACAAATGGGGTCGCCCATCTGAGACTGAATCACTACAATCTTACTACCGGTATCCGCATTATTCAAATTCTTAGACTTCAAATACCACCAAGAAAGATCCCAGTAATCATTCCAACGGCGGTCGGTGGGCGTAGAAATGCTAGCTCCATTGCCACTATTAGTCGAGACTTCCGCGGGAATATCTACATCATACTGAGTGAGACGACTATCAGCAAAAACAATAGTAGAACCGCAACTCTCAATATTCTTACCATCAATATCGACACTTACAATGGACGAAAGAGAATAAGAACTAACCCAATGACCATCCGTGCTATAAGCCCATTCCTTTACCTTATTAGGCTTAATATCAAAGGTTTCACCTTCACATTGAAGCCACTGAGTGCCATAATTATCATAAAAGGTAGCAAGGAAAGAAAGCTTAACATCGCCATCCTCCGGCTCAGCGGTGATTGTAGTTGCTTCTGGACCACCGCACGCAGTCAACGAAAGGCAAAGGATAATCGCAATAATACCACAAATAAATTTCTTCATAATTTAATGCTCCTTCGGATTATTTTCCATATACTTCTTGATACGTTCACCATTGAATCGAGAGGGACACCTGAGACAAATATAACTATTATAATAGTCGCACCAGTGCTTCTCTGTCCCATCAGGATTCAGAGTAGGATTCAGCGTATCATACGCACAATACATCTTATCAGTCATTATTTTACCTCACTACATCTTGTTAATGTGTTAATCTTTACATTCTTACGAACATCTTGCGACTTCACAGTTCCGCGAATGTGATAAGTATTTCCAACAGTCCAATCACTCTTGGAAGAAGTAATCCACATAAACTGATTACCATCGGCATCGCTCATAGAATAAGCAATTGTATGACCATATTTGCTTTCAAGAGCGTGCTTATCATCAATTTTCACGGTAATGTCAATGCGGTCGCCGATGTTGCCGATCCACTGAGCCAAGCTTTCGTCATACACAAGGGCGTCAACCGCGTGCTTTACCACTTCTTCACGATAAAGTTCGCCATCCGCTCCGCCAACCTTATCCCAATCAAGGCGGATCGGCTCAACATCTGCGGGAAGCGCGGGAATTTCATCACACGAACGGAAATACCAACCCCACAACCGCGTATAACGTGCGGGACTCATCTTAAACCAATCATTCTCTTCATCACAATTACCTTTGAAAATCGTGATGTAGCCCGCATCACCAAACCCAAGAACCTGACGATGCGGAGCCATCTTAGTTGCTACCTCTTGGGATTTTTCAGGGTAAAGCTTAGCATACTCCGCGTCTTCATACCATCGAACTTGTCTCACATTAAGAGTTCGGGGATGCTGAACCTGAATATACTTTTTACCACCGGAAATATAAACATCACCGATCACTTTATACGACTGAAAACTCGGAGCTACCATACTTTACACCTCCCATAAACTATGTATATTAAAATGTTTTTCATCCTCTAAGATATAAGCTTCAAGTGTTTCATATTTCTTAGAGTTGTTATATTTATTATATAGCTCAAAAGAACATTTCATACTATCAAAATAATCCTCAATGGACAAATCGTGATAAACACAAGACCAAAGAAAATCATCATAAGTTCTTTCTTCATAAAAAGAAAGAAGCATTTCATATGCATCTGAAAGATCACCGCAAGCTAAAATGGGACGAAACTCATCCCATATTAAATGAACTCTTTTCATAGGATTGTCTGCTCCTCAATATAATATTCATGGCTCTTAAATTGAATTGCGAAACCTTCGGTTGTGATATAGGGAGACCGCATTGCTTGAAGCTTGCTATACCAATCTTTCAAATCAGCAACCTCACTCCACCACTTTTCTGGCTTAATAGTAAGATAAGAACTGGTGAATCGGACGGTATCACTAAGGAATCGCTCATACATTGCTTCCTCTTGGAGAGAAAGAACTGTCTCCTGAGCGTCATCAATAGTTTCTGTAAGAAGAACAATCTCCTCGGTCTCATTGTCCCTAATAGCGTAAATCGTTTTCATAATTAAAACTCCTTATACTTTTCATATTCTTCTTCCGAGACTTCCCAAACATTATACCCACATTCGGCAAGATAAGCGTCATACTCATCATAAAAGTCTTCTTCGCTTTGCTGATCCCACCACTCCATAGCGTCATCTTCAACACAAGATTCCGCATACTGTTCCATTTCTTTTTCCGTGCCTTTAAAGAAATGATCTATTGTTTCACCACAATAGCAGGTGTATGTTTGAATGTGATAAAATTTAACTTCCATATTAATTCTCCATCAAATAATCAAATTCATAACTACACAAATAGCCTTCCTCCATCCAAGAGACAAAGCAAGCACCACCTTCTTTATTGGGCCATTCAGCGCAAGAAAGAATCCATTGCTGAGATGTGCGCTTAGCCTGGAAGTATTCAATAATTTTGTTAACTGCGCTCTTGTCGCAAGTCATTACATCATAACCACCATGACCATACTCAACGCAGATATTCTCAATATCTTCTTTAATTTTAGAATAAGGAATATTAACAGTGCCAAGCATAAGCATCTCTCCTTTTTTTATCTTCTCTTTAACTTTCTATAAATATTATAATATATTTTTTTATAAAAATAAAGAAAGACCTTATGATTTACGTAAGGTCTTTCTTATCATCATCTTTATCAGAAGCTTTCCAGAAACAACGGATTGCTAAAACAGCCCAAGTAAGGAGCGCGGGAATGGCGATCTCTAACCCTATGCCCTCCATAATATTGATACAGGCCCCACCGCATAGGATGCAAAAACAAACTCCGCCTATTTTATTTATCATTGGGATGGTCCTCCATGTCTTTATTTTCGGTAATAAAATCATACCAATATTCAAACGCAATAGCGCCAGACAAAATCACCGGAACAATCCAATGAATAGGATAACCAAAGTAGCCATCCAAAAAAAGGTAAGTCGCAAGAAAGGTATAACAACCCGCAATAATTAATTTTATCACAGTTCAAACCCTCCATACATCATAGCCTGAGAAGAGAAACGGAGCAAACCCGTAATCATTTCACGGTTCTTAATATCTTTTTTAAGAGTCTCAGGGCAACAACCCGTAGTTTCCTCAATATAGGAGACGAGTTCCGCATTGCGCTCACGAGCTTCCGCGAGTTCCTTCTTCGCGGTTTCCAGTTCCTTTTGGGCTTCCGCGAGTTCGCGACAAAGTTGAAGATTACGCGCTTGAAGCTTACCCTTCTCGCGTTCAAAAGCGAGGTCTTTCGCACTCTTCTTATACTTACTCGTTGCCATTAAGATTCATCTCCTTATTATAAAGCTCCTCGTAAATCTGACAAGTCTCAGGATAGACATATACGCCATACTGATTATAATACTCAGTAGCGAAATGCTCCTCAAAGGTTTCGACCTGAGCATCAATCTCAGTTTCAGAATAACCCTTGACCTTGATATACACAGGATCACCAACATGTTCCTTAGAGACAGAATTGTAATAATCAATGCGATAATACTCTTCGCGCATTTCATTATCCTCTTCATCTTCAAGGCCATTGGCTCGATCCCAAAGAGTATCAAGCATCTGCCCATAAGGGAAGAACCCAAACTCAGGGAACTTTTTACCGAAGACCATTTCAATACCTTCGGGATATTCTTCGAACTCAGACACTTCAAATGCTCCGAGGAAACCATTGACATTGTTATATTCAATTTCCTCATTGGAGCCGACCTGATAAACAAACGGCAGACCGCTCTCAATGTCCGCAATAATCGCATTTACGGTTGCAACATAATGCTCATATTCCTTTTCGTCCATAATGGAGAAACCTTCAAGTTCCATCTCATCAGCCCAATTATCAATATAACGAACACAATAAAACATATTGATTACTCCTTTACAATCTCAACGAACATCAATGCCTTCAACCGCATTTTTGCAATTCCAAAGAATATCAAAAGCCTTTGCGATCTTTTCAGTGTCAACTAACTTGGCAGAAGAGAGATCTATTGCATCAAAAGCTTCTACGGCTTTATCTTCTTCAAGGTCTTCATAATGAATGGTCTTAAAAATATAAGTTTCATCATGGCAAATTGCAATCTTATTAACAAAAAGCCAGAAACTATACTTATGAATATCACCTTTGCAGATGACAAACTTATCGTGATAGCCATCATCAAAAACGATTGCATCAATAAACTTCTCCATAATTATCATTTCCTCTCTCACTAATATTTATTAATTATTCTTTTACGTTTCGAATAAAACTTTCGAGAATTGAAATGTTCAAAGTAAGTTCATCAAGCTCATCGCTATCAATGATACCTTGCCAGTCAAGCATATCAACATAGGTGTCAATTGTTTCAAGAGCCTTAACCGCGTCTTCCTTAGTAAAGGGTTTTTCTACCAACTTCATAATTATCATTCCCTTTCTTAACTTTCTATAAATATTATATTATATTTTTTATAAAAAATCAATAAAACTCTTTTTTGGAGGTATCATACAATCAAGGATTCAGCGTATATAATATAGCCTATTCAAGTTTGTTAGCAGAACTATCATACCCACTTATAATCTAACCTTATTGAATAGCACCCTTGGGCGGTATGGACTGAAACTTTATCCTATTGGGGAAGAGAATGCCCTTCCAGAGTTTTATATTAAGTATTGTGGATATCTACACAACAATATTCATCAATAAAGAGACTTCTACCGAGGTTCGCAAATTCGCAGTCAAGTTCACTAACGGAAAGCCCAGTGTTATCGCGGACAGGCCAAACTTCCCATTCGATGCCTTCCTCTACCTCTTCTAGGTCGTAATCCTCAAAGGCATGACTATAACCGTCGATTACGTCATAAGCCATTCCTTTGCCAATATCATCAGCTTCTGCGACACTATCAACCTCAAAGACACCGCCAGTATTGATGCCGTGGAGTCCGCAATAGACGCTTTCATAAGCATAAATCATTACAACCATTAGGTAGTCTCCTTATCAACTTCCATAATCTTTACATAGTAGTCGCCATAACCGTGAACGAAAAACCCATCAAACGAAGGCTTTTTACAATATGAGATAGACTTATTTTTTTCCCAACGTTCTTGCGCTTCCTTTTCTCTCTTTCGTCCTGCTTCAAAAGCCTTTTCCTCAGTAGAATAAAGGCCAAGCACCGCGGTATCATCACCGCCAAAACTATCATAATGATAACAAAGAGCATAAACAGTCATTAATGACATACCTCCGTATAATAAGTTCCAAGAGAGCCATCGGCGTTAATCCAAGAGACAATCAGTACATAAACCATTTCGATGCCAATTGTGTCGAAAACGCAGGGGATCTCAATGTTATACTCGCGGATTCGGCCTTCGCCCTTAGCCTTAGAAAAAAGAATCTCAACCGCATTGGCGATATGAACACCATCCTTAGAAACGAGCATTGCGTATTCATCATCTTCTGGATCAGTATACTTTCTACCAATCAGATCCCAAAGCTCTACATACATAATTTTTATTTCCTTTCTTAACTTTATATATATATTATATTATATTTTTTTATAAAAATAAAATAAGGACTTATGAATTAACATAAGTCCTTATTGTTTACTTCAACTCAATAAATTCGAGCCGATCAACATATTCTCCGGCATAAATCTTCAACCAAGGGTTTGCGCGGTTAGCCTTCGCGGCCGCCAGATCTTCATTATACTCTTGGATTTCTTCATAAAGTTCGGTTGCGCCAAGGTTGTTATCATTATCGGTATAATCCTGTTCGAGTCGCCATTCAAGAGCTTCTCGACGAGTTGTATATTTCTCATAAAGAGCATCACTGTATACATTTTCATTGATAATCACAATAGTAGAAAATACCATTACGATTCCAAAGATAACAGTGCCGATGAAGCCAACAATCGAACTAACACAACCAAGAGCAGAATATTTATCCAAACCCCAAACTGCGAGAGCAATAAAGCCCGCAAGCGCAAGAATAAAAACTACATAAAGCATAACTATCTTCTCCTTAATGAATAAAATATTGAATTACTCCATACACTCCTAATATGATTGGGAGCATAGAAATTACAAGTAGAAGAGTTCCGGTAATGATACAAGTATCAATCAGAAACATATCTTCAAAAGGATCAGCGCCATCGGCAAGCTTGAAGATATATAAAGCAAGCCTTATTACGATTAATCCAAGAATAATTTCTATAATAAATCCTACCATATACCCTCCTCCTTAATCTAAGTCATCGAACAAAACGGATAAAATGCCAAGAGCGCAAAAACAAAGAACTATTACTTTAAGCATAAAAGACTGACTGAATGAAGCCGGCAAACAGGCAAAGCAACATGCCTATACCGCAGTAATAATACTTCTCTTTGAGAGACATAGTATCATCATTCAGTAAATCCATATACATAAAGCCGAAAAATACTAATATGATAAATAGCATAATAATCATTTCTCCCATACTTTTTTACCTCCTCGCTTCCGGGCTTTAATCGTGGCTTTGTCAATTGTTTTTCTGTGGACGCTTCCGATCTTCGCAGTTGGACCATTTTTCATGAACTGGTTTAAGTTCAAAGGGGCGGGGCCAAACACATCCACACAAACATTCTTGTGATAGATGTCCGTCTCTTTATGATTGTGGTCGTGGCCGTGAAGATCGAGAGCCCAGTCCTGCTTAATCGGTTCGTGAGAAAGCATAAGTTTCTCACCAATAAGGAGCGCGCCGTCATATACTTCGTCAAAAAGACCGTTGTCCGCGGTAATCTCCCAATACTCAAAGGGAGTGTGGAAATCAAATCCCGAATCAATAGAATATTTACAATCAGGATAAAGACGCTTCATTTCCATAAGTGCTTCGTCCTTTTGGTAGTAATCCATAGAGAATTTCTTCTTGATGATTTTGCGCTTATAGTTTTCAGATCCCGCATCGTGATTGCCCTTGATAAGAACCTTATAACCGGCGCGCAGTTTCCGCACATAGGAGATCGCACCTACGTCACCAAGATGAATTAATAGATCGCTTCGACCGCACTTAGAATTAATTATTTTAACAATTTCTTCGTCGGAAGGACGATTATGAATTCCCTGATGAAGGTCTTCGTCTCCAAAATGAGTATCACTAATAACCCAACAAGTTTGTAGATTTTTCCATCTATCTAAAAAACTTTCATAAACACCAGGTAAATTCATAATTATTACTCCTTAACAAATTCTAAAAGTTGTTGTATCCAATTTCAAATCATTAATTGATAATTTATCTAAATGAAAATATGGGATTCTAATTAACGGGATGTTATTTTCTTTACACCATTGATTTTTAAAAGCATCATGTTCTTTTGTTTTTTCAAACTTTTCTAATGTATTCCAACCAGTTCCAGATTGATAATGCTATATTCCATCAAATTCAATTAAATAAGAATTATCAATATAAAAATCAAATTTAGCTTTATGGTTAGTATCCTAAAATTTACAATTTTCAAAAGTTTTTTCACAAATATACTAAATATTATGTTCTTTTAATAAAGAGATAATTTTTTCCTAACCTGCTGATTGTAAACAACCACAAGATTTACTTTGTCCTTTTCTTAAAGTAGTTCCTGATACAATTTTTTGATTGCCACAAGAACATTGGCATAACCACATAGCAGTATTATGCTAATTAGATCCACTACGTTTTAACACTGTCCATCGGCCAAAAGTTTGTCCTGTTAAATCAATTGTTGTAAGTTCACCGATCTTTTTATGAATATAACAACCACATGAAATAACGGCGCCACTTACTAAACCATCTTTACGAATACTTTTAATAGTTCCACAATCACACTAACATTTCCAATAAGTATGCCCTTTTCCTTCTGTTCTATCATATCCTAAAACTGTTAACATACCAAATTTTTTGCCTGTTAAATCTTTTAACAATTTTAAACGTTTCTAACATCCGCATGAAGTGGTATGATTTGAAGTTAAATGAGACGCAGAAACTACTGTTTTATTACCACATTCACATTGGCATAACCAATATGGTCCGTTCCTTGGGTCTTCAACTCGATATAAAACTGTTAATTTTCCAAAATGCTAATTAGTCAAATCTTTTGCTCGGCCTACTGGAATCTATTTATAAATTTTTTCCATAAAATCACTCCTTTTCTATTATATGTATAAATAGAAAAAGATAGAATAATGAAATTTACCCGAAGTCGCCAACCCGATTATTCAACCGGGCCTCCTTAAAACATACAAGCATTAAATTTATACATATAGAACTCGCTATCCATAAAACGAAGTTTATCAACTTCTTTATAAAAATCTACTCGCCACCAATCGGGCTTAGGAAGAGGGAGATCGAAGTATTCAATTCGCTGAGTTTCCATAATATCTTCTTCGATTGCGTCTTCAATGAAAGCGAGATAAAGTTCTTGCGCTTCTGCTTCCGAAATATTGGCGAAGGTCCAAGACTTACTGGCCATTTCATCTTCAATTTTATAACAAGTAATTTCTTTCATAAGTCCTTCTCCTTAAAATTCAATCGCATCATACCAGCAGTAGCTAAAACATCCGCCATCAAGAACCATATAAAGAATTTCCGCGAAATTATAATCTTCGCACCAGTAATCTCTCGTCTTTTTTTCGAGGCCAAGATATTCTCTACGCTGAGCTTCCATAATATCGTCTTCAAGCTGACCTTCAAGGAACGCCAGATAGAGTTCCTGAGCGTCAGCTTCTGAAAGACCAGTAAAATTATAAACCTTTGCGGAACCATAATCACTACAATAATCAGTGATTCGATAAACTCTAACGTTCTTCATAAAGTCCTCCTTACATTTCAACTGCATCAACGAAATCAATGAAAACATCATCGGCGACGTTATTCATCATATCAAGATAAGAAGAGAATCTCTTCGTCCAATCGCCGGTCATCTCGCCGTGGTAGAGATACCAATCATAATCGGAATCCTTCTGAATTGCTTCAAACTGATGTTCCATAAGGCTATCATCGACCATATCTCGACAATACTCCATAAACATTTCCTGCATATCAGCTTCGGACGCATTCAGGAAATAGAAATTATGGTCTCCGGCCGTATCACAAAGAATACCAATGGAATGAATTTTAATATTAGAATTAGAAGTAGTCATAATTTTTATTTCCTTTCTTTATTTTATATATATATTATATATTATTTTTTATAAAAAATCAAAAAAGGATTTGCGGTTTGCGCAAATCCTTTTAAAAAATCAGAGAACGGGAGCATAATTATAATAAATAATCATATCTTCCAATGCATCTTTGTAAAGTCTTGTATCAAATTTACGACAGTGGAATCGTTTCTCGACATTCTCTTCGATCGCGGACATAGCGATTTCCAGAGCATCAGATCCACTTACGTTTGTAGCGCAATAAATCTCATCACAAGGCGCGTCATAAACGAATACGACAGGCATATGCTTCATATATTATTCCTCCATTAATTGATTTTACCCAAAATTTTTGTTATAATATATTTAGAAATTAAAAGATGTCTATTGCGTCTTCAAAAAGATTGAGGAATTCCTCGGCCACTTCGGAAGTTGCGAGAAGGCTTGTAGAAGAACCGCCATACCAATCAATATGAATGCGCGTGAGTGGATTACCGCCCACTTCCGCAATCTCATCCGCATACTGTTTAGAGTCGACCGCGGAAAAGCTAACACTATTGATGTTATTAGTGTTGATAAGATACCTAATACCGCGGAAGTTGTGTAAAATTACAATCATACAAATGCCTCCTCAGATACAAAATTTTTGAATTGTCTTAAAACTGCGGTGCCATAAGGATCACCATCGACAAAAGTGTATTCATAATGAGATTTATCTCTCATATAGATTTCAAGATCTATTCCAGGAGTCTCGATAGAGATATCATCATCATCTGAGTTATCCATAGTGATGCGATTAGCTACAATTGAGACAATTTCGTTTATATTAAGGAAAACGCGGTCGCCGTTAGACATTTTTAAATAAATCAATTCACCTTTGTTCATTTTACTTCTCCACAATATAATCTTTCGCCACATCGGTTCCTTCTGGAATATAAAGATAAACACGCGTTGACTTAGAACAAATGAAGAACCATTCTCTCCAATCACCATAGCGCGGGACACGCTTCTCAACATGCGGAACCTGATTAGAGTAAACAATTACTGTGTCATTTACGGGGTAAGTCTTGGTGCTTGTAATGCCATCATCACTGAGCGCAAGATAAGTGTAGTAGACACGTTCACCCTCGAATGCGCGGTAAGTATAGATACAGCCATCGTTATCCATACTCGTTAACTCTTGGGCTTCCGCAATTGTATAATCATATTTGGAATAATCTTCAATAGCGGAAGACATCATAACTCCGCCGAACATACTTACCGCGAGATAAAGACAAACGCTAATCCAAAAGGCCGGAATAATTTGACGGGGAATTTCAATGCGGTCGCGGTGAGACCAATTGCGGAAACGCTTGGCCTCAGGATCGGAAAGAGTGCTGTAATAGCCATAGCTACAATATGCAGAATGAATGGCGAAAATCAGAAAAATAATTAAGGTCGGTAGAACAAATCCGCCCACGAGCGTTTTCAAGAAGAAGATAAGCATATTTAAAAACTCCTTTAAAGAATAGGTTTAAGTTTATCGCAACAATTGAAATCTCTCATACAGCCATTTTCTTCGCTGAAACAAGAACAACCATTTTGGCAAGTATTACGAATAATGTCGGGATTACGGACATTTCTGACGGTTTGCATATTTCCAACGATTTCTCGCTTTTGGATCATTTTCGGCGTGTCGGGAGAATCATTAAACGCGCAGTTCACACTTTGTTCACAATTTGCGCATGTGCTAAGTTTTGCCCAACATTTATCGCAATAAGTGTTGCCTTGATCGTCGATGATCATTTGCTTATGGAAAATTGGAGTATGACATGCTTTACAAGTGTAATATTCACCGCAAAGAAAATTATCGCAGATCGCATGATTTGGGTCAATTGTATTGCCTGTGATTTGACATAATCCGGTCGTTGGCCGGTAATAACCGCAGTTATTACAATAAAAAGTCATCATAGCACTTTGGCAGAATATGGAGCATCTTCGCCGTCAAATTTTAGAATTTTGTTAGCAAGATCGTGATTGACGCGCAAAGGACCATCATCAAGAGGGGTAAATGCGACAGTGATAAGATCGTCGAAGTATTCTTCGGCCCAACGACCAGCTTCTGCGAGGGTTTCCGCGAAGATAAAACCGCATGTAAGTCTATCCATTTTATCAGAGTCATCCCAATAACGTGCTTCATAATAAACAGGGCATTGTTTCATATTTATTTTCCTTTCTTTAAGAAATTGTAGAGATTAGAAAAATCTCGGGATCATCAAGGCTTTCGATGGGGATTTTAAGAAACTTTGCATAAGCTTCTTTCATTGTATCGTTAAGGCGATAATATTCCTGCGGAGCGATGAAGATGTTGTCGATGCGGACGGCCTCGCCTGCGGAAGATTCACCGAGAAGATAGCCGAAGATAGGATTTTCATCATTATCATAGTCGCTTGCGCGATGCCAATAACCTTCCTCGGTAAGCTGTTCGATAGCCTCAGTCATATTGTTATAGTTTTCAAGAAGGTTCTTAGGGACTTTATAACCGCACACGAGCTTAGAACCAAAATCAACAGACATTATTTATCACCTTTCAATAGTTTTTCTTTATTTTATATATATATTATATATTAAAATTTAATAAAAATCAATAAAGAATAATTTTGTAGGACAAATTAAGATAAAGTTGTAAGAAGTATTTTTATGTATTAATGAAAGGATGTGAATAAATTGAATAATGGTGATATGACTACTATGACAATTAGAATTTCATAGAGTGATAAAGATATTCTCACTGAGATGGGGAAAGAATTAGATTTGAGTTTGTCTTATATTGTAAGACAAGCGCTTAAAGAATATATAGCAAATCATAGCAAATAAAGGAAGGTATTGAACAAATGGAAAATCAAAATACAAAGAAGAATATGATAGTATATTCTCTTAAAGTAATGGAAAAATTAGTGGAAAGAGGACATTTCCCTTTGTAGATGATGCCGAACCCGAAGTTCCCGCAATATAATTGTTGGATATTCTCCGTCGATGAGAGCTTTTTAGCTGACTTTGAGGAGGTTTAGGGGGAGGGGAAACTGCGTGAATAATCATTTTACGTTTTGGGAAAATATGAAAGATAGTATAGATTTATATGATGATAATCCCACTCTTAAATGTGAATTATATGATACTTTGATTGAGTTTGGTCTATATGGAACTATGCCCGAAGAGGGCGAATCAAATTATCGAGACAAAATGGTATTAATTTAGAGTTTAGCACCTTCTATTGAGAATTCTCGCAATTATATTAAAAATGCTTCTGAGAGTGGCAAAGCTGGTGGGAAGAAAACTAAATATGATGGTGATGATATAGTTAGAGCTGTTAAAGAAGCAACTAAAAGAAAAAATAGAGTTCCAACTCGTCAAGAAGTAGTTGATGTTTTTGCTGAGTTAACTGGATAGACTATGAATGTTAGAACTTTTTCTCGTAGATGTAAAGATGAAGAGAAATATAGAATCAGTCAAGAAGTTCTTAGAGGGACATCAGGGACATTAGTAGGGACATCAGAGACATTAGGGACATCAGAGACATTAGGGACATCAGAGACATTAGGGACATCAGAGACGTCAAGGGACATTGGGGACATTTTGAGAGACACGAGAGATACAAACACTTGGGAATTTTAATTAATTTTAAATGAGAGGGACACGAGAGACATGAGGGACATGAGAGACAAAAGCTTTAGTAAGTAGAGAATATGTCCCTATGTCCCTCATGTCCCTAAGGGGACAAGAGAGACATGAGAGACATAATGTAATAAGTTATGTCCCTGACGTCCTTCGGACGCAGGAACAATATGGAGATTTTTTTGAGAGCAAAAGGAGTAAAATATGAGTTATAGTTATGAAGATATAAGAGGCGGAAAAGGTAATGCGTCAATAGTTAGATTTATGAGAGGAACGCAAGAATAGTTTGATAAGATGGATAAAACAGGTATTATACAACCTAATATATATATGAAAGATGATATTCTTTATTTTGTTATTCCAGATGATACAAAGCCAATAAAGGTGACTTCGGGCACAAGTACCCTCGTTGATAGGGGAGATAAATCTGAATTAATAGAAGAAAATCCATTTTTACAAGAGTCAATTGACATTTAATAAATAATATATTATAATATAAATAATAAAAGAAAGAAATAAAAATTTGAAGTGAAATACCGGGGTAGATTATTTCTATGTAGAGTAGGGGTATTTACTCCGGGGAGCATTTCAAAAAATGAAATAAAAGTAAGGATTTGAAAACTGAAATGAAATTTACGATTGAAGAATTAAAGAAGAATAATGGAGAAAAGGTAGGCGTCTTCCGCAATTGGAATGTAATCGCAACTACTAAGAAAGAGTTCTTTAATAGGGAGAATACGCAAGGCGCGTATCTTATTTGGGACGACTGTAATAAGTTAGTTTTTAATGGTAAGGTTGTTGGTAGAATTACCGAGAATGGTAGAGTAGAGTATATTGAGAGTGAGTATCGCTATGTGAAGCCGATCTTACAAGAGCAGTCCGCAGACAATTACACTGAGAAAACTGTTACTCTTGGATCGGAAGATGTGGATCTTAGTAAGAGAACGCTTGCCGATGATATTCTTGATAGCGCATTTAAAACAAAGTTGGAAGAGCTTTTAGCAGATTCGAACACTACGTGTTCTCATTGAGGAGGAATATTATGAGTGGTATTATTTGGTTTTTAATTGGTGTGGCTGTTGGATATTGCCTATGGAACGCTGGAAGAGACCGTTAATAGACCTATATTGGTTGATTCGCTTTTGGATAACAATTAAGTTGATGGATGATTCGGAAGACGTGGAATAAAATTAATATAATTAATTAAGATTGTTGAAAATCGTAGAAATTCGTAGAAATTCGTAGAAATTCGTAGAAATTGCGGTTGTGCCTTGCCGATCGGTTTTACTAAACCACCAACTGCATTTTTCCCGTTTCCGATCTCCGAACCTAAAAAAAAGAGAGACTTTTTTCAGTCTCTCTTTTTTCATATTAAGCAATTCTTGGTGAAATTGTCGATTCTTAGAATGAAAAATATCTCACCCGACACATTGTTCACTTATTGATGAAAGTATTCAAAAAATCGGCAATTACATCATCATCAGTTTTCTTGACCTTCTTAACCTTTACCGGCTCACTCTTGGGAAAAAGCACGTCAAGAAGATCGTTAACCCCGGTCATAAGACCGTAAACCTCAGCAAAGATATTCTCCACATCAGACGCGGTCAATGCGGAATCCTTGTAGCCATTAAGAGCGGCATACTCGTTAATCCGATCGGCGATTTCTTGCGCGAGCGCAGTCTTCCGATCGGCCTGCTTGGTTTCCTTCTCCACCTGCTTAACCGCATCGTTCAGAGATTTAGCCATCTCGTCCGCAATAGCCTGAGCGTCCTCACCATTCTTCAAACGAGCAATAATATCATTCATATCCATATGAATACCTCTTTTCTTATTTTCTATATATATTATATACTTTTTTTTTAAAATTGTCAAGTTTTTTTTGGATGAAAACATACGCGTGAAACAATGTAAGGGCGAAGCAATTTTTAATTAATCATAAAGGCATATGATCCTACGCGGGCTTAAAAAAGTCTTTTTTTACCATTATAACATATTTTTTATAAAAAGTCAATTTTCGGGATTTTTTTGGGCCATATGGAGAGGTGCTAGAAGTATGAAAAATTTTGCATATGGGTATACCGATCGGAAACTCGGGCCGGGACGTCCCACCCCGGCCCGGCCATTATACCACATTTTCCGATCGGTGTCAATAGGCAAAATGCACAAAAAAATCAGCAGGTTTTAGTCAACCTGCTGATTGAATATTTATGCAAGAAATGCGCTTACAATTTCATCAAAAACCGTGGGGTTAATGTCCACGTTAAAAAAGCGGTCATTCTTGCGGAACGCTTTGGGGTAGCGTCTAATCAGTTCCGCACGCAACGCGCTTTCCGCGCCCTCGGCGGGATAGTCCCCGCAAGAACGGATTCGATGAACCTCCACGCGCGTGATAGAATACTTTTTCGAGTATTCGCCGATTTCATCACGCAAGCGCCCTACAACGTCTTTTGCGGAAGTGCCTACTTTGTTAAATTCAAGTTTGTTGTTGTTGTAAAACTTGAAAAAGTAAACCGCTTGAACGTCTTTCAGATTCTCGCCACAATTAGGCATAAACTCCATTGAAACGGGCGGTCTACCGTCCTTAAATCGGCGTAGCTTAATAGTAATTTCTTCCATTGGCACAAAATCCTCTCTATTGATTGAGGTTTACCATCGTTCTCTCAACCATTATTTTTTGCACTTTTTGACTTGTTTTTGGGTGAAAAACCGCATTTTTCAGCGGTTTTTCACCCTTTTTCATCAGTTTTTGGGCTTTCGCTTCTGAATCAGGGTCAATTCGTAGTCATTTTCGCCCACATGGAACGCAATCATGCGCTCAATGTTCGTGATTTCCACGTTTTCGCACGCATTTTCGCTGTTTTCACGCAAAAAAGTCGCAAGTTCAGCGATAATCGAGCGTTTTGTGGGGTTTTCCTTGCGCTGTCGCTTCTCAAACTTATAAGCGGTCGGCGCTTTGCGTGTTCCGGTCTTAGAATACTTGTTAGCTTCTTTGAGCTTTTCCGCAGACAGGTCAAAGTCCTTGGCGATTCCATGGTCAATGTCATCATCGTCCATGAGAATTTCTTTTGCTTCCTCGGCAGTACAATCTAACTTTTTCATCAGATTATCAATCTTTGCCTGAAAGTCCTTTTCACTCATTTTAGGCATTTCTTTTGCCCCCCTTTCAAGTATGATTATAACACCGCCGTCAGCAAATGTCAAGAGAAATTTTTGGGAGCGCCTGATTTTTTTCAGGCGCTCCCCCTGAATCAGTGGGCGAGACGGAAGTAGGACTTGCGCTTGTCCACAATCTTCTCGACGCCGTTCGCTTCAATCATCTGACGCAGAAGAGCGGAAACGCGCTGATTGGTGAGGTCGCCCAGACCGTCCACGTTCTTGATGAGTTCGGTCACGGTGTAGAGCTTGTCAGGATTCGCGGACAGCTCAGCAAAGATAATGTCCTTGTAGTCATCGTTCGCAATCTGATTCGCGGTCGGCTTCTTATCACCGGCGTTCTTGCGAGCCAACAGGTCGATTTCGTGATTGATAAACTCAACCATAGCGGGGTCAGCCTGAACCTCGGACAGTTTGAGCAGAGCCTCGAAACGGTCGCGCTTGGTAAGCTTCTTAACAGTAGAAGTAGACATAGTATCAATTCCTTTCTTTGGCGGTAGGTCGCTACCCTTTTGATATATTGAGTATACCACATTTTAGAGTGCTTGTCAAGAGGTTTCGCAAACTTTTCACACGAATTACTACCCCGACCTGACGGATAAGGTATCGCTTGCTTGTTCAACGTTTCGGATAAATCCGAACGAACTGACAAGACCACTCACTTTCGCGTTCAACGTTTGGCTTTACAACGTGGTGTATTATGTTTTCTTCCTTTACTTTCTCGAAGTCGCGCGCCCTCGGATTTCTTGGGCTACTCCCTCTTGACATTTTCTATTGTAGCACACTCGCTGGGATTTGTCAAGAGGTTTTCAAGAAAAAACTCATGAATTTTTTCTTTTATCCCGTGCGTTCCGCTCCGAAGAGACCTTAACGTAATAGGTGAACGGTCTATTGCTACTTCCAACCGTAGCCCCACACCGACCTGTGGCTCAGGGGTTTCCCTCTTGACATTATTCATTATAGCAGATTCCACATAGATTACAATTGACAAAATAACCAAATTATGGGAAAAAATTTTCTTTACTTTTGGTCAACTTTTCTCTTGACAAAATTGGCGGGGCGTGGTATAATGGTGAATTCCGGTCGCAACGTGCGTGGGCGACCGGCCAATTTTATCACAAAAATCCGCGTTTGTCAAGAAGCAAAATAGACAAAAAAAACTGCCCATTTTTGGGCAGTTTTTTATTTTAGTCCAGCAGGTTAATCTCGCCGGGAATCCTAAAAGAATCAGCGTCCAGTGTGGAATTGTAGTCCTCGGTAAAGAGTTCAATCATTCCACACTCCATGATGTAATTCTGAACCGACCGCCGAACATTGTTCCAAAGGTCAGTCTTTCGGCTTTCCGCTCGGGCTTCCTTGGCTTCCTTTATCTGAGCGATGAGTTCGTCCAGTTCTTCATTGGTCATGTAAGTGAAATCCAAATCCATTTTCAAAACTCCCCCTTAATGGCTTCTTTCCATGCGTCCCAGCCGAACTTTTCCTTGCTATCCAGCTCCTTGCCAATGTCTTTTGCGGTCAGCAGGTCAAGCTCGTCCGCAATCTCGGCTTCAAAGTTTACCCAAAAATCATAGGTCTTGATGATGAAAACTTCATCGGCTTCAAAGACGCCACCACACTCGGCGCAGATAACATAGTCATGGTCGATTAAAATGCCCATGTGAGGGTCATTGTCATCAGGGACTACAAAAAGGACTTGTTTAGCGTTCATGTGAAACACCTCTTTCATTTGATACATTGATTATACCATAGGGAATAGGACTTGTCAAGCCCTATTCCCTATTTTTTTAGCTCATGTTTATCATGGGATTTTCCTTAATGTTTCGCATGAGCGCACGCTGAAACTCGGTCGGCTTGGGGCGCTTCACCGTGGGGGTTTTGAAAAGGGACTTTTCCATTTCCTTGTGCTGTCGGACGCAATAGCGCAGAATCTCAACTTCAATGAGAACATCTTCAAGTCCCGTATGCGATTCATCAAATTCATCTTCGCCGCTGATAAATCGGTAAAGGATTTCTGCGGTAAAGCGGAGCTGTCCGTTCTTGGTCTTGTAGCCGTTCTTTTCGCAATAGTCGCGGTAAGTAGGCATTTTGCCGATAACCTGTCGCGCCATTTTCAAAGTGTCCCAGATTTCAAGGTCGTAGGGGAAGAAATAGCGATACTTGCTTTTCGTGTCCCATCTCTGCGCATTGTTGCAGGCGTTAAGGTCGAACCGCATATTGTGAGCGCACACAAAAGAACAGTTATAACGCTCGACGCAATCACAAAATGCCTTGCGGATTTCGTAAAGGTCAGCCATCACACGCGAACCGTTCTTAATGTCCTCAACATAGCGGGGAATCTTGTCGGCGTAGTATGCGGACTGCATCAGGTCGCGCTCGTAGCAGAAAATGTCTCGATTCACAAAGGAATAAGTTTCATAAACATTTCCCTTGGAATCAATGACCGCCCAGCCGAAGTCGTAGGGAAGTACATTTGACATATCCAGCTTATCACCATCTTGAATGGTGTTTGCGGTTTCCGTGTCCAGCATAATACCGTAGTTTTTGCGCCTATCAATACCCATCTTATCGTCTCCTATTGGAAAAGTAGATTGAGGTTTACCATCGTTCTCTCAACCTCTGATAATAGTATAGCACTTTGCTATTGGTTTGTCAACAGTTTTTTTTGTAGGGCAGGGGATTTTTTTATCCCCTGCCCTTTTCCCTTTACGCGAGGGAGAAGTAGGACTTGCGCTTGTCAACCGTCTTGACAACGGTATTCGCGTCAATCATCTGACGCAGAAGAGCGGAAACGCGCTGATTGGAATACTCCGCAAGCTCGGGGACGCCCTTGATGAGGTCGGTCACGGTATACAGCTTGTCAGGGTTTGCGGTCATCTCGTCCAAAATGACCTGCTTCACGGCGTCATTCTCCATCTGCTTGGCCGTGGGCTTCTTATCGCCCGCGTTCTTCTTGGCGAGCAGTTCAATCTCATGCTCGATGAACGCCACCATATCAGGATTCGCCTGAACCTCGCTCATTTTGAGCAGGGCCTCGAAACGGTCGCGCTTAGTGAGCTTCTTAGTCGTAGTAGTAGAAGTAGACATAGTATCAATTCCTTTCTGGTTTTTAAGACTGTCCTTGTCTTTGATGTAGTTATTATATCATAGGCGGGAGCAGGTTGTCAATAGTTTTTGCAAATTTTTTTAGGGGCGGTGGGCGAGCATTAGAAGTCATCTTATTTTTACCTCTCTCATTTGATGTACTCATTATACCCTACGATGAGCGGTTTGTCAAGGGGTTTTTCAAACTTTTTTGAAAGTTTGTTCGGCACGCCACGCTTGGAACATTCCGTCGGATTTTGGTATAATGGTCAAGGGAACTGCCTTTCCGCAGGTCTTACTCTTTCCTCCTGACATTATGTAGTATAGCAGATTGGTAATGATTTGTCTATTGGCAAAATAACCAAATAATGGGAAAAAATAAAGTTGAAATTTGTGCGAAATTTCTCTTGACAAAAATGCTGGCGGGGTGTATAATGGTAAATTCCGGTCGCAACGTGCGTGAGCGACCGGCCAATTTTAGCACATTTAGATGGTTTTGTCAATAGTCAAATTAAACAAAAAAATCTCCCCATTTTTGGGGAGATTTTCTTTTAATTAATCACATTGACCTCGGTTTTGACAGGCGTCACCATTCTGTCGCGCGAGAACTCGCGAACCTGACCCGTTTCAAGATTCACCGCGTAGCAATACTGCGGGCCTCTCGACCGGACAAACGGCGTGTTGTTGTTGCTGTCAATTTTAAGATACATTCCCATACCGACGCCATTGGAGCGCGGGGTGGTGAATGTGCCACCGCTGAGAATGTTGATAATCTGGAACTGACCCTTAGTGCCAAAATTTACTTTCATTTTTATTTCCTCTTTCAAAATTCTTCTAAGAAGTGAATCGGTTTATGATTTGGTCTGAAAAATGCCATTCCCTCGGTATAAAGAGAATTAAACAAATCTGCGGACACTTCAAACCATTCTGTGCCACTAATGCGATTGCCTAACTCGCTTAAAGTCAGATGACAAGAATTTTCCATGTCTCGACTTCCGGCGCAAGTGCTACGCATTATTGCTTTCGGATTATGGCTATAATAGCTTTTACGACGCTTTGCGAGGTTTTTAGTACCGTCAGAATAGCCGACCTTAACCAAATGGCTATTGGTTAAATTATCCATCATCAAATACAGCATTTTTACCTCACAGCAGATGGGTATTGACCCAATCTGCGGTCACAAGTCCGATTTCCTTAGAGACAACCGTTTCATAACGGTAATTACCACCGGCAGTTCGTCCGGTCACTTTGGCGAGAACGCCAAGAGTAAGCCAAAAGTAAGGCATCATTTTTATCACCCCTTTGAACCGACCGTAAAGAGCGAACGCAGAAGCAACAGAACAATCCAAACCGCGAGTGCCAGCTTCCACGAGAACACGATGACGAAAGTGCCGATTGCGGTGATACCAAGGGCGGGAAGAAGCCAGCAGAGAAGCCAAACAAAACCGGAGGTAAGCAAGAACGAAATTGCGAGAGACAACAGAATCAAAAGAACAAACATTTTATTTTCCCCTTTTCATTTGATGTATTTATTATACCATTGGAGTAGGGCTTTGTCAAGCCCTTTTCTCCAAAAGTTCCGAAAGTTTTTCGATAATGTTTACTGCGGTCGGGTCAATGGTAGCGCCCAAGTGCCAACCATTTCGAACCTTTTCATTATCGTCAACCAAGATGGATACGTCATAGCGGTCGCGCACGCTGTCGGCCTTAGTTGCGCCATACTGGACGCCGTAAAAATGGTCGTAGTGGAAACCCCATTTTTCAAGCCATTCGCGCTTTGCTTCACGCACGAGATTTTTATATTCCTCAGTTGAGTTTTTAGCAAGCCAAGTGATGATATTGATTTCCCAACCCTCGGCGCGGAGAAGTTCGCAGATTTCATTCAGCGCGGCCATATCGCACATAGGGCCGGCTTCGCTATAACAAGAGGCGTCTTCCTCTCCAAGCCTTTCTAACCACTTATCAACATTATACAGATTGGCAATAGTGCCGTCCATATCAAAGTTGATGGAGCGTCGAGTGGCTACAACGTGGGATTTGATGTAAGTGATTTTCATTGGTGTTTACCCCTTTCCTTTACTGTATCTGTATTATATCATACGTTTGCGCAGTTGTCAAGAGAAATTTTAGCAATTTCTTGCTTTATTTATCCGCTCTTTCCATTGATTTTTGGCAAACTTTTTATATTCTTCTTGCCAAAGACCTCTTGCGATGACTTCTTTTACTGCGTCATCAATAGAAAGATATTGGTCGGGAAAAATAAAGTCATCACAAAAGAACCGAGTTCGACCAAAAAATTTGCGGTTAGGGCGGATAACTTCATTAACAGAGATATAGATTACCCAGTATGTTTCATCGTTATATGATGTTTTGACCTCAAAGGTTCTTCCCTCATACTCATAAGTTTTCGGCTTACTCATAGGTGCTTACCTCTTTCCTTTACTATGCTTGTATTATACCACTATTGGATTTGCTTGTCAAGTGTTTTTTTTCAAAATTTTCGCGGTCTTTCTCAATACACGAAAGATAAGAAATTAAGCAAAATCAGCACAGGAATAGCGTATACGATATTGAAATAGTCCCACCCGAGACTTTCACAGGAATAAGCAAAAATAAAGCCAAAAACGAGGCCGAAAATGCCGATTAAAATAATCATTCTAAATCCTCTATATGACCATAGTGTTCGTTGATATGCCATTCAAGATAGGCATTAGTCGCAATCTGAATTTCTATATCTAACCAGTCGTAAAAATCCTCGGGGTCGCGGGCCATGCGTTCATTAATAATATCAGTAAGACTAACGCGGTGAGCGAGAAATTCCGAAATATCAAGAGAATCCATAGAAGAAAGAAGCTCTTCCATACATTCTCCGCGAGTAGAGAACTTTTCAGTAGAAAAATCGTGAGTGTAATACATTGTTTGTATCTCCTTTCCTTTACTGTATCCATAGTATAGCAGATTATTACATTTTTGTCTATTGGTAAAATGCCCAAATTCGGGAAAATAATTAGTTGGACTTTTGGCTAAATTTCCTATTGACAAATTGCTGAGATGGTGGTATAATGGAATTTCCGGCCGTGGCAGGCGCAAACGGCCGGCCAATTTTATCACACTATTGGATTTTTGTCAATAGGCAAAATAAATAAAATTTTGAGACGAGATTTGGTTATCTCGTCTCAAAATATTTTTAACGTTCAGATACGATACTGAGGTAGCGGACAATCATATCCATTTCACAACCCATGTCCTGCTGGTCGCAAACCGCATAGCCCACAAGGTCGCCGTCCGCACAAATCGGGTAAACGCCATAAGTGCTATTGAAAACAAACGGCTTTCTTTTAAAATCCCACTGGGTCGAAACATAAGGCGGAAAGTTTTCCATGCCCCGCAGTTTTACGGTAGTATCATAGATTGCGATGGGACGCAGACCGGAATTCGACGCCATTGTAATAGCCGTTCGCAGAGCTTCTTCGGTCAGCGAACCAAGCACCGAATACCTCTTGAAGCAAACGCAGTCGTTATCTTCAATGAAGATTTCGAGCGGGTCGCCCTCGCGAATCTTCAAAGTCCGGCGAATCTCTTTCGGGATAACCACACGTCCAAGGTCATCAATTCTGCGAACAATACCAGTAGCTTTCATTTTAATTTTCCCCTTTCACTTGATACGTTAAGTATAGCAGAACAAAAGGCTTTTGTCAAGCCCTTTATTCAAGATTTTTGCTTTCTGCGACAAAATATTTTGCTTCGTATTGATTGGCAATAGCCTTGACTTTTGCACTTTCCTTTTGGGTCGCACAGTAAAAATTGAAAAGCGTATGTTTATCGCTCAATTCAATGTAAGAATGTGGGACATCATGTAAGTCAAAGTCAATGGTATTGGTATATTTTGTCGGGACGGTAAGCTCGACTTTCCATAATTTATCTTTGCGGGCTTTCTCTTCAATCCACTTGACAAAGTAGACGCCCACAAAATTACAGACGGCAGTAATAGCCATTTTCAACCAGATAGGCATACCGTCCGCGGAAGTTAGCACAATCACATAGGAATAAAAACCATAAGTGATAGCGTTGATAAGAGACGCGCTAACTTTTCCGCCGTTGACAGTCAAAATGCTTTTAATAGTTGACAGAATCACATTCACCGCCGTGCAAAGCGCGAACAGAAGAATTGTATTCATTATTATCACCCTTTCCTTTTTCTATTATAATAATATCATATTATGTTATAAATGTCAATAGGGAATTTTAATCAGTTTCTTTGTTCCATTCTTCCCACTTCTTATTGACGGATTTTTCATATTCTTCCTGCTTGATTCCGCTCGCAATCACTTTTCTGACTGCTTCATCAATGGTGGGGTATCTGTCAATCAGAATGTAATCGTAAGTGAAAACGCGCGTGCGCCCAAACCTTATAGAGCAGTTCGTCCGCGCGATCCTCATAGGGATTGAATGGCTGTCTCTTCTTACCGAACATTTTTCTTTTTCTCCTTTTCTTGTTTATTCCACATTCTATCAAAGAACGCATTTGCGAGGACACGCTTGTAAAGGTTGTCAGGCATGGGGCGCTCGCCGTGCTTGTTTCTCCATATCGCGGTGATTTTATCAATATCCGCGATATAGGCTGTAATGAGTGTGCCGTCCTTAGCACTACGAATAAGAAGAATACCGGTTGTAGTGATAGTGTAGAGAACATCGTCCTCAACGCTGTCGATATACGGTTCGCCGATTCCTACATTATCGTAAATGAAGAGCAGGCGGTCAATGCGGTCTTGCGTGGCGTGTTTTGACATTTTGATAAGCATTTGTTTTACCTCTTTCTTTTCCTCTTGGATTGATTGTATTATACCATGCGAAAGGGCTTTTGTCAAGCCCTTTTTATCAGAAATGATAATTTCTGATGATGGCATCGAACTTGGGAGCATATACCTTTTCCCACTGTTCTTCAAGTGTCTGGTCATTCGTGCGATATAACTCCCACGAGACTGCGCCATAGGCGTTATGCTTGAAAAACTCGGCATCGCAGGGCATCTGTTCGGCATAGAGAAGCTGGGTCTTGATAAAAGAGTGAATGTTGTAGTTAGTCATTTTATTTACCTCATCTTTCCGTTCCCCTTGGAACAATTATAGTATAGCAAATGCTTAGGCATTTGTCTATTGACGGATCGCACAAAATTGGGAAAAATAATTTGTGCAAATTTTCGCAACTTTTTGCTTGACAAATTGCTGGCCCTGTGATATAATGGAAATTCCGGCCGTGGCATGCGCAAACGGCCGGCCATTTTAACACATTCAAGGAACTTTGTCAATAGTCAAAACAAATAAAAATTTCAGGCGAGATTTGGTTATCTCGCCTGAAAATTACACGTCCCACATGGCTTCCGCAATCCAAAAGTATTCATAACGAAGTTTTGACTGAATCGCAAACAAGGCGTCCGCAAGTTCTCCGCCGTCTCTATAATCTTCCTCGTCTGAAAGTTTCTGACTTTCTTTCGCAATTCTTTGAGCTAACTTTTCAATGGCGTCTGCCTGTTCTCTCAAAGCCTGCGGAATAGGTTTTTCATTCATTATTTGTCCCCCTTTGCAAAATTAGAAGTTAGTTCTAACGTATGTCCGCACTCATCGCAATACCAATAGTAATAAACTGTTCCATACCGGCCATGAGAAGCATTTACAAATTTCATTTCATTTCCGCAAATGGAGCAGTAGCCGTCGTTCCATGCTTTTTTATCGGCGTTGTGGTCTGCAATTACTGCGCCCGTCATGCCGTAGCCAAGAGCGCACGAAATGAGGAGACCAACCAACAGTCTGACTATTGGGTGAGACTTTTCCATGTTGCACCAACAGACAAGACAGACAAACAGCGCAAGGACTGCGCTAAAAATTCCGCCAACAATTAAGAATTCCGTTCCCATTTTTATTTCCCCTTTCCTTTGATACATTAAGTATAGCAGAAAAAGGGCTTTTTGTCAAGCCCTTTTTCTCATTTTTTTATTCTTTTTCTCGAATGGAATAATAAACCTTATTCCCTCGCGGTCTGCGTTTGAGTTTATGGTCGAGGTATAACTGCATACAATACCAAGTGAATTTGCCGTTGGCATACTCATAGCCATACTTTTTGAATGCCATAAACTGCATTTCAGTCGGCGTGATAGGTCTGCTCGCCTCGTTCAGCAGTTCAAAGATGAGTTTAATCATCTGCTGATTTTTCCATTCGCGCTCCTCGCGGTCGGCTTTTAAGTCTCTTTCATACTTGTCGCAAGCGTGTTCCGCGATACTCAGATCAATGGGCGAGAGAGTGCCCGACGCGATAGCCTTTTTCAAAACTTCATAGATATCCTTATTCATTGTGGTTTCCCCTTTCCTTTACTATACCTGTATTATATCATCTACTTCTGGATTTGTCAAGGGCTTTTTGGAAAAAGAGGGAAAAATTTTCCCTCTTTATTTATCCCCAATAGACCGAAAGAATACCTTCAACGCAGCTGGCTTTATAGCCATAATTTTGCAGGATATTTTTGCAAGCGTGTTTGATGCCCTTGTCATTTAATAAACTAAGATTACACTCGTAATGTGTTTCTCCCGTTCCTGCCACACGCTCAATTTCTGGCATGACGTGGTCTTCGATAAACGCACGCGCGAGGGCATTATTTTTAGCTTGGATTTCTCTGCGGACTTCTTCGGCTTTGCACGTCATTTCATAAGCATATTTAATTTCCATATTGTTTTCTCCCTTTCCTTTATTGTATCTACATTATAGCATATAGGGCTTGTTTTGTCAAGCCCTATATGCAATTTTTTTTAGCAGTAAGCCAGATTCCCGCGCGCCCAGCCATATACGCTGATTTGATTGCACGCCTTGCCAATTTCAAGCGCCTGCTTCTTGGTCTGCACTCTCTTAGACTTGTCAACATAATAGATGCCGTTCGCAAGCCATACACCGCAGTTTCCGCCGAAGTCCTTAACCGCGTTAATAGCTTCGCGGGCGGTCTTACATTCAACGCCGTTAGTAGCGACCTGCCAGCCGGACTTGTAGTTGACTTTCTTGCCATATTTGAGGGTCATGCCGTCGTTTTCAGCGAGCTTGCGAATAGAACGAATGTTAATCATGTTGTTATCCCTTTCCGGTTTAGTAGGTTTTCCTTCCCTTACTGTGATTATAGTATAGCACCGATTCGGGATTTTGTCTATTGACATTATGCACAAACTTTCACCATAAAAATTGTGCAAATGGTCTATTGACAGCAAATTCCGGCCGCGCCTGGCGTGCACGGCCGGTCGAATGAATATACAAAATGGAGCGTATAAAAATTCAGCGGATTTTTATGCAATCCGCTGAATTTTCATTTTATTTTTTAACCATCAACATAAATGATAAGAACATCATCTTTGGCTTTCAAACCGCTGACCGGCAGTCCCAGCACCCATTCTTCGCTTGCGCTTAAAACATCGCCGTTCAGAGTCATGCGACCTTTGCGGTCTTTGAGATAGCGACCGCAAGTGTTTTCATTTATCACTTCGACGCCATTTCCCTCATAGAACATCAGCGCGCCTTTTACCAGACCAATCACATTTTTAACCATGCCCAAAGTCATTTTTGTCAACCTCTTTCATCTTTAATGTTGTTCCCCTTGGAACAATTATAGTATAGCATAGGGTATAACAAAAGTCAATAGGCAAAATGTAAAAGAATCGGCAGGATACAAAATCCTGCCGATTCTTTTAGTCTTCCCAACTCTCAATGACTTCACCAGTCATGGCGTCGATAATGTCAACCGAAAGAACATTATCTGCGTCGGCGAACTTCTGTCCGAGGGCGTATGCGTTTTCCTGTCCCGCGACAGACACTTCATAGCGATAGCGGTTGTTATCATCAGCCTTGTAGTTGTAGTAGTTAACAGAAACGATAAATAACATTTTTTTGTTCCCCTTTCTTTTTATACTCTTATTATAGCACGGTTTTGGGATTTGTCAATAGTTTTTTTGAAAAAAGTTTGAAAAAAAATAAGGGCGTTTCCGCCCTTATTTCTCATAAACGATAATGTTATTACCTAACTTTTCAACGCGAGAATCTTCACAAAAGTGATAGGTAAAATCTGCGGAAAGATGTTTGAGAAATTCGCGTCTCCATTCGCGGGACTTCGGTTCTAATTCAAAGAGAATGTAAAGCGTTTCTTCGAGGCGGTCGAGGAAGTTTTCAGTATCCGCGACGTTGAACTTGCCCGCAAATTTCGGTGTGGGATTATAAGCGCTAATAGTAAGAATGTTGTAAGTAGTCATGGTTTTTATCCCCTTCCTTTATTGTATCTACATTATACCATCTGCTTTTGGATTTGTCAAGAGTTTTTTATAAAAAAAAATAAGGGCTTTTTTCAGCCCTTATTCTTAGCACTTGACCCACGTGTTGACTAACTTCCGCTCAATGGTCGCGGGCTTCGTCAGGGTCTTTGCATACGCCTGTGCTTCTTTCTTAGTCTTAAAGTAAGTCGGCAAGTAGTAGCCAAGGCGAGCGCTGTAATTATCTTCGGTGTAAACTCTGTATTTCATCTTTTGTTTTCCCCTTTCTTATTGTGTCTACATTATAGCATAGAAAAGGGGCTTTGTCAAGCCCCTTTTTCCACATTTTCAAGAAATTTTTTCTTTCTCTCAATTTCCGCAGTCATTTCCGCGACCTTTGCTTCCATTTCGCGGACTTCTCTTTTATAGCGCGCAATCTTTCTATCAAGTTTGATTTTCTCTTTGTATTCTTCTGCGGTCATGCCGAGCGCGTCAGCCTTAGCTTCGAGCTTAGCTTCTTTCTTTTCTTTGGCTTCCTGTTCCGCTTTGGCAATGCGCTCTTTGGCTTCGGCGAGCGTTTCCAAGTATTCAACTTTTTCCACTGTTCCGCGGACTTCTGGATTAAACGGCCATTCCTGCGCGATTGCGTATTCTTTGGCTTCTTCTTCATCAGTGAAGAAGTGGGTGTTTCCCTCTACTTCTGGCATACCGCTCCACGGGTCAGTGATAGAAGTTAAATACCAATCGCCCGCCACCTTGTAAAGATAGCCCTCTTTGAATAAGGCATTATTGACTTCGTTCATGGGATAAACGGTATTGATGATAGTCTCCATTTTTTGTGTTCCCCTTTCCTTTACTGATATTATAATACCACAGACCGCAAAGAATGTCAAGGGATTTTATAAAAAAAAAGAGAAGTTTTTCAACTTCTCTTTCTGCGATGAATCGCTCTCTTTACGCGGTGCTCCACGTATTCGATGAGCGCACCCGCGCCGATAACACCAACATAGATAGCGAGAAGAACAAGACCATCGTGAGTAGACATTTGATTTACCTCTTTCTTTCTTTTGATGTATTCATTATACCAAACAAAGGGGCTTTTGTCAAGCCCCTTTTTTATTTTTTTTACAGTTCTTTTCCAACCTTAACAAATACGATTTTCTCCGGCAAGACTTCAATGTCCTTAATGCCTGCTTCATTGATTTCCTTATTCGTGCAAGTCCACCCAAGCTCATCTAATGCGTCCCATTCATCGCTCCCGCTGGGAGTCCAAGTGTTGAATCCATCATCAATCATCACGTCATAGCCCTTGCTGTAAGTCTCCATAATCTGTTCGATAGTCATTTGTTGTATTCCCCTTTCCTTTGATGATACTATTATAGCATTTCGGGATAGGAATGTCAAGTGGTTTTTGGCAAAAAATGGAAAAAATTTTGCTTTAACGCTTTACCGTGGTAAAGTTCGGGCTGGGACGCCCTACACGCGTATTACGACGCAAGAGAAAGAGCGGGAAGCCCGCTCCCGCCCTTAATACATTTCGCTACTGGGTTCAACTGTGAAATACTCGACATTTCGCAAGTCGAGCTTGCCATAGGATTTGTCATTATACATTGTAGCACCTGTCGCGAGTAAGTCGTTCATCTTACCTGCAATCTCCATAGCGCGCTGTTCCTCGAACGCCTGCTGGAAGAGATAGCCCTGACCGCCCTTAGTGTAATAAACAATGCCGTAAATCATTTTTCATTCCCCTTTCCTTTTGTGATTATAGAATACCACATTCTAACTGATTTGTCAAGACCTTTTTGAGAAAAATCTTTGTTAATTTTTTAACAATCTACGCCGTTAGAAAGGGAGCATTACTGCTCCCTTATTCTGCGTAAAGACTAATCAAGTCGTTTATCTTTTCGATAGCATCATCAATGTCATCGAGGTAGTTGTCTGCCAACATACTTGCGTGGCTGGCTTTCTCGTAAGCATTATACGCGTCGCTGAGTTCCTGCGTGCCAAACTTGCCCGCCTGTTCGAGGGCGTCTACTTCATGCCATGCCCTTGACATCTCCCCACGCTTAACCTGACAATCGCGGAACGCCTGCTTGCTTTCGTTCATTAAACGTTCCTTTTCTGCTTTGAGAGTGTTGTAAAAATCCGGATTAGTCATTTGAGTATTCCCCTTTCTTATTGTATCTACATTGTAGCACATTACCGCGCGTTTGTCAAGAGTTTTTTTTACTCTTCTTTGCTTGTTAATTTTTTAACAATCTTCGCCGATCCGCAAGAAAGAGAGAGACTTAATAAGCCTCTCTCCATACCTTAATGATTGTATCATCTTCCACAGTATCAGTGTCATTGTCATTAATCCACAAGAGCAAGAAGTCGTTGTCATCAATGTTGAGTGCTTCCACGTCCCACAGGTTGTCCTGCTCATCAATGAGCGTCAGGGTATCGCCCTCGCGTGCGTAGACTTCTGCACCGACGAAACGAATGCTTCCGCGTTCCGTGCCTGCACCGCACCAATTCTCAATGACCGAGAGGTCGTAAGACTGGGGCGCTTCCTCGCAGGCTTTTGCGGTGGCGTGGTCGTTGAATGAGCCGAAGAAAGACACGGAAAGAATGATGCCAAGAGCAAGAGCAATGATTCGAGAAATGTTCTTCATTTTGATTTACCTCTTTCTTTTTGATGATACAAGTATAGCACATGGCTACTGGATTGTCAATAGTCATTTTACATAAATGTGATGGCGTGGTTTCGGGTATTTTGACTATTGTGCGCTTTGACGAAGTTTTGGCGAGAAATTTGTGCAAACTGCTGATTTTTATAAAACTCGGCTCGCCACTACCGCCAGCGAGCCGAGCAACATTTACCGGGGTGTTTGTGCGGGATGGGGCTGTGCGCTCCGCAAGAGAGCGAGAGTAAGGCTGGTATACTCTCAGAGAATAAACGAGCTAGAACCTTATGGGGCGGGGGTGTATTTCGGGAAAAAATTTTTTTTGATTTGTGTTTTTTCTTTTGCGTGGACAAAACGCAATCTAAATCAATTTTCAATTTCAGAATACGGTTAAAACAACAAATCAATTTTCAATTTCAGAATACGGTTTAAAACAATAAATCAATTTTTAATTTCAGATTACAAAGAATAATTTAAAATCTCAAATTACGATTTCTTCTTCCTACCTCTTTTGGGCTTCTCACCCCACATAAGAGTGTATAATCCAGAAGTAGCAGAATAAGTGGCTTTTTGCTGATACTTTTTAGCAACTGCCTTCAAAGGACTGAGTGGTTTCCGCATTTAATTTTTCCTCCATGTATTTGATTAATTTATCTTTATATTTACAACTATCAATATATCTATTAATAGTATTTATATCATATTTTTCCATTAAGTGTTCTAACACGTATTTGTATTTATTTAACTGGTATTCTTTTTGTTCTTCTTTAGTGCTTAATTGAGCCTTTTCCGCGTCTGATAAAGGTTTATAAGTAATCGTTCTTGATCCATTATCCTTTTGTTCAATACGTATTGTTTTAAATAATTTCCAATCTCTTACAAAAGGGTCTTTATCTCTTGTTGCGTTAAAATATTCTTGTTCTAATTTAAATATTACTGCGTCTATTCCCCTTACTTCAAAAGGCTGGTTCCACCCCATCTTCAATATCCTCCCATTCAAATGTTCCATCATCTAATTCATATACAAATGCTTGTTTATAAAATGATGAAACAATTCCATCATTTGCGATTCCTTTTGGACTATTTTTTGCATCATGAAAACAATTATAAACAATTAATCCTTGTGTTTCATATCGCGAAAAATCTACTGCCCTTCCCTCAAAATCATAATTATAAAATATGTTTAACAATAGCATACACTCATATTGTGCGATTGGCCATTTATTTAACTCTTTTTGCTAATTTGCCATTTTTTGGTATAATACCCAAAAAGCTTTTCTATATAACCATAAAAAAAGGAGTGATGCTACTAATGCACAACTCAATAATACAATAAAAATAATTTCCATAAATACTCCTTTTCTTTTTTCTTATAATAATAATAAAATAAAAATAAAGAAATGTCAAGTCGTAGAGCGTGCTTGGGCAAAAGTTATTTGTTTTATTAAAAAAATTTTTAAATATAAAAAGAAAAAATTTTAAATGAAACTTGACAAAAAAAATTTTTTCGAGTATAATATAAATATAGACTGGAGGTAAAAAATGATAAAACTTGATTATTCTTTACAAACTCCAGAAGAAAGAAATCAATTAGTCGAACAAATTTTGGCCGATAATCCAGATCCGCCTGAAAAATATTTAGAAATTTTAGCAGACTATTTGGTTCTTTGTATGGAGAAACAAGAAAAAAAGGAGAAAAAATTATTAACTGATAACCGTATGGCAACAGTTAATAAGCGTGAGACTTCTTTTGAAGGTCTTGTTTCCCAACTCGAAAATGGCGAAGATGGAATTTATAATTTAATTACAGATAATAGAAATACAATATTTCAACCACATATTACAATTACAAAAAAAGATTTAGAAGAGATACCAAGTTTAAATTAGTTAAAAGAAGCCATTAATGTTTGGGAGGCTAAATTAAAAGTAACAGAAGGTAAAGATGCTTTTGTTATTAAAAAGGCTCTTATTGAAATGCGTAAAGATTAGTATGTTATGAAAAATGCTTATCGTCGTCCAATAGTGCCTACAAAATTAACCAGATCAAAGTCTTATATTCCATTGGATGATAAAACATTTATTTTTGATGATGATGGTTTTCCCATTCCTGATGGAATTAGTTTATTAAGACCTGAAATATGTTCTGCGGTTTTATGTAATTATTCCCGATTAAAGCAAGATAGCTGGGGTGAATACGATAAAGACTTATGGTATTTAATGGAGGATTTTGATAAGCTTTGTGATAAAGCCTTAGCTAATTATCCTCTTTATGATAGAATCGTTGAATATAAAATTGATGGTTTACAAAATATTGACATTCAAGAGAAAATACAAATGGAATTTGGTATTAAACATAGCCTTGAATATATTTCAAGTTTATGGCGTAATAAAATTCCAAAATTAATTGCTTCGACTGCGGAAGATGAATACTTAGATAATTATTATTTAAATATTGAAAAAGGTAAATATAAAAAATGTAGTCGTTGTGGTAAAATAAAATTAGCTCATAATAAATATTTTAGTAAAAATAAAACAAGTAAAGATGGCTTTTATAGTATTTGTAAAAGTTGTCGAAATTCTAAGGCCAAAAAATCTTAATATTGTCCTTTTGTCTATAATAAATAGTTGAAAGGAGAATATTTTATTTATGGCTGAAACATATTATTGCGAAAAATGTAATCGTACAATGAATGGCACGGAATTCTATTCATCTAATAATTTAGAAAAATATCCTAATGATGGTAAATTTCCTGTGTGCAAAAAATGTATGACAATGCACGTCGATAATTGGAATCCAGATACTTATTTATGGATTTTACAAGAAGCGGATGTTCCTTATGTTCCAGATGAATGGAATAAATTAATGGAAAAGTATGGGCGCGATCCGCAGTCTATGACCGGTATGACAATTCTTGGACGTTATTTGTCAAAAATGAAACTCAAATAGTTTAAAGATTATCGTTGGAAAGATACTGAATTTTTACAATAGATGGCAAACAATAAATTAGAACAAACTATGAAACGTCAAGGATATGACGCTCAGTAGATCGCAACTGCTATTGAAAAAAGTTCTATTGCTATTCCAGAAGGAGAACTAAAAGAGCCGGTTTATGCTCCACCACCTAATGCCCCTACGGAAGATTATTTTGCACAATAGAGTGGTGAAGTTGAACAAGAATTAGATTTAACTGATGAAGACCGTACTTATTTAAGACTTAAATGGGGCAAGACTTATAAACCTGAAGAATGGGTTAAACTTGAACAGTTGTATGAAGAAATGATGGCTTCTTATGATATTCAAGGCGCCGGACATAAAGATACGCTAAAATTAATATGTAAGACATCTTTAAAGGCAAATCAATTGATCGATATTGGTGATATTGAAGGTTTCCAAAAGATGAGCAAAGTATACGATAGCTTAATGAAGTCTGGTAAATTTACCGCTGCTCAAAACAAAGCAGAATCAGGCGAATTTGTTGATTCAATTGGTGAATTAATTGAATTATGTGAAAAAGAAGGATATATTGAAAGATATTATGTTGAATAGCCACATGATAAAGTGGATTTAACTATTCAAGATATGCAACGTTATACTCGCACCCTTATTGAAGATGAAACTAATATTAGCACAATGGTAGAAAAGGCTTTGCGTGAAAATGCTAAAGAAGATGAAGAGAAAGCAAAGAACGCGGAAAGCGATATCGTTGATGATGCTGATTTAAGTATTGAAGAACTTGAAAAAACTATTAAAGACAGTGATTACGCGGATTTTGAGGAATTTAAAGAATAGGAGTCCGCGCAAGATAATGAGTTCTTATAGGGTTTGGATAAATAATGGCATTACAAGATTTACTGTAGTTAAGTGATAGCCGTAGAAAAATAGGTCTATCACCGGAGCGAGTGGAAGCGGTAATGCCCACTATTCGCAAATACGTTGCCTTTTGGAGAGAATATCCTGATTTATTTGTAGATTTTATGGTTCGAGGAAGACGCACTGAAATAAAAGATGGAGAATTTAATTTTTATTTTTATTAGAGAGTATTTCTCCGTTCTGTTATGCGTTATTAGTATGTTTACGCGGTTTTTCCTCGTGCTTATTCCAAATCATTCTTGTCTGTTATGGCATTAATGATTAGATGTATTTTATATCCTGGTGCGCATTTGTTCGTTACTTCTGGAGGTAAAGAACAAGGTGCTAGTATTCTTCATGATAAAGTTCAAGAAATATGTGAACTTATTCCAAGCTTTAATCGAGAAATTGATTGGAGCCGAGGAAAAACTCTTGAAGGAAAAGATAAAGTTAGATATGTGTTTAAAAATGGTTCAGTTTTGGATAACCTCGCAGCTCGTGAAAGCACTCGTGGTTAGCGTCGTCATGGTGGACTAATGGAAGAATGTGTCGGTATTGATGATGCTATTCTTCGTGAAGTTATTATTCCTGTTATGGCAATTTCTCGTAGAGCCAAAGATGGTACTACTAATGAACAAGAGCCATTAAACAAATCACAAATCTATATTACTACTGCTGGTTATAAGGGTACATTCCCTTATGATAGACTCATTGGTTTCTTAGTTCGTATGGTAACTTAGCCTGATCGTTGTATGGTATTAGGTGGAACCTGGCGAACTCCTGTTGCGGTAGGATTACAAAGTAAAACATTTATTACTGACCAAAAGAATGAAGGAACTTATAATGAGGCTTCATTCGAACGTGAATACGAGTCTAAGTGGTCAGGAACGGTCGAGGATGCTTTCTTTAATGGAGAGCATTTCGATAGAAATAGAAAACTATTATAGCCTGAATATGAAGCTTCTGGACGTGCGGGCGCGCAAGCTTATTATGTGCTTTCTGTAGATGTAGGTCGTAAAGGATGCGATTCAGTAGTTTGTGTATTTAAAGTGACGCCACAAGCCCAAGGTCCAGCTATTAAATCATTAGTAAATATGTATACTATGTCAGATGATCATTTTGAAGATTAGGCTATTAAATTAAAGAAATTATTTTATAAATATAAAGCTAAAACTTTGGTTATAGACGGTAATGGTTTAGGTATTGGACTTTTAGATTATATGGTAAAATCTCAAAATGATGAAGATGGTGAATTTTTACCTGATTTCGGTGTTGAGAATGATGATGATGGATATTATAAAAAATATCGCACACCAAATACTCAATTTGATGCTATGTATGTTATTAAAGCAAATGCTCCAATAAATACTGAATGTCATGCTAATGCTCAGACTCAATTACAGGCGGGTAAGGTAAAATTCTTAATAGATGAGAGAACAGCTAAAGAAAAATTATTAGCTACTCAAAAAGGTTCAAAAATGACTCCTGAACAAAGGGCAGATTATTTAAAACCATTTACTTTAACCTCCATATTAAAAGAAGAAATGATGAATTTACGCGAAGAAAATGAAGGTATTAATATTATTCTAAAACAGGCGAATCGCGGAATTCGTAAAGATAAATTTTCGGCTTTTGAATATGGATTATATTATTTAAAACTTGAAGAAGATAAAAAGAAAAAACGTAAAAAGTTTAATGCGGCTGATTGGTGCTTTTTAAATTAAGGAGGGTGGAAAATGCGTGCTTCAAGAGGAGAAATTAAAATTGAAGAAATCTTAGAAGAAGCAGGACTACCTTTTAAAATGGAATATATTTTTCCAGATTTAAAAAGCCCAAGCGGGCGTCCGCTTCGTTTTGATTTTGTTATATTTGATGATGATGGAAAAATTGATTTCATTATTGAGTATTAGGGAAAATAGCATTATGAAGCCAGTTCTAAATTTGGCGGAAAACGCGGTTTATACCAATAGCAATATAATGATAATCAAAAAAGACGTTTTTGCGCTTTACATGATTTTAGATTAATAGAGATTCCATATACCGACGAAAACCTTATTTCTTATGATTATATAATGAAATTAGCAGGTTATTAAAGGAGGTGGAACTTTGGATACGCAAGATCGTAATGATTAGATTCATGCTAAAGGTTTTGACATTTATAATGGTCGTTATGAATATAATTATAATGACACTATGGATTATGCCAATAGAAAAATAAAAGTTGGCACAAAAACTTTAGATGATGCTATTTTAAAACTTGGCGATTATAGTAAGATTAGATACCCAGGTCAAACTCGTATTATCACGAAACCTGATGTGCTTCGCGCGCTCGCGGAAAGAGATTTAAATGCCTTGCGGTACATTTCTAATTTTTATTATGATATAAGCGGTGTATATCAACGAGTTTGTAATTATGTTGCTTTTTTATATCGTTATGATTGGTATATTGCGGCTGAGACTTATGACGATAATGTAAAAGAAGAGAAAGTTTTAAAAGATTTTTATAGAATGTTGAATTATTTTGATAATAGTTATATTAAAAAGATTTGCGGAGATATTGCTTTGCAAGTCGTTAAAAATGGATGCTATTATGGATATATAGTTCCTTCAGAGAAAAATCTAATTTTACAAGAATTGCCAGTTAGATATTGTAGAACACGTTATAGTGTAAATAATACCCCAGTTGTCGAATTTGATATGCGATTTTTTGATACTTTTAGAGATATGAATTACCGCCTAAAAGTATTAAAATTATTCCCAGAAGAATTTGCTAAAGGTTATGTTTTATACAAGCAAGGAAAACTTGCTTTAGAAGAAGCGGTTGGATGCTAGCATACTGGTAGTTGGTATGTTCTTGAGCCAGAAAATTGTATTAAATTTAATATTAATAATAGTGATGTTCCCATTTTTGTAAATTCCATTCCTACTATCATGGATTTAGATGCTGCGCAAGACCTTGATCGCAAGAAACAAATGTAGAAGTTGCTTAAAATTTTAGTCCAAAAGCTCCCAATGGATAAAAATGGTGATTTGATATTTGATGTTGATGAAGCCAGAGATATCCATAATAATGCCGTTTAGATGTTATAGAGGGCTATTGGAGTAGATGTTTTAACTACATTTACTGACGTAGATTCTATTGATATGTCTGATAAGAATACTACTACAACGACAGATGATTTAGCTAAAGTTGAACGTAGTGTCTATAATTCATTAGGTATTTCATAGAATTTATTTAATACTGATGGTAATATGGCTTTAGAAAAATCAGTATTAAATGATGAATCTACAATAAGAAGTTTAATTTTATAGTTTAATATATTCTTTAATAGGATTATTGAAAAAAAGAGTAGTAATAAAAAATATAATTTTAGATTTTATTTATTAGAAACTACTCAAAATAATTATCAAACACTTTCTAAAATGTATAAAGAACAAGCGCAAATGGGACAATCAAAGCTATTGTCTTAGATTGCTCTTGGACATTCGTAGAGTTTTATTCTTAATGCAGCTCATTTTGAAAATGAGATTTTACATTTAAGTGAAATTATGATTCCTCCTCTTATGAGTTCTACTATGGGTAGTGAAGATATTTTGGGTTTAAAAGGTTCATCATCTAATAATAAAACTCAAAATAATTCAGGAAGTTCAGGTTCTGGAACTGCTAAAGCTTCTAATGGCGAGGCAGGACGTCCGGAAAAGCCTGATGATTAGAAAAGTGAAAAAACTATTCAAAATAAAGAAGCAATGAAATAAGGAGGATTTATGAAACATACAAGTATTAAATTAAATACACCTTGTGAGTTTATAAATATAACTCCTGTAAATCCTTTAATTTCTAAATGTCAAATTAAGGTTTGTTATGTAGATGATAAACCTAATCGTAACAAAAGCGTAATTACTAAAGATGTAGCGACTGAGATGGCTAATAGCCTTCCCGGCAGTCCTATTGTTGGCTTTTTTAATGAGAATGCTGAAGATTTTGAAGAACATAATAGGATAATTGAATTATCTAATGGCGAATTTAGAATGAGAGATAATACTCGCCCTTATGGTTTTGTTGATCTTGGAGCTAAAGTTTGGTTTTAGAAATTTTTGGATGATGGTGTTGCCGAACGTGAGTATTTAATGACTGAAGGTTATTTGTGGACTGGTTAGTATCCTGAATGTAAACGTGTAGTTGATAAAGGGAATAATCATTCTATGGAGCTTGATGAAAAAACATTAAATGCTACGTGGGCAAAAGATAGTAATGGAAAACCTTAGTTTTTTATTATAAATAAGGCAATTATTTCTAAACTTTGTATTTTGGGAGAAGAAAATGAACCTTGTTTCGAAGGCTCCCAAATCAATGTGAATTTTTCATTCGATGATGGTTTTAAGAACACTTTGTTCTCCATGATGAATGAACTTAAAGAATTTATGAAAGAAGGAGGACCCAAAGTGTTTACACAATATGCTGTTGAAATTGGCGATAGTTTGTGGAATTCTCTCTGGTCTTATGTTGAGACTAAATATCCTGGCGAGCCTAGTAGTTATTGTTCTATTTATCGCATTGAAGGCGTTTATGAAGATGCTGGACAAAAGTTTGCTATTCTTCAAAATAGACAAGACCAAAAATATTATCGCATGGACTTTTCTCTTACCGATGTAGAAGGCTTTGTTCCTTCTGACGCTTTAACTGAAGTAACTAAGTCTTATACTCCGGCAACAGAGCCTCAGTTTGCTCTTGCTGATGTTGAAGCTTTTGAGACTGATTATGCTTCAAAGAAAAAGGCTGAGGAAGAGGACAAAAATAATAAATCTAATGGCCAAAACCCTGATAATAAATCAGAGGGCAATGATAATAAAAAGAACCCTGATAACGGGGAACCCTCTAATAAGTCTGATAAAGGCGACAACGGCGAGAATGATGATGATAAAAAGAAAAAGAAAAATTATTCTCTTGAAGACGTCGTTGAGTATGCTGAACTTAAAGCTCAGTATGATGAATTACAGACTAAATTTGCGGCTCTTGAAACTGAAAATAATAGCTTAAAAGAGCAAATTGCTCCACTTGCTGAATTTAAAAATGCCGCTGAGAAGAAAGATAAAGAAGATATGATTGCTAAATTCTATATGCTTTCTGATGAAGATAAGGCTGATGTTGTTGAAAATATTGATAAATATTCTCTTGATGATATTGAAGCTAAATTATCTGTTATTTGTGTTCGCAACAAGGTGAGTTTCGACCTTGACGAAAATAATAAGCCCAATGGTGCTACTACTTTTAATTTGAACAATAATGGTTCAGAAGATGATGATATGCCCGCTTGGGTGAAGGCGGCTTTTGCTACCGCCAACAAAAATTAATAAGGAGGACATACTAAATGTTTAAAGACTTTTTGAATAAGAATCTTCCTATTAAGTCTCAGGCAAAGTATGTTGAGTTTGGTTACGGTCAGGTCGAGCCTAATCACCTTTCCGCACAAAGAAATGCTCAAATCTACGCTCAACTTCCCGCCAATAAAGACATTGAGATTCTTGAAAACGGTCAGTTTGTAAAGTATGACTATGCTGCTAATGATAATGGTATTGGCGAAGTCAACTTCACTGGCGAAGGTGAATGGATGCTCGTTTATAACGAGATTAAGCTTTATCGTGATCATTATGATGGCAGTAAGCAGTGGGATTGCGAATTTGCTATGATTAAAGATGACTATCAGGCTCGTGTTTATAGCCCTTATGATTGGGAGCATACCGAGGTTGAATATGGTGGTCGTTTCTGGAACGGCGTTGATGAAAAGGGTCAAACCTATAAGTTAATCAATCAGACCGTTTCCGCAGATCAAGGTTTAAAGACTGTTACTATTGCTGGTCGTGTTTATGATGTTGATGAAACCGGCAAGTTTACTTATGATGGTAATGACTATACTCTTGATAGTAATCATCAGGTTGCTAATGTTCCTGTAAAGTATTATTATGATAAGCTTCTTGCTGATGTTCCTGATATGTATGAAATGAATTGGACCAATGATCCATACCATAAGTTAGGTATTTATCATGAGAAGTTCATGGAATCTGGCACTTCTATGGTTCCTCGTGTATTTAAGACCATGATTGGTGATCTTTATACTACTAATATGATTAATGAAGAGACTCTTGCTGTTGGAGATAAGCTTTCTCCTTCTGCTGCTACAAAGGGTATTCTTAGCAAAACTGGCGACGATTCAATGACCTGGCAGGTTGTTAAGGTTTATACTATGCCTGATGGTCAAAAGGGCGTCAAGGTAATGCGTATTAAGTAAGAAAGGAGAAAAGGATAATGTTAGATAAAAATAATTTAATTGCTCTTATGAAGCAAGTTGCTAAGGCTGATCCTTCTGCTCCTGTTGCTTATAGTTATGAGGGAAAAAATCTTAGTTATGAAGCCTTAAATGAAACTCTTCGTAATGAAATGAATGAGTTGGCTGGTACTTACGCTCTTTATCGTGAAAATAAGAATCTTATTTTCTCTATGATTGAGCAGACTCTTGATGAGGTTCTTCCTAAGAAAGTTATTCAGCAATATGATCAGTTTGCTGAGGTTAAGACTTTCGCTCAGGGTGATAAGCCTATCTTCCGTCGTCCTCTTAATAATCGTGCTCGTGCTAAGCAGTTTGTAACTCGCGTTGGTCTTGCTGGTATTTATGAAGTCTTCAAGCTCGGACCCAAAGAGAATGAAGCCTTCGAGGTACGTACTAGCGCTATCGGCGGAGCTGCTCAGATCGGCTTTGAAGAGTTCCTTGATGGTCGTGTTGATTTTGGTGAAGTAACCAAGATCATCATGGATGGTATGGATGAACTTATTTATAAAGAAGTCGCTGCGGCTCTTAGATCTTCTATCAATCAGCTTCCTCCTGCTAACCGCGTTGCGGCCGCCGGATTTGATGAAGCTGCTATGGATCGTTTGATCACTATTGCTTCTGCTTATGGTACTCCTACTATCTATTGTACTTATGAGTTCGCTGTTAAGATGATTCCTCATGAGGCTTGGAGATATACTGAAGCTATGAAGAACGAGCTTTGGAATAATGGTCGTCTTGCCACTTACAAGGGCACTAAGGTTATTATTCTTGAACAGGGCTTTGAAGATGAAACCAATACTCGTAAGGTTATTGATCCTGGTTATGCTTGGGTTATTCCTACGGGCGCTGATGGTAAGCCTGTAAAGATTGCTTTTGAAGGTGGCACAATTGTTGACGAGTTCAACAATTATGATCGTTCTCGTGAAATTCAGGTTTACAAGAAGGTTGGCGTAGTTTGTATGCTTGCCAATAACATCTGTGCTTATGTTGATACTTCACTTCTCGGTCAGATGTATACTTGGAATTATGATGGAGTCACCGGTAAGGTTATCACTTATGATGGTCGCCTTGACGGTACTGTCTAATTTAATATAAATTATTCCATGGGGAGAAGGGATTAAACTCCCTCTCCCCATATTTTTGTTTTATGAGTAAAAGGAGAAATTGAATAATGATTAATAATGAAGATATTTATAATGTAAAAAATAGAAGCACTAGTGTAGTTGTTTATACTATTCCTGATACTAATTTGCGCCGTGAATTTGCGCCCGGCGAAACTAAGCGCATTCCATTTGGTGAGCTAGAGAAGTTAACTTATCAGGCAGGCGGCCGCGAATTAATTGCTAATTTTTTACAAATTTTAGAGCCAGAAGTAACTCATACTCTTAATGTTCATACTGAACCTGAATATAATATGTCAGAGCAACAAGTTGCTGATTTAATTCTTAATGGCTCATTAGATGCTTTCTTAGATGCTCTTGATTTTGCTCCTATTGGAATTATTGACTTAATCAAGAATTTATCTGTTAGCCTTCCTATTACTGATATTAATAAGCGTAGAGCTTTGAAGGAAAAAACTGGGTTTGATGTTGATAAAGCTATTGCTAATGATATCGCTAGTAAAGAAGAAGATACTATTGTAGAGAAAGAACCTGCGGCTAAGCGTCGTGTAGTAAGAGAAGAACCTACTACTCAAGGTCGTCGCACAAGCGGTTCTGGATATAAAGTAATTAATAAAACCGAGGAAACTTCCTCCAAGAAATAATTTATAGGAGGGCGATTAAGTGGGAACATTATTCTCAACTGTTTATAATTGCTTTCTAAACAAGGTTACTGATGATATGTATGTGGAATTGACCCCTGAAGATACTCTAAGAGATTTATAGAATCTTATAATAGATGCTATTCCTGGATTTGAATTTCCGCGAAAAAATCTTTTAGATTATAATTTAGATGTTGCTATTATTAATGAATCTGACACTATGCCAGATGATTTTATTATAGGAACGGTATGGGGAGAACTTCCAGAGCCGGGTGAAGAACCTCAAGTTTTAGTTGATAGATCTAGTTTTAATTGTGATCTAACTAAAGAAGAAATTAATATTTTAGCTATTTTAATGATGTGTGGTTGGATGCAAAGACAAGTCACTTCAATTGAGAATACTCGAATGAAATATAGTGGCTCTGACCTTAAATTTACTTCTTAGGCAAATCATTTATCAAAGCTGTTAAGCTCACTAAGTGAATGTCAAAGACAATCTCTCCATATGTAGCGTTTATATAAACGCAGACGTTTAAATGACAAAGGTGAGTATGAATCTAATTGGGATGTGTTTAAAAGTCGATATGATTACTAAATATAATTTTGATATTCCAATAGAGAGTATAAAAGTAAATTGTTTGCGCTTAACCAACCAATTATGGAAATTAATTCCAATGCGTGAAAACAATGAAGATTGGCATAAATAGTTAGAAACTGTTATAAATGAAATTGTGGGGTTTAGTGTGATTTTTAACGCTGAACCCCTTTATTTATAGTTATTAAACAAACTTGAGGGATTACAAAATCAAGATACTGATTTTAATTTTTATCGTAAGACTGTATTTGAAACTATTAGTCTTTTATAGGAGATAAATTATGGCGTCAGGGTTTGATTATAGTAGTAAGCAACCTTTTAGATTATAGCAAGGTCGCTTAGGAATTTATGATAAACCACCCTTTGAAGGTAGCCCTGTTGAAGGCGTTAATTATATGGCGGTCCGGCTCGGTCAAATGGGCGGGAACCGCCAACAAGAACGTATGATTTTGTCTAAGCGTAGAAGCTTAGATAGGGCAGTATGGAATTCATACCAAGCCGCAGAAATTATTAAATAGGACGCGGAGTATAAAAAACCTATTAGATGTTTGATTAATCCTAATAAATTAAAATAGGATTATGATGATAAGATTTTGTCTGTTGGAAATGAGTATTAGTTTAAACCGGGAGATATCTTTGAATGGTGCGGAACTAATACCTATTGGATTTGTTATCTTTAGGATTTGACTGAATTAGCTTATTTTAGAGGAGATATTAGAAAATGCTCTTATAAAATAAATTGGGTAGATAATGGAGAGAAAAAATCTACTTATGCTGCAATTCGTGGTCCAGTAGAAACGAAAATTGATTATATTTAGAAACATGAAATTAGTGTAGATAATCCTAATTATTCATTAAATATTTTAATGCCTAAAAATAAAGATACTTTGAGTTATTTTAAGCGGTATACAAAATTTTATTTAGATAGTTAGGATGAGGGAGATAATTTAATTTGTTGGCGTGTTGAAGCTGTAGATTCTATAAGTATGCCTGGCATTTTAGAAGTCAATGCGACTGAATATTATATTAATGAGTAGGAAGATAATTTAGATGATAAGACGGTTGGTTCTTTAATTGCGGAACCAATTGATCCGAATCCTACAACAACTAATATTATAGGGGAAACGTTTATTTTTCCAAAGAAAACTTATACCTATTATTTTGATGGTAAAGTTGCTTTAGAATGGAGAATAGAGAATAATAAAAAGTTGCCAGTTTCTTTAAAGGTTATTAAAGAAGCTAAAAAACCAACAGTTGAAATAAGTTGGACTTCTGGATATAGCGGATAGTTTGACTTATGTTATGGAGATTATAAAAAAACGATTGTGGTTCAATCATTGTTTTAAGGAGTAAAAGGTGTTATGAAAATTAATGGTGTAAATTTACCTAAATCAAGTTTTCTTTCTGTTGAAAAAGATTTAGAAATTATTGTAAAACATCTCTGTAAAAATGAGAGATTAAAGCGGTTATTGTATTATACAACAAAAGATGCTATTGATAAGCCAGATTTAAATGATGAACAAATGATTCAATTATTTAATAAAAATATTAAATTAATTCCTAAACTTTATGTTGATGGAAGTGTATTAAATTATGTAATTATTAACTTTGATAATTTTACACAAAGTGGAAATCCTGAGTTTAGAGATAATATTATTGAATTTGATATTATTTGTCATTTTGATCAATGGCATTTAAAAGATTATCAATTACGCCCTTATCGTATCGCTGCGGAAATTGATAGCATGATAGATAAAACGCATTTAACTGGTATTGGTAAGTTAGAATTTCTTGGTGCGAATCAAATTATTTTAACTGATGAATATGCTGGTTTATGTCTTATGTATCAGGCAGTCCATGGCGAAGAAGATAAAAAATTTATGCCGAATCCTAATGACGAGGAAAGATTTATAGAAGATTTTAAAAAAAGAACTGAAGAATAATGGATATTAGACTTGGGTTAATGACAGGTATTGATTTGCCAATACCTGAATTAGAAGTCACTATTCATTAGCCATCTATAAAAGAAATTTCTTTTATAGGTGAAAAAGATCTTTTCTTAGGGATTTAGTGTTTATGTATTGATAAAAACATAATAGAGAATTCGGGCGAAAGTCTTTTAAGAGAAACAAATAATTTTTAGATATTTATGACAATGATGAAAGAAAAAGAGATGGCCGATAAAAAACAAGCATCTATGTAGGTTCTTACATTATTGTTTCCAAAGCAAAATGTTTTATTTACCCCAAGGTCAATTGTTTTACAAGGCGACCCACAAATAATGATTGACGAAAGCAATTTTAATATATTATAGGAATATATTAAAGAAATATTTTGTTTTAAATCTAATGCTTCGCAAGAAATGGGATTTAATCCTGGAAATGCGGCCGCGAAAAAGATAGCCGATAAATTAATGCGAGGTAGACAACGTGTCGCTGAATTAAACGGCACGGCTAACGCTAGTATATTTAGTTAGTATCTTTCAATGCTTACTGTAGGTCTTGATTCAATGTCTTTACAGGATTTAATGGATTTAACAATGTTCCAACTCTATGACCTTGTTGAAAGATATCAACTTTATATTAATTGGGATATTGATATCCGGTCTAGATTAGCAGGCGCGAAGCCTGATAATAAACCGGATAACTGGATGAAAAATATCCATTAAATTTTTTAAGGAGGAAAAAAAACCTATGAAATTTGGTGTACGCGAAATTTGCGATGTCGTTTTAAAGGCAAAGGCTAATCAAAAGATTGGTAATAAGCAATTTTATAAGAATGAGCCAGTTATTTATTTCGACACTTTAAAGACTTCCAGTATGGAAGGCGCTGCTACCACCGTATACGCACAAGGTGGACGTGGTAATACTAACTTAGTCGCATGGGAAGGCGAGCGTACTGTTACCTTCACAATGGAAGATGCTCTTATTTCTCCTGAAGGTTTCATGATTCTTTCCGGTGCTGGTCTTGTTGAGGCTTCTCCTGATAATAAGATTAAGCAACATGTTACTCAAACTGTCGATAAGAGTAAAGATATTGTCCCTGCTAACGCTGAAAAAGTAATTAAAACTGATGGACTAATCATCCCTGTTTCTTATGCACCTTATCTTGATAAAGAGCATAAAGACGATGATTATGTTTATGTTTTCTTTATGAAAGATGGCGAAATTATCTCTGAGCCTTATTTAGCACACGAAGGAGTTACTGAGGGAGACGCCGGTTTTAGTGTTACTGTAAAAGGATTTGATCGTGCTACTGGAGCGGCTTATACTGCTAATGATTTGGAAGCTGATTATAGTAAATGCGACTCTGTAATGGTTGATTACTACACTGAGCGTGAATCTGGTGCTAAGCAGATTGAAATTACTGCTGATAAATTTGGTGGTAACTATTATCTTGAAGCTTCTACTTTATTCCGTAATCAAGATGGTGTAGATATGCCTGCTGAATTTATTATTCCTAACTGTAAGATTCAGTCCAACTTTAACTTCACAATGGCTTCTTCTGGTGATCCTTCCACTTTCACTTTTACTATGGATGCGTTCCCTGATTACACTCGTTTCGATCATAGTAAGAAAGTTTTGGCTGCTATTCAGATTATTGAAGAAGACGAAACTGTTGACAACGATATTCGTAGAAAGACCGCTGCTAATAGCACCACTGTTATTGGAGGCTAATTGATATGGTTGTAAAAGGTCCAGTAAAATATACTCCACCAAAACAGCCTAAAAAAGAATCTACTAAAAAGCAGCCAAAAGTAGAAAAGGCTGTATTAAAGAAAGAGCCTATTAAACCTGTTGAGGAAGTAGTTCTTCAAGAGGAAGATGAGGTAAGTAAGATTTTATCTGAATTAGATAAAAAAGATTAATTAATGGGAGAGAATAGAAATATTCTCTCCCATTTTTTTGTTATGTGGAAAAGGAGGATTAAATTTTGGTAATTAATACTAATGGCAAGATAAAAGGTGTAATATTTGGAGATATATTCGTTAATAATGAAGAATTATTTTTATAGATTTTTAAAGAATATTGTGAAAAAAATGGGGCAGAAATTAATTCAGTCATTAATGATTTAGATAAAGTTTTAAATGGAATTAAAGGAGATGTAGTTACTCCTAAAATGGCATTAGAATTTTAGTCTAAATGGAAGAAGTTCCAAGAAGTTGTTTTATTAAATAAAAAATCATTGGAATTAATTGTTGCTTATCGTGGAACAAAAAATTAGTCTGCTGAAATTTCAACTATTTTAGAACAAAATATGGCTGAATAGATAAGAGGTAAAGAATGGGGTATTGATACTGCGGGTGAAGCTGTATCAAGTGCTATGGAAACCGCACTAAAAGCTCAAGAAGTTTAGAATTTTTTAAATTTACATTTAAATGGTTTTTTAACTCAATTAGGATAGTCTATTAGCAAAGAAGAAGCACATTATTTATACAGATATTATAAAAGTAAATTAGTAAGTTATTATTCAGAAAAAAATCATCATTTAACTGGCGCCACTTGGGCTTAGGCTTTTTATGGTTCAATGTCTAAAAAAACTGGAAAAATTAATTTAAATAAATATTATAGAGGACAAGGTTTAGGGTAGGCTTATGATGCTTTTATGAATCATATGGCTAATTATGAGAGAGGGATTTATAATTATTTAAAGACAAGCGGAATAGAACAGATAAATTTGAATTCTGGAAATAAAGATACTGTTTCTGTTTACGAGCAAGAGGGTGGAATAAAAGGCCATTTCCCTTAGCTATTAATAGATTCTAAAAATCATATAAGTTGGTATACTGGTGGAGATATTATTATTGTTGATCCTAAAACCATGTAGGTAGTTTATAATATATAGTTAAAAACTACTGGTAAAAAAACAAAAAGTTTGTTTAAAGAAAGAATTTAGTCTTTGCGAACTATAATAAATAGTTTAAAATTTTAGGATGCTAATACTTAGGCAAAAATTCTGTTTAAACAATTTGAGACTGAAATATCAAATTTTAATGAATTTGATAATTTAATTCAAGAAGATATAGATAATTTAGTTGAAACTACTATTGGTAAACGCATTTTAAAATTGACTAAATAAAAAATTTTTTGTATAATATAATAAAGAGTAAAAGGAGGCTAATTATGGCTAAAATTTCATATAATAAATTAGGAATTACTAAGGATGAACTTAATAAAGTTCAAACTGTTGAATATAATGATTAGACTATTGAGGTAAAGCAATATCTTCCTATTGCGGAAAAGAGTGAATTGATTACTCGTGTATTGAATAATTCAGTAGATGAAAATACTGGATACTATAATCTTTTAAAGTTAGATATGAATCTTGGTTTAGAGATTGTTTATGCTTATAGTAATATTTCATTTACTGAAAAGCAAAAAGAAGATCCAATGAAGCTTTATGATATGCTTAATGCTTCTAAAGTGCTTAATCTTATTATTGGTCTTGTGCCTGATGGAGAATTTTATTATTTAAATAAAACGACTCACGAGATGGCTAATAATATTGTATCATATCGCAATTCCGCGATGGGTATTATGGAAGCAATTTCCGCGGATTATAGTAATTTAGATTTGGACGCAACAGATATTCAAAAGAAATTGAATGATCCGGATAATATGGCTTTATTAAAAGATGTGCTTACTAAATTGGGCTAATTAAATTAGTTAATAATATTATTTTTTGAAAAATAATAGAGTGATGGGGATAAGAGTATAATTGCTCTTATCCCCGTTTTATTTTTATTTTGCAAAGTAAAAATTGGAGAGAAAGGAGATTTCTATGGCTAAACAATTAAATAGTTATTAGGTTAATTTACAATTTACCGCTGATTCTAAATAGGCTCAACAGCAATTAAAAGATTTACAAGAATAGCTTAATAATTTAACAAAAAATGTTAGCAGCTATGGTAATTTAAGTTTATCACAAGAAATTCAAAAAGCTTTGCCCTATGTTAGTGAATTACAAGGAATGTTAGTTACTTGTCGAACAGAAGCAGGGACTATTGATTTAGGAAAATTTAATCAATCATTAAAGAAAAGCGGAAGAACTATTAGTGAGTATGGAGATTAGCTATAGGTTTTAGGCAGAGAAGGTGAATAGGCTTTTGCTAATTTAGCAAAATCTATTTCTACAGCTGAATTACCTTTAAAAAGAAGTAACGCTTTATTAAAAGAATTCGGAACTACTTTAGCTAATACTGCTCGTTGGCAAATATCTTCAAGTATTTTACATGGATTTATGGGAGCAGTATAGTCTGCTTATTATTATGCTTAGGATTTAAATGAGTCTTTAAATAATATTCGTATTGTAACAGGACAAGACGTTGATTAGATGGCTAAATTTGCTAAATAGGCAAATATTGCTGCTAAGGCTTTAAGCACAACTACTACTGAATATACTGACGCTGCTTTAATTTATTATCAGTAGGGTTTAAATGATGAATAGGTAAAAGAACGCACCGATATTACTATTAAAATGGCAAATGTAGCTCGTGAAAGTGCTGAAATAGTTTCAGATCAAATGACTGCTGTTTGGAATAACTTTTATAATGGAAGTTAGTCATTAGAACATTATGCCGATGCTATGGTACGCTTAGGCGCTGATACTTCATCCAGCTCTGATGAAATTGCTGGCGGTCTTGAAAAATTCGCTGCTGTCGCTGATACTATTGGTTTAAGCTTTGATAATGCAGCTGCTGCATTAGCTACTATTACTGCTACTACTCGTCAAAGTGAAGATGTCGTAGGTACAGCTTTAAAAACTATCTTTGCTCGTATTTAGGGTTTAAAGCTTGGTGAAACTTTAGAAGATGGTACTACATTAAATCAATACTCACAAGCTCTCGAAAAAGTTGGAATTAATATTAAAGAGTCTAATGGTGAATTAAAAGATATGGATAATATCATCGAAGAAATGGGTAATAAATGGCAGAGTATTGATAAAGATTAGCAAGTGGCTTTAGCTCAATAGGTAGCTGGCGTCCGTCAATATACTCAATTAATTGCTTTGATGGATCATTTTGATTACTATAAAGAAAATCTTGAAAGAGCATAGAATGCTGATGGATCTCTTCAAGAACAAGCTGATATTTACGCTGAATCTTGGGAAGCGGCAAGAGATAGAGTTACAGCTTCTTTAGAGACTATTTATGATTAGTTATTAGATGATAAAGCTTTTATTCAATTAACTAATATTTTTTCAAAATTATTAGATATTATTAGCTAGTTAATTAAAACATTAGGTGGGTTGCCCGGAATTTTATCAATTATTGGAACTATTGGATTTAAAGTATTTGGGAATGATATTACAAAATCTATCCAACGAATGATGTATAATATCAAAATTTCTTCTAAAAATGGAATAGATGAAATTGTAAAAATGCGTCAAGAAGCTAATAATAAGTTAAGATCTATTATGGCAGATAATATTGATTAGGGACCTGATTATTCTACTCGTAGTGATATTTATACTCAATAGGCTAATTTACAAGATGTTTTAATTTAGAAACAAAGAGAATTAATTGCTTAGGGAAGTTAGTTAACTGAAGAAGAATAGGCTTAGGCTAAATTTATTATAGATATCAATGAAAAGCTTGGGGAAAGAGCAATTAAAAGCGCTCAAGATTTAGAGCAATAGCAAAAAATAACTCGTCAGTTAGAAAGATAGTTTGAAACACAAGTTAGAATGAGGCAAGGGAATACTTAGGATTATAGATCTTAGGTAAATTCTGCTAAACAAAATTTTGTTTTATCTAGTGTTTTAGATGATTTTCAAAGTGCTACAAGAGATATTGAAAATTTAGATGAATTAAAAGAGAAACTTCAATAGGTTCGTGATAAAACCTCTTAGTTAGGTATGTCGTTTGATAGTTTAGATAATATCCTTAATGGAACCTATAATACAACTGAAGAATTTAGGGATTAGTTAAATAGTTTAGTTAATACTACAGAAAATGAAGCCAATTCAGCATTTTTATAGTTACGAAGTACTTTAGAAGGTACTTAGATGACTGAAGAGCAAATTGAGAATACAATTAATTCATTACAAGATACTTATTCTTCTATGGTTATTGAAATTCTTAATAATGTATAGGCTACCAATAGAGCCACGGATGCTAATCAAGAATACATTAATACTATAAATTCTTTTAGTGGAGTATTACCGTCAGCAGAAGCAGGAGTAGCTTCTTTTGCTTAGGGATTAAGTAGTATTGCTATGGCAATAACTTCTATAAAAGGAATTGTAGATACATGGAATAATGATGAAATTGGTATTGGAGATAAATTACTTTCAACAGTAACTGCTTTATCTATTGCCTTACCCTTATTAATGAATTCTTTAAATAAGACTTCAATTGCTAATATGGGAATGTTATCTAGTTCTTTAATGACTGCTGTTGGATTAAATGGATAGGCTTTAGAACAAGAAGCGTTAAATTTAGTTACTTTAAAAGGAGTAGCAGCTTTTAAATTAGCAATTAAGGTATTTACTAAATCTTTAGGCCCAATAGCTTTAGTTGGAGCTGCTATTGGTGCTTTAGTATTTATCATTAAATCTGCTATAGATGAATATAATAAAGCTGATAATAATTTAAAATCTGCTAGTGAAACTGTAGAAAAATTAACTGAAAAATATAATGAATTAATTTCATCAATTGAAGAATTTAAAAATAAAGCTAATGATTACACCACAGCTGTTGAAGCTCTTAATGGATTAGATAAAAAAACATAGGAATATACAGATTCTTTAGAATCTGCTAATGAGAAAGCTAAAGAATTAATTGAGACTTATAGGTTATGGGATAAATATGAAATTAAAGATGGATTAATTGTTTTTGATACTGGAGCTATTGAAGAAGCCCAAAAGAAAATTAATGACACAGCAAATAGTATAAAAGTTCTTTAGTAGAGTGCTAAAATTGATGTTGAATCTGCTAAGAAAGAAGTTTCTGAAACTGATTTAAGTAGAAATATTGGTAATGTAAAGCGAGAAGGAAATTCTGGTAAAATTACAAATGGTGAAATTGAATTAATTACTCAATTTACTATCGAAGCATAGAAAGAAAGTATAAAAACTCATAAGAATTAGGATGAAATTTTAAGACAAAAGTTAGAAGAAAATACAACATTTTATTCTGATAGTATTGATAAAATTATGGAGAGTAGTGATGCTTTCTTTAATTTAGCAGATAGCATTACTGAAGCTACTAAAGCTACTGATTATTATAGTAATGAAATATTAAAAAGTAAAAATATTCAAAATAATTCTGGACGAGTTGAAAAGATTACTGATAATACCGTTTTATAGGATTATATTTATGCTGCTGAAGCAGGATATTAGCGTCAAATTCTTAAAAATAGTGGCAAAGATTTTACTAATTTAACTTTGCCAGCTCATAATAATAATGCTGATTTAAATATAGACAATGATAAAGAATTAGCAAAAGCTTATGCAAGAGAAGTTTTAGGATTAACAGAAGAAGAGTTAGGTCAATATATTTATAGTGGTGGGACTGGAAAAGGAACTTTAAAGAATATAAACGGAACTGTTCTTTTTGAAGACGAAAATGATTCCTATATGCGAGAATAGATCGCTAGAAAAAGAGCAACAGATGAAATTTTTAATTCTTTAGAAAATAATGATTCTTATAATTTAGAAGAATTTGATAAATCTATTGAAAACCTTCTTAAGAAAACAGAATTTTTTGATAAAACATTTGGTGCTAATTTTTCATAGGCAATTCTTGATAGTCTAGCCAATGCCGAAAGCGGTTTAGATTTAACTTCTATTTTATCTGAATTATCTCCTGATTAGGTTGAAGAATTAAAACAGCTTGGGCCGGATGGATTTGCAGAAGCTTTAGGATTAACTAAAGAACAAATGGAATCTTTAGGATTAAATGATGGAGAAGCTTGGCTAGAAGGGTTCGAAAATAGTTTAAATAATTATAATCCTGATAATTATAATTAGAGAATTGTTGACGCTGCCAAAACGGGCGAAAAAAATGCTTCTAATTTAATCAGTGAATTATAGAGTGGAGATGTTACTCAAGAAAATATTTCTTCTAATGAAGATTATTCTAACTTGATATAGCAATTAGAAATAATAAAAAAACAATATCCTGAATTAGAATCTGCGGCTTTAGAATTATCTCATATTTGGAATGCTGGTAGTCAAACTTATTATGAAGCTTTAGAACAAGTCCAAGATAAAATGGCTGAAATCAAATTAAATGATTTAAATAAAGATTCAGATAAACTTCTTAAAGAACTTCAACAAAATTTATAGATCATAAATAAAAAAGAAGGAGTAAATGTTACTGTAGAGGCTGATCTTAGTAAATTTAAAGATTCTATGGATGAATTAGCAGATTAGCAATATAGTATAAATGTTGAGGTTCATGGCCAAGCAGAACAAGAATTTAATAGTATTACGAATGCTATTAAAGATATGAATACTTAGGCTTCTAAAATTGGTCCTAATTATACTGTTGCTGCTGATGACATTCGAGAATTAAATAATGTTTTTCCTGGCATTATTGAAGGAATGACAATAGCTAAAGATGGATCAGCTAAATTAAAAGAAAGTGTTGTTAAAGATTGTTTTGATGCTGCTAAAGCAGAAATTGCTGCTGACGCTGAAGCTACTGTTGAATAGTTAAATAATTAGGCTATTTTATTAGAGGCGAAAGCCGTAAATTATAAAAATATAGCTCATTTAGCAGAAATTCTTGCCACAGCTGAAAATTTAAGTGCTCAGGAGTCTGCTGCTATTAGAAGTAGTATTTCTGGTAATTTAGCTGAATTAGAATCAAAAAATAGTAAAGATACAACTGATACATAGGCTGATAATCAAGAAATTGTTGCCAATTCTTCAAAAGATAACGCTAAAGTTGTAGCGGAAAATTGGTAGAAAGCTTTTAAATCAGCGGCATAGAATTCTGTAGATTTTGCTAATACTGCTATAAATAATATGAAAAAAGCAGTTAGCGGAAAAGGAAAAGGAAAACTAGAAGGAAAATTCTAGGTCGATTATAAAGGATCAACGGGTGTTAGCGCCGAAGCAAAAGTCTTAGAAGATGCACAGAAGACGTTAGATGAAGCATTAGCAGATGGAGAAAATACTTCCAAAGAAACTTGGGCTAAAATTGCAGCTACTTATAATTCCCTTTATGCTTCTACTATGGCATAGGCGAATGATATTCGCGGAATGATTGCTTCTGTTGGAGCATCAACTTTAGAAACCAATAATGCTTTTAAGAATCTTGGAAAAAATGCGTCTGGGACTGCTAAAGAATTGCAAAAAGTCGCTGAGCGCTATCATGAAATAACTCGTGAAATTCAATATTATCAAAAACTTTTAGATAAATTAGCGGATAGTAAAGATAAACTTTATGGAAAAGCTAAAATTGATAATATAAATCAAGAAATTGAAGCTAATAAAAAATTAATTGATTTACAGTCTTAGTTGTATAATTTAATTTTAGCAAATGTAGCTGTAGACCGGCAGGAAGTCCAAAAGCAGTTTGGTGGATAGGCAATTTTTAATAAGGACACATTAGAAATTGATAATTATACTACTTTATATAATAAAGCTACTACTGATAAACAAAGAGAAGCTTTAGAACAATATGAAGAGACTTTGGATAAATTAAAAGAGCAAGAAAAAGCTTTAATTGATTTAAAGAATACAATTCAAGAATTACATTACGAAAAATTAACTTATGAAGTTGAAGTAAAGATTAAATTAGACGAAAATGATACTAAGAAATTAGAATATTATTTTGATAAATTAAGTGATAATATTTATAAAGCTGCTGAAGCTCTTGGATATTTACAAGGTCAATTTGATCCAGTAATTAGTCAATTAGGAACTTATGAGAACTTCTATGGTTAGTTAAATAATGCTTATTCCAATGGAGAAATTTCTCAAGAGAATTATATTGAAGGCTTATAGGATGTTTATGATAACACATTAGATAATTTAAATGCTTTGTAGGATTTAGATAAAGAAATGCTTGAATACTATGGTAATACCATAGATTTAGCGAATGATGAATTGTCTAAATATACAGATCATATGGAGCATTTGACTAGTGTATTGGATCATTATCGTTCTATTATTACTTTGTTAGGTAAAGATAAAGATTATGATAAAGTTTTATCAGTTTTGAATGGGACTGCTTAGACTAAGAAAAATAATTTTGATGCTTCTAAACAATGGTATGAAAGTTTGAAACGTGAACGTGATGCTGCGGCCGCGGCCTTAGCTAATTCAACTGATGAGGCTGAGCGCGAAGTGCTTCAAAAGAATTATGACGCTATATTAGCTGCATTCGATGAAGCGGAAGAGGATATGCTTTCTAAAGCTGAAGAATATGGTGAAGCATTAAAAGAAATTCTTACTACAAAGATGGAACAAGCTGCGGATGAAATGAATAAGCAATTGAGCACTACCAAAGTAAGTATTAATGGTAATAACTTTAATATTTCCGGTTGGGATGCTTTAAATGATGCTTTGGATAGAATGTCTTCTTATCAAGATGAATATTTAACAAAAACTAATTAGATTTATGAAATGAATAAATTACTTAATAATGTTAATTAGGCTATTGATAAGACAAATAATCAAGCAGCTAAAAATAGATACCAGCAATTTACTAAAGAAATTGAGTAGTTAAGAGATAAAGATAAATTAAGTCAATTAGAATTAGAAATTGCTTAGGCTAAATATAAAGTGCTTGAAGCACAAATCGCGTTAGAAGAAGTTCAAAACGCAAAGTCTACAGTTAGATTGCAACGTGATAATGAGGGTAATTTTGGTTATGTGTATACCGCAGATCAAGAGAAAGTAAATGACGCGCAATAGGCTTTGGCAGACGCGGAAAATGATTTATATAACATTCGTCTTGATGCGACAAATAAATACGGCCAGCAAAAACTTCAGTATGAGAAAGAGTTGGCTGAAAAGCTCGCGGAACTTGATTAGAAAGCCGCGGAAGATGCCGTTTACCGCGAGACTACATATCAGCAAGAACGCGCATTAGTAATTCAACAATATACTGATTTAATTACTACTGCTGGAAACCTTTATGCGAAAGCACAAGAAGAGGATAGCCGAGTAGTTCAAGATGCTTGGGTAAATTCTTTTGATATTATCAAAGATAATAGTAATAGTTGGAAAGATACTATTACTGAAAATACTAATATTATCAATGATACATTTAAAGAATGGCAAGATAGTATGGATGAAATTACTAAAATTATTGGTGATGATTTAAAAGATACTCAATAGAAAGTTAAAGATGTTACTGATGAAAGTAATAAACTTTATCAAGAGGTGTCTAATAGAGTTATTCCTGCTCTTGAAAACGAGTTAAGTTCTGTCCGTAGTGCTACTGAAGCTTGGGCACAACATCGTCAGCAATTACTTGATACTATTAGAGCTTATGAAGAGCTTTTGAACGCTATTCAAGCGACATTGCGCGCTTAGAGCGGATTTGGTAGCGATAGTGGTGGAGATACTGACTGGGCGGCCATGATGGGTACTGTGGCTTATGGTTCCGCGCAATATAATCAATATAAGAGAAACCGCGAGGAAAAAATTGCTAATGGTGGCAGTATTAATGAAGATACTACAGCTCGAGTTGATGCGTATTATAAATTATTAAGTGAAGGGAAAATTTCTGGTAGACTTCCTAACGGCAAGTATAGTTTTACTCAACTTACTGATTAGGAGTGGAGAGATTTAGTCGGATTTAGAAGTGGCGGTTATACCGGCACTTGGAATGATGACGGAAAATTAGCGTTCTTACATTAGAAAGAATTAGTTCTTAATGCTGATGATACGGAAAATATGTTAGCTTCTATCCAATTAGTTAGATAGATCGCTAAACAATTAGATTTCAATAGTCAGCAAATTTCTACTCTTTCATCTTCTGGATTTACTGTTAGTTCTCAAGATGGAACATTAGAATAGAATGTTAGAATTGAAGCTAGCTTCCCGAACGCAACTGATAGATATGAAATTCAAGAAGCATTTAATACATTAGTTAATGTAGCTTCTCAGTATGCTAATAGAAAATAAAATTAAGGGTGAAGTCTGCGGACTTCACCCTTTTTCTTTTTGGGTAATTATATTGAATAAAACTAATTAATTTTTTAGAAAATTATAGAGTAATGAGTAAAAGGAGGGATTATTTTGGCTGATAACGCACTAAATATTCAAGAAAGTTTATGTCAAGCAATGAGTATTATTGCTAATTCAAGTGTTGATAAAGTTAAATTTGATAGCACTATTGAATGTACTATTACTGATGCGACTGATAAACTTATTGGTAAGTATAAGGTTAAAAATGAATCTTATGCGGAATTTTATGCTTATTCCCAAATAACCACTTACAACAAAGATGATAAAGTGTATGTATAGATTCCAAAAGGAGACTATAATAGCACTAAATTTATTGTTGGTAAAAAGACTGATAAAAATGAAGATAAGCCATATAATTTTGTTAATCCTTTTAATACTTTTATTGATTTAACTGGAAACTTTTTTGTTGCTAAAGATAATAATAAAGAAGTTTGGAGTATTTTAGCCAATGGCAGTGAAAAAGAAATTGAGATTACTCCAAAAGGCGGAATTACTTTTACTGATGAATAGCAAGGATTTACGCGGTTAGGTCTACGTGCCGATTTTCGTGCCTGGCTTGAAACGCTCGGTGTAGTTAGTGGTAATTATGGATTAAAATTAAATATATATGGTATAAAAGACGATACCGCGGACAATATTAAAAAAATAGAAAATAGTATTAAAAATAATGGAGAAATCCCTTTAATTGCATCTATTGATTTAGATACTAATGATATGTATGGCAATCCTTATAATTTTGAAGGATATTATTCTCAAGAAATTGTTATTGATACTAGCGCAGTAGCAAAAATATATAATATAAAAATATACCTTTATCAAAAAGGTAATTTTAAAGATAGTAATAATGATTTAATTAGCTATGCTAATGATTTTAATATGTCAGTCCCGCCTAATAATATTTTTGTAAAAGATATATATATGGGATTAGGTATTTCCGCTGATGAAATTGAAAATGAATATGTAAGATTATATTCATTAGATGGAAGTACCTATGTAATTGATGATAAAGGTTAGATTGATTCTAAAACCATTAGATTAAAATGGGTTCATTTTGATGAAGACGGCAATAGAGTTCAAATAACCGAACATAAAAAAAAGGATACATTTGAAGTTCGCTGGTATATGTATGAATTTGGGGCACCTTCCGCGGACGAATATTCTGGTGTCTATTGGACTGCGATTGAAGATAATAAAAATAATTTCTTTTATTAGCTAAAACCGCGCTCCAATAAAAATCAAGAATAGATTAAAGTAATTATTTTATATAATGGAAAAGTTTATAGAAGTAATATAATTACTTTTAATAATGAAAAACAAGTTCCTAATGATGCGACTATTGATAGTTTAAATGCTCTGTCTGTTCATTGTGAAGATTAGACTAATGGTAATTATTTAATTTATAATTAGGCTAACTACTTAATGAATAGATCAGATGGAAAAATTAGTCGTAAATTAACTTTACATTTTGATTCTAAGACTTATGCTATTAATAATGGTATAATTGGTAAAAATTAGAATGGAGAAAGTAAATTAGTTGAAGCATAGAGAGTAATTTGGTAGATTCCTATTAAAAATACTATGCTTAATTTTGGAATTAAAGATGATGGAACTGATGCTGCTTATAAAGAAATTGTAATTGATTTAACTAATGAAAATGTTAATGTGTCTCCTGGAGAGTTTTCTTTAAATTATACTATTAATACTTTTTATAGTGCTAATAAATCCAATAATACTGTAATTGCTAAAGTAGAAAAAGATGGTATTGTTTATACTGCTATTAAGGATTTTACTTTTGGATAGGTAGGAACTAATGGCACTGATTGTACTTTGGTAATTGATATGATAGCTCACGAGAATTTAAATAATAAAGTATTTACTGCTATAAAAAGTGGAGTAAGAGATAATTATACTTTTAGAGCTTAGTTATATGATAATGAAGGTAAAGAAATTACTAATTTTGAAAAATGTAATTGGACTTGGAGTTTTATGGCTGGATCAACGGTTAATAATGTTGATTTATAGAATACTAATAATTAGAATTGTGTGTTAAGAGCTAATACTACAAACTCTATAATGAGTAATTTAATTATTTTATAGGTAAAATTATCTGGTTGGGGAGATTATGATTTAACTGCTTATTATCCAGTTCCTATTACAACTTTAGATAATGCTTATATAAATGGTCCAACAGAGGTAATTTATTTAAGTAATGGTGAACCTACATTTTCTAAAGAACCTTATAAATTATTTATAGACGGAAAAATAGATGAAACTATGACTTGGAACATTTATTCTAGCAATTCTGATGATGCTTTTATTGGTAAAGTTAATTATAATAAGGATAAAAAAGAATATAGATTAAGTCCTATGAGTTTTTACGTTGATGGTGTAAGCGTTTATGGAGTTCAAGGAAAATAGAGAAATAAGATAGTTTGGACGTAGCCTATTTTAGTATTATAGAATAAATATCCATCTGCTATGGTAAATAAATGGGATGGAAAATTTTATACTGATGTAGAAAATAATTTTTTAGGTGTAGCTTAGATCGCTGCAGGTAAAAAAGATAAAAATGCTAATACTTTTACCGGAGTATTAATTGGTGATTTTGGAACAAAACAAAATGCAGATTCAAGTATTTCTTATAATACTGGTGTTTATGGATATAATAATGGATATCAAGTTTATGCCTTAAAAGATGACGGAACTGCTACTTTTGGTAAATCTAGCACAGGATAGATTATAATTAATGGAACTTCAAGTATTATAGAATCTAAAGATTTTAAATATACTTATAATGAGTCTGGAGCTAGTACAATAAAAGGATTAAGTTTAGATTTATTAAATGGTAAAATCTATGCTTAGTCTGGTACTTTTAGTGATAATATTAAAATTAATTATAATGGTTCTACGGGATAGCCTTGGTATATTTAGTATGGAGCGGGAGAAAAATCATTAAGTGATATATTAAATGCAATTGGTAGCGCTGCTGCTGAAGCTAAAAGTGCCGCTAGTGCGGCGGGGGCTGCTGCTACTAAAGCTCAATAGGCAGCAGATGCAGCCGCGGATGTAGCGGAAACAGCTGCTTCAATTTCTATAGTAGCTAGCAATGCTGCGTCTAATGCATAGAGTGCGGTAGATGATTTAAGTTATTTATCAAAAATTTTGAATTATAAAAATAGTAGTAATATTTATTTAGGTCCTTCTGTTAAATATTCTTCTACTCCCAATTTAACTATTTTTAATGGTACAATTGGCTTAATGGGAGGAACTGGTAATTATCTTAATGTGACTGATAACTCTATCTATTTACAAGGTCCCGTTGTAATAAATGGTTCATTGACCCTCAATGGAAAAGAAATAACAGGTTAAATTAAAAAGGAGAAAAAGGAAAATGAATGAAAGAGATATTAATTTCTTAAAGGTTTTATACAATACTCTCTCTTTAGTAACAACTAAAGGAGAAGATACTATTTTTATGGGAGAATGCTTAAAACAATTAAGAGATTTTACAAATAGATTAGTAGATCTTCAAGAGGAGAAGAATAACGAAAATAATTAGGAGGGATAAAATGGTTAATAAATTATATCCACCTATTATATCTGGAACTTTACCAGCATTTGTTGGATAGGAAATTACTATTCCATTTCAAATGAATCGTGCAGTTAGTATGGTAGAAGTTTCAGGATTGTGTTATATAATTAAAACAGTATCAAGTAATGTTGTAATTGCTTAGGGAACAACTGCGGATTTTACTCCAAGTAAAGTTCGCGGTTGTTTGGAACAAGGGTCTATTACTTTCAATATAAATCTTAAATCAATTACTAACAATGGAAAACCTATTCAATATAAATTGAATCCAGGTTAGTCTTATAAAATTCAATTAGCATATATTAATACTAGTGGAGTGGTTGGATATTATTCTACAGTTGGTATTGCTAAATGTACGACTAAACCAGCAGTTTATATAAAAGGTTTTGAAGATAATTTAGTAGGAATAAACAAAACAGATTTTATTGGAGTATATAGTCAAAAAGAAAAGAATGATGATATTACTGAAAAAGTTTATTCATATAGATTTAAAGTATATGATGAAAATGGTAATATTTTTGCTGATAGCGGAGAGCAATTACATAACTCAATTAATGATACAGAATTAAATGAAAGTTATGATAGTTTTGAATTAAATAAAGAATTACAAAAAAATAAAAATTATTTTATTCAATATTCTATAACTACTATTAATAACTATGAAGCAGAGAGTGTTAGATACCAAATCATTAATAGAGAAACTATTAATCCAGAATTACAAGCAACGCTTTCTGCGATTATGGATGAAAATAATGGATATGTAAAAATTAATTTAAATGGAATCCGTGACAAGAAAACAGGATTAGAGATCCCTGCTACTGGAGCTTTTGCTTTATTAAGAGCCAGTAGTGAAGATGATTTTAATACTTGGAATACGGTATTAAAATTTAAATTAGTTGGCGAAACTCCATCAAGAGAATTATATAGAGATTTTACTGTCGAGCATGGGTTCAGTTATCAATACGCAGTTCAGCAATATAGCGATGAAACCGCGGTCCGCAGTAATAAAATTTTCTCTAATACGATATATAGTATTTTTGAAGATAGTTTTTTATACAGCAATGGACAGTTATTAAGAATAAGATTTAATCCAAAAGTAAGTAGTTTTAAAATTAATACTCTTGAAAGTAAAACTGATACTATTGGAAGTCAATATCCTTATATTTTTAGAAATGGAAATACTTATTATCACGAATTTCCTATAAGTGGTTTAATTTCTCATCTTATGGATGAAGACCATTTGTTCATAGATAAATTGGGCGATGAGGAAATTAAAGATTTTACATCAACTGATTTGACTAACTATAATATTAATATAGAGCGTCAATTTAAAACTAAGGCTTTAGAATTTTTAACTGATGGAGAACCTAAGTTATTTAAGTCTCCAACCGAAGGAAATTTTATTGTGCGTTTGTTAAATGTAAGTTTAAGTCCAGAAGATAAATTAGGGCGTATGCTTCATACATTTAGTGGAACCGCCTATGAGATTGATAAAGTTAGTTTTGATAATCTTACTACTTATGGATTTATTGACGCGGACCCGCCCGAAAGTGAAATTCTTAAATGGGATAGTATTTCTTTTGATGGATGGTATAAAATTAATGGGTATATTGATGATGTAAATACTTATATTGATAACTTGAAAGATGAAAATCTGACTTAGGTAGAAATTAATAAATTACAAGCAAATAAACAAACTTGTTTAGATAATTTATTACAAACATTAAGTTTTTATCCTATGTTTGAATTACTTTATGACGGAAATCATTATAGTTTATAGACCAAAGATATTTTAGCTAATTCTCCTGCGATAACGATTCGATTTGAAGGTTTTGCTCCTGGAGATAAGTTCAGCATTGATGGAGAAGAAATTGTTATTGGTATTACAGGAGCTTATTTAATAGATCATGTTGCTCCAATCTATAGTGTTAAAGTAGTAGAATTATCTGACGTGGGCTTATAGCAAGGAACTATTGTATATTCTTATTATGGCAAGCAGGCAAGTAAGTTTGATACTATTAATGATATTCAAGTTGCGGATTTGCCTTTAGAGCAATATTATGGAACTGAAGGTAATATTTTAAATCTTTATAATGATGATTTTAAATACAAAGTAACATAGATTTATTTCTTGCGTTTTACTAAGCGTGATATATAGAAATTATATACAAGTAATAAAGTTAATTTTTATACTACTCCCGGCGGAGCAATTAGTGAAGAAGAAGGAGAAAAAGATCATTCGGTAGAAATTAAACGTGTAGATTTTGATCCTACCTTAATTTATCATATCTATTTAGTAAGTCAAACTGAAGAACAAGATTACTATATTGATGGATATACTAAGAAAGAAATTTATGATTCTGGCGTATTAGTTAGTGAAAAGAATTGGGCTTGTAATATTAGAATAAATGAAGATGATAAACAAATTATTGGTATTGATTAGAAGAATGAATATTAGATTAAAGACTTAACTGATATTACTTCTATTGAAATCGATCCAGGTGTTTTATGCGAATTATCAGTTCAACGTCAAGAAGTAGTTTACTCTTTTGAAAATGATAATCAAACTACTTATAGAATTTTTAATGGTTAGAATTATACTACAACTACAATTTATCAATTAAAGCAAAATTGGTTAAGGGCTAAGAAGGCTTTAAAAGATTTTAAAGAATTAGAGCAAGATAAAAGCAATCCTGATTTTACTAAAGATGATCCATTTTATAATGTAAATTAGAGTAATATTTAGACTTGTATAAAAAATTATAATAATAAAGTAGCAGAATTACAAAAGATAGTTGATGAAACATATACTTTATTTATTGATACTTTAAGAAAGGCGGTAGAGGATTATGAAGACTCAAAGACAATATGATACCGACTTTCTTAAAAAATTAGACGAATTTAAACATAAAGTAGTTTATGCTCGTATTGAGCTATTAACATTTGATGAATTGCCAATAGAGAGTATAGAAGGTAAGATAACCGGCGGATCGATTAATATTGATGGAACATCTGCGGTCCGCAGGTCTTGTTCCCTTACTATGATGACTAATGAGAAATTATATAGACAATATTCTTGGGGTTTAAATTCTAAATTTAGTTTAGCTATTGGATTAGAAAATAAGATTGATAGTAAATATCCAGATATTATTTGGTTTAATCAAGGTATTTATTTAATTACTTCTTTTAATACTTCTCAAAGTGCTAGCTCATATAGCATTTCTATTCAAGGTAAAGACAAAATGTGTTTATTAAATGGAGATTTGGGAGGAGATTTACCTGCTTCTATAGATTTTGGATAGGAAGAAGTAATTACTTATACTTATAATAAACAAGATAATATAACCAAAGATAACTATATAAAAGGTAAATATTGCTATATTGTCAATAGTGAGGAAGAAGCTAAGAAATATAACGTTTATTATATTTCTACTTAGAATAAACAAACCACTTATTACGTTTTAGATGAAGAAGAATTTAGTAATAGAGAATACTATTTAAGAGAAAGTTATTTAAATTTAATTCAAATTCCTATTTAGACTATTATTAAAAAACTTCTTACAGTTTATGGCAAAGAAAAAGAAAGTAATATAGTTATTAATGATTTAGATCAATATGGTTATGAATTATTGGCTAATAAATGTGATGAAACTATGTATTTTTTTAAAGACGCGCAAACTAATAGAATAGTTAATGCTTCAATAGGGATATTGCCAGATTTATTAGATGTAAATAATAATAAAATAACTGATATGAGTAGTATTAAATTCGATAATTTAGATAGTAATAAATTATTAGATGACGCTTCTGAACCGACTAAAGTAAGACTGGTAAATAACGGAACTATTTATACTATTATAAGTCGAACAACTAATGAAACAGTTGGTTATCGTATTTGTGATTTAGTCTATGCAGGAGAACTTATTACGAGTGTTGGTGAAAATATAACTAGTGTATTAGACAAAATTAAAAATATGTTAAGTTGTTTCGAGTATTACTATGATATAGATGGTAGATTCATTTTTTAGCGAAAGAAATTTTATGAATATTAGTCTTGGACTAGTATAGTGAATAATTCTAATGGAGATAGTTATATTGAGCCTGCAGTTTATTCTTCATCTTCAATTTATTCATTTAGAGACGGATAGACAATTATTTCTTTTAACAACACTCCACAGATTGCTAATTTAAGAAATGATTTTTCTATTTGGGGATAGAGAGAAAGTGCGAGTGGTGCTGAGATTCCTATTCATCTAAGATACGCGATAGACCAAAAGCCTATTTAGTATACTACGATTATTGTAAATGATAATGATATAAATAGATATAAATCTACAATGTATAATAATGATATTTTTGATACTATGAATCCGCAATTAGAACAAAAAACTTATAAAAATAAGTGGTATCGAAGTGAAAATGAACCAGGAGTTATTTATTGCGATTGGCGCGAAGTTCTATATCGTATGGCTGTAGATTATTATCAATATAATTATGCAGATGATTTTACCAGTAAAGTGGCGACCGCGAATCCTGACCTCTATCCTTCTGGAATAACTGGTTATGAGACTTATTATGTAGATTTATTCTCCTTTTGGAGAGATATTTATGATTATGATAAATTAGATTTCAAGGAAGAAGTAAAAAATAATCCTGAGAATTTAAATTTCTGGTTTGATTTTATTGGGGAAGAAAATGCGGATATTGCTAAATATTCAGTCCAATTAATTGGAGATAGAACAAAAGCAATTAATGATACTAATGTAAAAGTTATATGTTATAGAGATACACCTGATGTATTATTTATGACATAGACTGATTATGATTCTATTATTTAGAATAACTATCCAACAGAAAGTGGATATATTTGGATCAATATCCCTTCTGGATATGACAATTATTTTAAGATTAGTTCTAAGGGTAAAAGCGCAGTTGATGAGATTGAGGATTTGCTCTATACAACTGCTTACTGTGCGGAGAGCGTTTCAATTTCTACTATTCCAGTTTATTATTTAGAGCCTAATAATAGAATTTATATTGAAGATAAAAGAAGTGGCGTTGAAGGAGAATATTTAGTTAATAAAATAACTATTCCATTAACTTATAATGGTTCAATGTCTATTAGTGCCACCAAAGCGATATCAAGAGTATATTAAGGAGGACCACTAAATGGCAAGAAAGATAAGACAAATTCGTTATTATGGTGAAGGTCTTAATTCTAAGAACTATCCAAGTGATGTTAATATGAGTAAATTAATTACAGGAGCCGCATTTAAAAATAATAATCAAAATGTATTAATTACTCAATTAGGTATTTAGACTTTGCCAGGAACGAAATTTTATTTAAATGATAGCGCTAATGCTATTATTGTTGGAAATACTGGTATTTATGAATTAGACTTAGAAGGTATTTCTACTATTAATTTAATTAAATTTGATAGAAGCTCTATGAATTTGATTAATCAAAATCAAGAAGCATATCTTATTATAGATTATTTATTTGAGGAGGGTTGATAATGGGTTTTTATGGTAATATAACTAATACTTCAAAAACAACCTTTACTTTTGATAAAATTTACAGTAATAGACTTCAAATGGATAATAGTTGTACGAGTGATGGTATATTTTTAGGACGCTATGTTTTAATTGAATATGGTCTTCCTGCCACTCAATATTTAGTAGGATATCTTGATAATAAAATTATGTATGATGATCCTTCTGATAGAAGTGATTCTCATATTATTTTATGTGAGAATGGAAAATTAGTAAAAGTTAAAAGAAGCAATCAATGGTATTTATATGTGGGAAATGTAACCGCAAGTGGGACTAAAGAGTGGAAATATCTCACTAGAATTACTAATGATAGAGTTGATGATGAATAGTATAATTTAAATTATCAAATAGACTATCCTGTTTATGGTCGCGGTTATGATTCTACAGTTTGGATAAAACAATACATCAATAATCAAGAGACTTATGTTTAGATTGCTGAATTAAATACTGTTGTTCCAAATTTTTCAATTTATCCATTACTTCCTCAAGATCCATATATAGCAGTTGATGATGCTAGCGTTGTATATTAGCCAGGTAAATATTATTATTATGATGAAACTGATAGTCATTATAAATTAGATAATAGCGATACTAAAACTGAGGGGCGCATTTATTATTTAGAAAGTGAGCTTGGACCTGCGATAACCACAGATCAAAGTAGCACAAATTTACTTTATAAATTAAGAGTTCCTACTAATTTCCAACTTGATTTAGATGATAATAATATTTATTATAATAAAGAAGGATTCAATAAAGCAAAACGTTCTTATGATAATACGACAGAAAATACTATTAATTATAAATTAAGTTAGTCAGGATATAGATTTTATTATAATGTAGAATAGGATAATGTTGTTGGTGAGCCGATCGAAGACGGCTACGACTGCAAATCTCTTGTTGTGAAGCTTCCTGCTCTTGGTAATGCGGTATGTGATACCTATGACTTGCTTTATGGTCAAAATCGCGATGATTCTGCTACTAATTTTGATAAAACTAATATTAAAGGTGCTTTGAATACCCTTAATAGAAAAATGAGTTTAGATAAACTAGATACTAATAAACTTATTTATTTTTCTACTGAAACTGATAATGATATTAATGATAATTATATGAAATCTGCGACTATCGAAGGAGATAATTTGATTTCAGTAGATGCGAATATTGAGAAGAATAGTGGAGTTATTAAAATTACTCATAATAATTTAGATGTAAGTAAAGCATCAAAAAGCTATGGCAAAGATATTGATTTTGGTACTTTTGGTTCTTCTATTACTTTACCTAAACTATTTACTGATAGGGCGGGACATATTGTAAAAGAAGAAACATTTTCAGTTAGTATTCCAAAAGGCTCTTATATTAATACTAAAGAAGGTAATGTTTTTACTTCTTTAAATTTTATTGATACTACTGGAGCTTTAAGTAGTGAGAAATCTTATTTAGGTACTTTAACATTAGGAACTGGATATATCACTAACAATAAATTAAATACTATCACTAAAGATACAACTCTTAATGATAGTATTACTAAATTAATTGATAATAGCGATAGTAAATATAATACTTTATTGGGTCAAACTAATAATAGTTTTGGTAAAGATACTGTTCCAACTCTTTATGGGTTAAGACAAGGGATTAATAGTGACAGAGACAGTATTAGTAATCTAAGTGATAAAATTGATATTTTGAATGGAGCTGTATCTACTACTAATTCTGTTGCTTATAGTATTAAATAGGCTATTGATAAATTAGATAAAGCTGATAATAAAGTAGATAAACAATTCGTTACGGCGGTAGAAGAAAAAGATGGTTTAATAATTGTTTCAAGAAGTGCTTTACAAGAAAGTGATTTACCTATTACTTTTGATGGAACTTATAGTAGTAGTAATAAAGTTGCTACTATGAGTAGTTTAAATACTTTAAAAACTAATCTTTTAGGTGGCTATACTGGCACATTAGCTGATATAAATACTTTAACAAGTAGCAAATTAAATGAAAGCGCGGTCCGTGGTCTTACATACAATGCGACTTCTGGAGATAATGGAGCTAAAACAGTAGCAGAAATGTTTGATTTAATTGTAGCTTTACAAAATAAAAACGCGGAATTGAATAAAACTATTAAAGCATTATAGGATAAAGATACAGAATTAAATGATTTAATTACTGGATTAAGAACTGATGTTGATGCTTTAAAGAAAAATTCAAACAATACTGATACTCCATCTGAAACAACTTAATTTAAATAAAGGGTTTGGTCTTAATAGGCCAAACCCTTTTAGTATTGATTAAAAAAATTTTATAAATAATAGAAAGGAGTCGATTATCTTGCCTAATACATTAAATAAATATGTAAAATTTGTCAGAGGTTCTAAAACTGCTTTTGAAAGTTTAGGAACCAAAAGAGACAATGATACTTTATATTTTATTTATGAGGAAAATGATTCTTCTGGAGAACTTTATTTAGGTAGTCGTCTAATTTGCGGTGGAATTAGTTCCGCGGGTAAGTTAAGCGATTTAAGTGATATTGTTCTCAATGAAGTTAAAACAAATCAAGTTTTAATTTATGATGAAGAACAAAAAAAATGGATTAATTAGGGTTTAGAAAATAATGAGACTTTAATTAATTCTATTGTTGAAAAATTATCTACGGAAGAAAATTTAGCTAAATTAGCTCCCGTTTTTAAAGGTACAGTTCCAGGTTTAGTTCCAGTTTCTTTACACGAAATTAAAGGGAAACATATTCTTACCGATGCTGGTACATGGATTGATATGCCAGTAGGAACATTAACTTAGGGAGATATTGAAACAATTAATATAGCTAATAAATATTTAGTAGATAAAGGTCCTGATAATTTGGTAACTCGTGTTGAAGCAGTTGAACAAACTGTTTCTTGGACTGATATTTAAAGGAGTGAAAAAGATTGAACGTTAAGTTTTTAAAAGGCTCTCAAGCCGAATTTGACAATGTGGCAGGTAGATATAAACCTGGTGCATTTTATTTAGTAATTAATGATAATAAGTCTGCGGAGGACTATAAAAAACCAAGTCGTCTTTATTATGGTGTGGATGAAAATAATTGCGTTCCTGTAAATCAGGGTATTAATGTAGTTGATACTACCGCAGGTTTACCTCAAAGTTTTAACCAAAATACAGCAGGCGAATTTTATTATGTAAAAGATAAAAATATTTTATGTATTAATAATGGTAAAGGTTGGATTCAAACTAATACCGATACTGTTTTAGATACTAGTAAAAAAAATAGTAATGTATCAGTAAATAGTAATCCTGAAAAACCTAATGGAGTTTCTATAACTAATACTATTGCTGATAGTAGTGGTAATATTATTACTGAGACTTATGATATTATAGGTAGCGATTATATTCAAATTGAAGCAGTTCCTGCTATTGATGATAAAGGTGTAGACACTGTTAAACTGAGTTTAAAAGGAATTAATTATCAATTAAGTTCTTCTTTAAACAAAAAAACTTTAAATGTTAATTTAAAAAATACTGATACTGATGCAGGTAATTTTAATATTATTGCTGGTAGTAATGTTAATATTGCTGAAAGTTCTGCGGGTAATTATACTTTAAGTGTCGATAAAGCAGTTGATGATATCAACATAATTAATCACGCTACTGGTACTGGTTTTACTGCTTCTATTAGCGGTCCTGGCGTTGAAGGAGCTAGTAATAGTACAACTTTATCTGCTGATATTGATCCAGAAATTGCTTTAGAAGGTAAGGATGGCAGCTATAAATTTAAAGATGGTGTTTTAACTCTTCCAGTTTATAGTAAGCAAGACATTGATAATTAGCTTAGAACGATCAATGCTATGGTATTCCGCGGCGGATTCCAAGTTAAAGATGGAGCTATTACTTATGATAGTTCTGATATCACTGAAATTGCTGAAGGCAATACCTTTATTTATACTGGAGCTGAAGATACTCTTTGGAACGGTCATTATTTACGTCCTGGTGATTTAATCATTGCTTCTGGTAAAGAGGTTGATGGAGTTATTACTGGCACTATTAACTGGACTTATGTTCCTTCTGCTGATGATCCTGTTACTGAAGTTGAAGGAGCTAAAGATGAGAGCACTACTGGTTTTATTATTAAACTTGGTCCTACCAAAGAACTTTTAGAGTATGCTCTTAAAGGCGAAAATGGTATCACTTTAGAGACGAAAGTTATAAAAGATTCAAGTAATAACCCTACGAATTCTAAAGAAGTTACTATTAAACATAGTAATACTTTAACTGTAAATGCTCCAGTCTCTCAAGGTTATGCTGATGAGTAGACTATTGTTATCAATGAGCCAACTGAAATTGATGCTCAAGGTCATGTAATTAAATCTACTCAAAAAACATTTACTGTAAAAAATACTCACCAAGAAATTACTAACGCAGATTATACAGTAAATGGTACTGATACTTTAATTCCTAATCTCAAAGTTGCTGGCGCTGATCTTGAAGGTAAACCACTTGTTTTCGCTAGTGACAGCTTAAAGGTTAATGTTTCTGCGGCAACCGCGACTAATGATGCGAAAGTTAGTTTTGAGTTAGAGTGGGGAACATTCTAAGGGCAATACTATTTAATAATAAATATAATTTTTTCTATTTTATATAGAAGAATGTTTTATGGGGAAAGATGAAATATTCTTTCCCCATATTTTTTTTAGGATAGAAAGGAGTAAATTATGTCTAAAATACATTTTCGTCCCGTTTAGGGTCCAGAAGAAAAGATAAAAGCATATCCACAAACTGATGGATATTTTTATGTGGCAACAGATACCGGACGAGTTTATTTAGATACAGCGACTGAGAATAAAATACCAATAGGCTCAAGTGGCGTTTAGGTAATTTATGGAACTGAAAAAGAAGTCGGAATTGATTATGATGCGGATGAGAATCCGATTGGATATTCAATTCGTTTATCTAATTTATCAAGTTCTAATCCTCATGTAAATGATTTAATTTTAAATAGCGATGGAGCATTTTATCGTATTAAAGGATTTAAATTAAATGATGATAAAGAAGAAGTCGCAAGTTGTGAAAAACTATTAGCGGGCGGTGGAAGCCAAGATCAAGAAGTTAAAGTAAATGGTACTGTGTCTTTAACTTTAGACGGACCTACTGATGTGCTTAATGGCGAATCAGTAAGTGTAACCGCACTTGTAAAATGTAGAACAATAAATGGAGAGCCAGTTCTTGATTCTGTCGAAGGTACTTTAACTATTAGATAGAAAAAGAGTGATGGTTCTTGGGAAGATATTTATAGTGAAGCAAAAACTTATCAACATAATAAACCAATTACTACTGATATTTCTGCTTATTTAAGAAATTCTTCTATACATGAAATTGAGTTTATTGTTAGTAAGAATAGTGATCCTACTAATAATCATTTTTCTACTACTAAAAAGACTCAATTCGTAACTACACATGAATTAACTCTTCAATGGCAAGAAAGCAAATTTAATAATGATTTACCTTTTGATAATGGCCAAATTAATGTTACTTGGCTAATGTCTGATAAAGTAAATAGTGCTATTGAAGTTTATTTTGATAATTATTTAATTTTAGATAAAGAGTATAGTAGCACCAATACTAGAAATGAAGATAGTATTACTATAACAAAAAATACTGTTATTTTAAATAATAATAATGATTCTACAATGACTTTAGCAAACTATTTTCTTCATGGAGAACATACTATTAAGGCTAAACTTTATTTAGTTAACAGTGGCGAAAAAGGAAATGGTACTGATTTTATTGAAAAAGAAATTGTTATTTTAGATAGAAGTAGTAAAACTCCTTTGATCTGGACTGGTGATTTTAAAACAGAATATTACACTTATGAAACTATTAAAATTCCTTTCAGAGTATATGATCCTAATGTGACGACCGCAAAAGTTAGCTTATATAAAAATGGTGTTTTATTAAGTACTCGTGAAATTGCTGATTAGAATGTATGGCAATATTGGGAAATTACTAATCTTTCTGTTAATGACAGCTCTTATTATACAATTAAAGTAGGAACTGAGCCATATGATTATTCTCGTAATTTTACTTTTATAATTAAAATAGACCCATTAAGGAATATGGAATTAGCTAGAAGTAATGATTTAAAAGTTAATTTCGTTGCTACTGGACGTTCTAATTCTGAGAGTAAATTAAGTCGTGAAACATTAGAAATTAATGGTAAATACGCAGAATTTAAAAACTTTAACTGGTATAATAATGGTTGGGTTTTTGATGATAACAATACTACTTGTTTAAGAGTTAGTAATGGTGCTGAAGTCTCTATTCCTATTGGACAATTGTCTTTTGATAATAGTTCTTCCACTCCTACACATAGTATTGAAATTCAATTTAAAATTAGAAACCCACAAAATTATTCTAAAGTAATTACTAAATATACTCGTTATAAAGCAAGCGATGAATCTGGAAAGTCTTGGACTGATAAAGATGCTTGGAATGCATTTAAAGATTAGACTACTTATGTTAATTATGATGAATTTTTAACAAAAAAATATTTACCAGAACATCCAGAAGCTCCAAGTTATGATGAATTGACTTATAATGGTTTAGCTCAAGATTTCAATTTAAATAATCTTGTTTGTGCTTATGGATCTTTAAAAAGTCCTTTGGGTATTTATTTTAGCCCACAAGATGCTACATTTACTGCTAACGGTGATGAAGAAACTGTCTCAGTCGATTTTGTAGAAGATAAAATGTTATATTTAACATTTGTTTATACAAGCTCTAAATCTAGTCATACTGGTGGAGATTCTAAGTTATTAGAAATTTTCTTAAATGGAGTATTAACAAGCGTAGCTCGTCGTTCTGGTAGTTCTGCTTGGACAGTTGACTCTGATGTTATTAAATTTATGTCTAATACTTGTGATATTGATATTTATAGTATTAGAGTTTATGATGCTAGTTTAACTATTCCTGATGTAGTTTAGAATTACGCTTTTGATAAAAAAGACATTAATCAATGGGACTAGAAAGATTTGTATGATTATAATACTATTTTAAACGATTATGTATTTTCTTATCGTAAAATGCTTGATTATAATATTGGACACACTGATAAACCATTAATGCCATATATTATTTTAAAGACTACTAAAAACAATAGTGAAAGTACGGATAATAGACTTCCCTACTCTAAAGATAATGGTGCTCAAAAGGGAACTATGGAATTCGTAAATGTTCCATTAGATACTGCTTATGCTAAAGGTGAGCTTGATAAGATAGTTGAAAAAGAAGGTTGGAAACCGGTTGTAGATAGTAAAACTAATGAAGTAATTTATACTGCGGTATAGAATTATTATTTACATCATTGTCCTAGTTTTATCACTCTTTTTGATGGAGCAACATTTTAGGTTTAGGGAACTTCTTCACGTAATTATCCAAGACGTAATTACAAAGCTAAATGTAAAGAAGCTATGTTTATGAATAGAGGACCTTTTGAATCTATTTATAAAGAAGAAGAAGCTAATGATAGTCTAAATACAAAAAGTAAAAGTTATCTTGAATTCTTTTACATGGATAACAATACTGTTGGCACTACTAAATTTACTTTAAAGATTGACTTCATGGAATCTTCTGGAGATTATAATAGAGGATTCGCCAATTTAGTTAATGAAACTTATTCTAAGCATCCAGTGGAAGATTATCAAAATTCTTTTGATAAATATGACTTGTATGGAGATATTGATGATTATAGAACTTCTGTAAAGGGATACCCTGTTTTAGCTTTCCATTGGCCTTCTACTGATGATAATGAATATAGCGAAAATGATATCATTTATATTGGAAAATATAATATGTTATTGGATAAAGGCTCCGACGAATGTTATGGGTTTAAACCTAACAAAAAAGTTTTATAGAATTAGATTGAAGGAACTCCAAGGGTAAGAGATATCACCGAATGCTGGGAATTTTAGAATAATTCAAGAACGTATTGTTCTTTCCGTGATCCTTGGAATAGATATAAATTATCTTTTAGACCTCCGTTAATGGATGATAATAATTCAACAGGCTATTTAACTTCTGGCGGAGCTCCAATGGTTGCCGATTCTTTTGAAGTTAGATATAATTCTAATGATGATTTAATCGCAGATAAATTATTTAACTGTGTTTCTGCGGAAGCTACAGATACAGATAAAATAATTGAATTTACTGATGGAATAAATAATACAGTTCCAAGTAGATTAAAATCAGAAACAATTGTCGATGAAACTACAGGAACTAAACATAAATAGTGGACTATCACAAATCCAGGACAAGATCCTGTTATATTCGATATGAAAAATAGAAATACTTCTCGTGAATTACTTCTTGCGTTAATGTCAAATTGGGAGGATGCTGTAAGTTGGGTTTGGAGCACTTGTTTAGATTGTAGTATTGATTTTGATGGAACTTTATATGAAATTCCTTCAATGGGTAAGTATGAAGAAATAGATTTAGCCGAAGCTAAATATGAACCAAATAAATATTATTTATTTGATAAAGTTGATGAAAGCGGTAGCGAAACTTATAAAATTGCTACAGAAAAATTTGATTCAGAAGAAAAGTATTATGTTTATAATAAAGACAGTAAAGTTTATAGCATAATTAAATTAACTGATGATGATAATAAAATTTATTAGATAAATAAATATTATATTTTATAGGATTAGGATAATAAAATTTATGTTCTAGATTCTGAAAAATATAATCCTTATACCACTTATTATTCTTTTATTGAAGATGAAAATCAAATTGATGATAAATGGTTATTATCTACACCAGTAACTTATAATTCAGTTACTTATACAAAAGATAGTAAAGAATATCGTCAAGCCAAATTCAAGAATGAATTAAGTAATTATTTTAATATTGAGTATTTAGCAACTTATTTTTTAATGACTGAAATTTTTGAATGTTATGACTCTCGTGGTAAAAATGCAATGTTTGCTTCTTGGGGACCGCAAAAAGGAAATGTTGAAAAAGTTACTGGAATTCAACATTATATTTGGTATCCTATTTTTTATGATATTGATACTCAATTAGGTATTAACAATACTGGTATTCCATCATTTGAATATTATGTTGATGCTACTGAAGATGGTAGCTATTCTACTAACGATAGTGTATTATGGAACAACTTCTATACTTTCTTTAAGAGTAAAATTATTGATAAGTATAAACAATTAATGGGTAAGCCAAATGGATCTTATGATTAGAGCCAAGTAAAACAAATTTTTAAGAAAGAATCTGGTACTTCTTCTAAAAAAAGTGATGTTGTTGATAAATGGTATAAAACAGATCCTTCTTTATTCCCAGGTAGTTATGCTGTATAGGGAGAGCGTCCTATCATCGCTTTAGATTTAGATGAAGAATATAAATATATTATTCCGACTAATTCAGCAGCAAAAGATACTATTTTTGGTCGTATTACTAATGGTGGCCAATACGAAATAGAAAGTGATTAGTATTTCTATGCTTTATAGGGCGACCGCAATCTTTATCGTTCGCAGTTTTTAACCAACCGTCTTAATTATATTGACTCTTGGTTAACGGTTGATGAATATTCTGGAGATAGTGGTAGTAATAATATCATAAGCCGTATTTCTGCTAATAATCCAAATACTACATCTGATGAATGGATTGAAGGAACTAATAATCAAGGTTTAACTAATTTAATAACTAATTCTCAATATTGGAAAAATGGAAAAGAATTTGGTACTAAAAATCATATGTTTGATGGTGAATATTGGATTAAGATGGAGCCTGCCCGTCGTTCTTACGTTACTGTTGGAACTGATGGAGCAAATTTCCCATCTTAGAAATATGATGGTTTAACTCCTGTTAGATTTACTGCTCCAGATTTAAAGAAAGGTATTATGTCAAGTGGTAATTACCGTGAACAATTATATTATATTTATGGCTTAGAATAGATGAAATCTCTTGGAGATTTAAGTAAATTATATTTCCAAGAATTATTTATTAGAGGTAAGGCTAATAAATTAGTAGATTTGTTATTAGGATATGATGGTCTTTCTGAAGAAGGAAAAGAATATAAAAACAATGACGTAAACAATTGGAGTTATCCCAGTGAAGGTATGCCATTATTAAAAGAAATGAATCTTTGTAATATTAGATTCTTAAATCCAGTAGCTTTAGACTTAACTAAAAGTGAAAAATTAGAAAACTTTAGAAATACTGGTTCTAATGTCACTAAAGTTTAGTTCGCTGAAGGCGTTGCTTTAAATACTTTGTATTTAACTGATTATACGAATTATTTAAGTTTAATAGAAGCGAATCTTTTGACTAAATTAGTTACTAAATATGTATATCCTACAGTTAATCCTATCACTAATCGTCTTGAAGTTGCGGAAGAAAATAAAGGATTGTATATTAAAAATTTAACTGATGTTGAAGATAACGTTATTACAACGAGTATAAAAACTTTTGATATTCGCGGTGGTAATTTAGATTATTATTCTTACGAATTATTAAGACGTTATTATCTTGGTTGTGAAAAGAGTAATTTAACTGGATGCGAAGTTAATTTAACTAATGTCCAATGGAGTCCTTATAGATTATTAAATGATGATAAAGCGGAATTAGATAGTATTAATATTAAGTATTATAAAGATAACGGGCATTTCCAACTAGAAAAAATTAACGCAGAAGATGTAAGTAAAATTACTCCGAGTGAAATAAAAAATAATTTAATTTATTATTATGATAATAATGTAAATGGATATAATGATATTCATAGTAAAATTATTGATTATACTTTATTACGTAATTTGTATAATGGAGCCCCGACTAACTTTAAAGGTATTAATTAGACTTATCCTAATATAACTGGCATTATTTACATTGAAAATACTCAAGAAATAGAAGAACACGTAATTCAAGAAGAATTATAGAGTATTTATCCTAATCTAATTATTTTTGTAAAAAATGTTAAGAAAGAATATTCCGCTAAGTTTGTTCTCGAACAAGAAGACGCGAATGGAGTATTAATTCAAGAAATTTTAAAGACTTAGAAATTACCTTTATCAAGCTCTAAGTTTTTTGATAATCCTACAGATTCTTCAAGTGAAACTTATATTTCTTTTGGTAGTTTACAAGAAAAAATGCCAACCTATAATTTTAAAGGTTGGGAAGATGATACTGGTGAATTGGTAATTACAGTTGGAAAAGATGTAAATGAAAAAGATGCTGTTTTAAAAGATAATTGGGGTTCTTTATCCTTACAGTCTAATAAAATAGATTATATCTTTAAAGCAAGATTTGAACGTAAATCTTATACAATTACTTTTGTTAATGGCGACCGCGTCGTCAATGATTCAACCGTAAAGAAAGTATTTAATTATGGTGAAAGAATTACTGTTCCAGATGAATTTTATTATTTTAATAATACAGAAGTGACAGATTTGCCAAATGGAGAAAATTCTTTAGAGTGGACTTGGAAACAGACTGGATGGGCTGATAAAGATGGAGTTAAAATTGATTTAACAAGATAGTTAGCTTATGCCGACCGCGAATTCTATGCTGTTGGAGAGCCAATTAGTGTTTATGACAATATCTTAGTTAATGATTCTACTCATAAATATTATGATATTATAAATTCTGACGGAGAATTATCATTTGTAATGACTGATTTAGCTAAGAATTTAAAAGGTAAAATCACTTTACCTACAATTTATAACGGCTAGCCAATTACAAGAATTAGATACAGTCAAGTTAATCCATCTGCGGCAGTGGGTATTCAAGTAAATCCTAATATTACAGCAGTATTTTTTGCTCCAAAAGACAGTAACAAAATTTCTGTAATAGATGATTATGCTTTTACTTTAGATAGTGGATTGGAATATTTTTAGTTCAGTGATTGTTTAAAGAAAATTGGCATCAAGGCATTTTATCAATGTCCTTTAAGTCGTAATAATATAATTCCTTATTCTTCTTCTACGGAAGGTTTGACTTTTGGAGCTCAAGCATTCTATCAAAGTAAAATGGGGTCTTATTCTCCTTATAATTTAATTATAGAGGGATGTAAAGATGGTATTCTTAACTTTGATGTAAATGCGTTCTCTGGTTAGACAATTTTAAATATGTCTGGTAATTAGTTTAAGGGTTATACTGGTGCTATTCAAGTATAGATTGGCACTAATAAACATCCAATTAAATAGATTACGGCAGATAGTTCTGGTAATATTTTTACTCCTCGTCAAACAGGTATGCCTACTGTCGCTAATGGATATACAGGTCGTTTTAGATATTATTATGTTGCTAGTTATGGTGAAAGTGTTAAGAATACTTTACATAGAATTTATGAAGCAATGATATCTAATAGAGCAAACTTTGAAGAAGAACCTATTGTAAAGTGAGGATAAAATATGGAAAAAGAAATTGTTTATAGATATATGGGTTCTAATGGCATTATTGAATCTTCTATATAGTTATCAGGAATTCCTGCAACTACTTTATATAGATTAATAGCAGATTACAATAAAAAATTAACGAGAGATGGAAAAGAGTTTTTTTCCATCTCTCCTTTAGTTCCTGAAAATGAATTAAAAGAGTGGTATGAGGTTTAAATAGGCCAGAATACATTGATTTAAATATAAAAAAAATTAGGTTAAATAGGAAAAGAAACTATTTAACCTAATTTTTTTAGAAAGGAAGAGATAGATTTGATAGTTAAAAATGATAGTGTTATCGAGCAAGCTAAGTGGGAAGAACTTCAAAAGAAAATCAATACTTTAGCTAAAGATAACTCAATAAAAAACATTAATGGAAAAATCGTTGAAATAAAATCTATTGAAGACTATTATAGTAATATCACTGGTATCGTTCAAATGAAGAAATTAGATCCATCTGTTCTTCGTATACCTTTAGATGAACCTATTATAAATATAAATGCTGATACTCGTCAAATTGAATTAACTAAAGAATTTGGAAAAACGCAATTACTTACTGTCGAAAATGATCATTTGGCAGAAACAATTTATTTTCAAATTGATAGATATTTTGATTTACAAGATTTAGCAGCTGATGATATTAAAATTTATATTCAGTATTATTTAAACGATCAAGTTCAAGGTTATTCTGAAGCTATTTGTCCTGATATCGGGACTGCTGGAAAATTGATTTTTGGATGGCAAATTAGTGATGAAGTGACTAGTGAATCTGGTACTTTATAGTTTTCTATTATTTTCTTTAAAAAGAATCCAAAAGATAATAATAATTTAATGTATGTATTTAATACATTGCCAGCACAAATGGTTATTAATAAAACTTTAGATATTGACGAAGATTTAATTACTGCTTAGCCCGTTGATTATTTAACTAGTTATTTAGAAAGTTTAATTGACTCAAAGAAATCTGCGGGCTTTGGTGTTCCTGATAATGTAGCTTTCTTAACAAGTATTTTAAATAATAAATCTGTTTATTTAACAGGAGATAAATTATATGCTTTAGCTTATAATGATACTTTAAATAATCCAGATAATACTACTATTGAGTATAAATGGATTTGTAATTATAGAGGAACTAATACTGAATTAAAAAGTGGTATTGGTTATGAATATAAAAAAATTATTGAAGATAATAGTATTTTTAGTGGAGATATGATTTATAATGAGAAATTAACTTATTTCACTAAAAATGGAGATTCTTATATTAATAGTAGTAGTGATATTAATCTTGAAAACTATACTGCTAAGAAAAATGACCTCTACCTAAAAGTTCAATACTGTGAAGTTGATGGATGTGGAAGTTATAGCGTTACCGCATTTGGTACAACTGCCAATCAAGTAAGTAAAGAAGTTAAATGGGCTGGATTAGCTATTTCTGTTGAAGGAATTAGTGAAGATTTTAGAATTGTTCTTGATCCTTCCCCTGATAATGGATGTTATTATGGTTCTTCTAATACTATTACTGCTGTTGGATAGAATGATGAAGGCGTTCAGTGTACTTATCTTTGGAAAAAGAATGGCTCTGATTTTAGCACTGAAAAAACTGTAACTTTAACTAAAGAGGATAATTATACTTTATCAGTTCATGGTTATAAAAATAAAGATAATATAGATTATCCTATAATTAGTTTTACTAATTATTTTGACCCAACTAATTTAGTTCCTGTTATTAAAGAAGTTTCAATTGAAAATGGAAAATATATTGTTAAACTCGAAAATACTAGTGAGTTAGGCAATGGTATTTATGAATATCAATGGAAAAATGCGAATGGTCTTACTCAAAAAACAACTTCTGAAAATTCAACAGAAGTAGATGAAAATATTACTCAAGTAGCTGTAATTATCTAGAAAGGTGAAAGAAAATCAAAACCAGGAACCTTTAAGATTGAGGGGTAAGATAAATGATAACTAATCCAACTGATTATTATAGTGTTTTACATCAAATACAAGATGAAAACTTTCCAGTTAAGTATCCTGCTCTTCCAGCCCCAGAAGATGAAAAGTTAGTTTAGATAGATTTAAACTCAAGAACTATTAGTAATGAAAATAGTTATATTACAGTTGAAGGCGATCATGCTGCTGAAATTATTTATTTTGAAATAGATAGATATTTTGATACTATGGATTTAACTAATATGATGTGTATTATTTAGTATATTAATGCTGATAATGAAAAACGCATTTATCCCGTTCCATATTATGATACTTTAACTCACAAAGATAAAATTATTTTTCCTTGGGTTTTAAATTATAGTGCTACTAAAAAATCTGGTACTTTAAATTATATGATAACTTTTTATAAAATAGAAAAAGATTCTAATAATTTACTATATAATTTAAATACATTACCAGCAAGTCTTTAGGTTTATTCCAAACTTAATTTAGATTCTATCGTAAAAGAAGAAGATTATTATGTAATTGATGATAGCCAAGTAGTACAACAAATTTGGGAACGCTTAGCACGTTTAGAAGGATTTGTTGGCGGTAATGGGTTGGATGTTTATTGGATTGTTCTCGAATAAATAAACCAAATGGTATAGAATTATTAATTTAATTCTATACCATTAATTTATAGAAAGGAGTTATTGAAGATCGATGGCTCTATTTAAAATTTTAAAAGGTGATTCAGATAGATTAGTCACCTATGATGCGAAAGCGGTTAATGGAAAAATACCTTTTCCATCTTTAGATTCTGGAAAAACTTTATTTACAACAGTAGAAAGCACTCCTATTACAGAGGGTTATGCTTATTTTACAGAAGATACTCATAAATTCTATATTGATACTGCGGATAAAAGATTAAATCTATACACCGATCATGCGGATTATGCTACTTATGATGAAAATGGTCGTAATTTAGCAGAATTGTCAGAAGTATCTTATGAAAATATTGATGATAATGGAAGTAAAATTGGTGCGATAAATATCAATGGAATTGAGTATAATGTTACTTGTCCTGCGGATGTAGCAAGTAAACCTGTAAATAAATATGTGTTTACCGCGAAAGTAAATTAGAATACATTTACTATTCCTTTTGATTTTGATGATAGTAGTGCTTTAACTTTATATTATAATGGTATTATGCTAAAAGAAAATGATCATTACACTGTTAAGGGAAAAGTTATTACTTTAAATGGGTGGACTAGTGAAGCTGATGATTATCTTACTGTAATGGGTATTGAGGGCGCGGCCGCGATTAATGTTGACGAAAAAGTGGCTTAGATTCAAGAAGCAGTAGATAACGCCGAAGTGACTATTAATAATAAAGTTGCTGATGCTATTAAATCTATTGATAATAAATTGGCGACTGTACCTGATGATGTAACTCAAGCAGTTTATAAAAATAAATCTAATATAATGACCGCGGATGGTAGAATTACTATGGATAATAGTTATGTTCCTACTGCTGATATGGAATTAGCTACTAAAAAATACGTTGATAATGCCACTCCTCCTACAGTTGGAACTACTACTGATTATTCTATTTATATTGGATCTACACAACCTGCTTCTGGCACCGCGCCTTTAATATGGATAGATACAACCGCTAAAACTGGTACTTTTAAATATAGAACTTCTACCACAGGCGCTTGGACACCTGTTCCCGTGGCTTGGATTTAATATAAATTTATTGCAAGAAAAAGGAGATAATATTATGGATCAAAATTTAATTAATCAGTTATTTCAAGTATGTTTGATTCCTATGCTTGGCGCTTTAACTACTTTTATAGTTATTTGGATTAAAGCAAAAAGTGCAGAATTACAAAAGAAAACTAACAATGATATTTTAAATAAATATGTGCAAATGGCTACTGACACAATTACTAACTGTGTTATTGCCACTAATCAAACTTATGTAAATTCTCTTAAAGAACAAGGTAAGTTTGATGAAGCTGCTCAAAAAGAAGCATTTTAGAGAACTTATCAAGCAGTATTGCTTATTTTAAGTGATGATGCTAAAGAGTATTTGAATAATGCTTTTGGTGATTTGAATAAATATTTACAAGAGAAGATTGAATCTACAGTAAATAATTATCGTACTCCAAGTGATGATTTAAAACAATAAAAATAAGGGAGACATTCTTAACTGAATGTCTCCCTTATTTTTTTTATCTAAATGGATTTTTCCATCGTCGATTAATTTCGTCATAGCCTTTTTTAAGAAAGTATAAAACTTCACCATTTTTAAAAGTTAAATTATCTTTATTCATTATTTTAATTTGATTTAAATTAATAATTAAACTTGGTGGAATAAAGACAAAATCTGGATGATAAACTAAAGTTCCTATATAGTTTTCAAAAGAAGTTTTTAAAGTTTTACTATTTAGAACCTCATTTTCTAAATGACAACATAAATTTCGTTTTTGAATATCAGCATATAATACTTTACTCAAATCAATTTTTACTTCTCCATTAGGAGTATCTAAATATTTATATTCACGTCTTTTTTCTTCTCTAACTTCATGTAAAATAGAAAAAATTTTTTCTTTATTAACAGGTTTTTTGACGAAGTTAAATGCCTTTACTTCATAAGAAGCTACTCCATAATTTATTTGAGAAGAAACAAAAATTATTTTTCCAATATACCCATTTGTTCTTAAAAGATGAGCTATTTCAATACCATCCATTTTTTTGAATGTAATCCCTAAAAAGATTGCATCATAATCAATATTAGAATCAATTAATTTTCCAGGATCAGTAAATTTATATACATATCCCGGCAAATTAAATTCTTTAAAATACTGATTTATTATTTCTTCCAATGAGTCATTTTGCTAATCGCTATTGTCGCAAACACCTACGATAAAAATTTTAATCACCTTCATTTTGTTTATTTTAGAAAAAATTTTTCTATCTTTATATTCTTTCTATATTATAATTATACAAAAATTTTTAAATATTGTAAAATAAAAAATTATAAAGTGTCAAATTTATTTAATTTTAAGTAAGTGAAATTTTTATCCAAAAAGTGTCAGTAATTATAATATATTTACACAAAATAAAAGCCATATAATAATGAAAGGAAGAGATAAAACCTTTCATTATTATATTTCTCCGGAGGTAATAACATGAATACTTATGGTTATCCATAGCAGTAGTATCCAATAAGTAATAATAGACCTATTTATGGAACAACTGCTACACCTGTGATTCAAAACAATACTACATAGCGAATTAGACCCGTTGCTTCTTTAGAAGAGGTTCGAGCTATGAATATAGATTTTGATGGTTCAGTTTTTTATTTTCCTGACTATGCTAATCGTAGAATTTATACAAAACAAATAAATATGGATGGAACAGCCTCTATTAATATGTATGAATTAAAAGAAATTCCAAATTCTTCTTAGCCTAATAATGATTATATAACACGAGAAGAATTTAATACTACCTTAACTTCTATTAAAGAAGTATTTGCATAGATTATGGGATCTAATAACGCGGTTGCGCCGTCTTAGGAATCGGGTTAGCCAGCTCAATAGCAACCAGTAGAGAGCAAACCGCAGTTTAATTTTTAAGGAGAGTTTCAAATGACACAATCAATGAATCCAATGCAAATTATTGCTATGATTAAAAACGGTCAAAATCCATAGCAATTAGTTTTATCTATGCTTGAAAATCAAATGGGCGGAACACCAATGGGCAATAATTTATTACAAATGGCACGGAACGGTCAATCCGATGACATTGAAAAATTTGCTCGTAATTTGTTTGAATCAAGAGGTTTGAATTTCGATAAAGAATTTAATAGTTTTAAGTCCCAAATGGGGTTTAAATAAATAAAATTATAGAAAGAGGTTTTGTTATGTTTAATTACAATTATCCAATGAGCACGCCGAATTATTCATTATCTGATATTGCTGCGGCTTCTGGAAATGGCTATCGTAATAATGATGGCGGAATGTGGGGAGACGGAGCATGGTGGATTATTATTCTGTTCTTATTCTGCTTCAATGGTTGGGGTGGTAATGGCTGGGGTAATAATGGTGCTAATGGTTCTGGTTTCCAAGGCACTACAACTCGAGAAGAAATCGGCTATGGTTTTAACATGAGCGATCTTAAATCTGGGGTTAATGGTTTAGCTTCTAGCCTTTGTAATGGTTTTAGCGGAGTAAACACTAATCTTTTAAGTGGTTTTGCTAATCTTGCTGAAACTAATAATGCTAATACTCGCACTTTACAGAGTGACATCTGTAATATGGGTATGAATAATATGCAAAATACTTTTAGTATCACTCAGGCTATTAATGCTGATACTGTTGCAAGTATGCAGAATACTAATAATTTAACTCAGCAATTAAATAATATGGCAGCTACTAATGCTCAATGCTGCTGCGAGAATAAACAGTTAGTTCAGTCTAGTTTTGCTGATCTTAATTATAATCTTGCTAGTATTGCTTGCCAGAATCGTCAGGCTACCGTTGATGGTGTCCGCGATATTATTGACAATAATAATGCTAATATGCGTTCTATTCTTGACTTCCTTGTTCAAGATAAAATTGAGACTCTTACCAGTGAAAATAGCACTCTTAAAAATTAGATTTCTCAAAATCTTCAAAATGCTTATCTTATTGATCAGTTGTCTCCAAAAGCAACTCCTGCTTATATTGTTGCTAATCCTTATACCGGTGTTAGTTATACTAGCTATGGATGCGGATATGGTTCAGGATGCGGTTGCAATTCCTGATTGAAGAAAGAAGGTTAAATTATGGAAATAACGGCTAATGCTTTACAATCAGTTGCTACTGGTTCTAATGTAGTATTCACTAACACAGCTGTTGCTGGAAATTGTTCCATAATGTATCGCGAGGGTAGCGGTTTAGTTACCCTCCGCGGTCTTACGAACGGTCAACGCAGAGCTCGTTTCCGCATTTCATTTGGAGGTAATATAGGACTTCCAACTACTGGAACTGCGGGTGCTATTTCTCTGGCTATAGCTATTAATGGAGAGCCAGTTACTACTTCTACAATGATTTCTACTCCTACGGCTACTGGATAGTTTAATAATGTTTCACGTGCTTTATTCCTTGATGTGTTAGGCGGTTGTTGCACTCAAATCAGTATTGAAAACACGAGTTCATAGGCTATTGATGTTGAAAATGCCAGCTTAATTATCGAGAGAGTGGCATAAGGAGGTTTTTTAAATGTGTGATAAATTCCAAGAAATTAAAAAGCAATTATTAACTCAAGTAGAAAGCCAAATGGCTCATTTAGAATGTGTTGATACAAAGGAAATGGGCGAAGTAATAGATATGATAAAAGACCTTGAACAGGCTATTTATTATTGCACTATTACTGAAGCTATGAATGAATTACCTGAAACCACACATTATTATACTGAAAAATATAAATCTCCTCATAAAAAAAGAATCTATAAACCCATGACATATGATTATGATTGGGAAGATTATGATTATGATGAACATGAATATGAGATGCCAACGAGTGGGAAATCTCATGAAACCCATGATAGCAGAGAGGGTCGTAGCGGTGTCCATAGAAAGATGTATATAGAAGCCAAAGAACTTCATAAAGATAAAAGCGTTTAGATAAAAGAATTAGACAAGTATCTTCAAGAATTAAGTTCTGATATAGTAGAAATGATTGAAGATGCTTCTAATGATGAACGTTCTTATATGGAGAAGAAAATCTAGGCTTTAGCATCTAAAATTGGATCTATGAATGGTTAATATTAATAATAGGAATTGGAGGATACTATTAGTATCTTCCAATCATCCTATGTTAATGCGACCTTCTGGAATATATACTTTAGGTTCTTGTGATGATCCTACTTCAACAATTTATATTAATGAAAATATTAGCAATAAAAAATTAAAAAAAGTATTAGCGCATGAATTAACTCATGCTGCTATTTTTAGCTATGATATTTCATTAAAACCAGAAGAAGAAGAATTGATTGCGGATTTGGTGGGAACTTATGGTGAAGAAATTATAAATAATACTAATCTTTTATTTAAATAGATAAAAAAAATAAGGGAATGAAACTATTTTTGTTTCATTCCCTTATTTTTTTTATTAGTCTTTAAGCGGTAATTTTAAAGTCCTTTCATAGTACTCTTTAGCCTATCCATTTCCACCTAAACCTGCATATACTTTAAAGAATTCGACTAACTATTCATACTGTCCTGAAGTCATATATCCTTGTTTTAAGAAACTTTGACATAATTGAATTAATCTAAATCTATAAGAAGCAAGAATTATTTCAATATATCTCTCACTAATTTTCTTCTCTTCTAATACAAAAGATCTCAAATTATTTAGATCTTCTTTGATTGGAGCTATATGCTCTTCAATTAATTCTTCTAATTGTTCATCTTTCTTTTCTTCTGCCAATTTTTGATACATTTTCATTTGAGTGTAAATATATCTACAAAAGGCTAAGAGGCCAGCAGAAATAAGACCAAAAAATATTTCTATAAAATGCTAGGCAATAAAAGTAGACATAAAAAATACCTCCTTCCATTAACTTCTAATATATTTTAAAAGAAAGGAAGGAGGATTATTTATTTAAGGCCTATTTATTACTCCCAATTAAAATCATTATTGGAACTTTCTTTCGTGAAATATGCAGTATATAGACATATAGCATCACATATATCATCATTGGCTTTTATATTATATTTTTGCTATACAAAATCAATATCGGCTTGTTTAAGAGTTTCACGTTTAATACTGCGACCAGTTTTAATTCCAAGTTTTTTGCGCCATTCACTTGCCTACATCAGCTCTAATGTTTTGGAAGTAAATGAAGAATTAACTCCATGTGCGCCCAACATTACTGCACCTTGAAGCCACATTAATAAACGTGAAGTGTCAGAATACCCATAAGTTTCAGGATGAACATCTTCCGCAACTATTTTTTCAATATTATATTTTTTTACTAATTCAATAATCTAATTTTGTATTTTTTGTATTCTATCTAAATTATTAGAGGAAATCGCAGTTAACAGTCCATAATCTAACATTTCTCCCTAATTATTAGATACACAATAACCAGTAGATTTAGTAGATAAATCTAAAAAGAGGATATTCAAGTAATTACCTCCTTTCTTTAAAGTTTGAGGTAATTACTTTGAAGTTGAGCCAAATCCTCCGAGGCGGTCACCAGAAGCATTATCGTCTTCGGTAATTAAATAAGGTTTAATAACACCTTGACCAATAACATCACCTTTATGAAGTTGAATATCAAAAGGAGATAAATTAATCATTTGAAAATAAATATGTCCTTCATTATCAGGATTATTATAATAGTCTGCGTCAATAATCCCAACACCATTAGCAAGAATAAGCCAATATTTTAAAGGACAAGAACTGCGAACTGATAATTCAAGATATGTATTATCATTTAATTCACATTTAATTCCAGTAGGTACAAGAGTTGGTTTTGCTTTAAGATTTTTTGTCATATTACCCATATCTTCAAGAGAGATTGAATCAAAATAACGTGTTGGAAATTTATTTAGCAAATTCTTATATGCTGGAATTACAATATCTTCTGCAACTGTAAAATCATAGCCTGCGGATTTCGCTGTTTTTCTTACAGGCAAAACCGCGTCGGGGTATTTGCTTACTCGTTCAAACTTCATTAAAAGCTTACCTCATAATTTACATCAATATTACTAATAGGATCTTTTTCATCATTGAATTTTTTAACAAGAGTGACTTGATACCATTCATCGACAATTTCACCCTTAGCCTTTTTTTCTTTCTTTACTGAACTATACTTAGCTAAAATATATTTAGTTTCAGCCTTAGCCTCGTCAATAAGCGCGGCCGCGCTTTCCTCATTATCTACACGATAAACTTCTGTAGCACTTACAAGATACTTATTCATTAACCTACCTCAACTTTAATTTCTTTTCTATTGGAATAATTTAAACTATTACTTTCATAAATTTTTGGAATTAATTCATTAATAAAATCTTCAATACCATATAAACGTATAGTATCAGTATCGTTCTTATAACAAGATGCTACTAAAACATTTGGAAGATCAGAGATACTACAAGTTCCAATACTTACTGCCATTCCATCATCATAAGTTTTAAAAACATTTTGTTCCATTGAAAATAAATTAATATTACAAACAATCATTTAATTACACTCCACAATACCAGCATCATATTGGAATAAATAAAAACAATAAGATTCATTATCAATATTTATCCAAATTTCAATAGCATTATCATTATTTTTTTCCCAACCAACAATACTTCCTAATTCTTGGCAAAGTATAATTACCATACTCGCTACAGAACCAGTTGAAATAATTGGAGGAATATTTTTGTGAAAAATGGTATAATAATTATAATCTTTACATAATAACATATAATACATTCCATATTCACTTATTTCATTAATACTACTCATTAATTTATTTAATTCTTCTTCATTAATTGGATCCATTTGTATCATAATATTTTTATTAAAATCATATAAATTCATTCCAGTTTGAAATGTAGTAGAATTATCTGACAAATTATTAGTAGTAGTTCCTACCATTACCCATTCATTTCCAGTATAACAATATTGTTTCTGATCTTCACCAGAAATGGCAATAGTTCCTTCTTCGAATTTACGAGGAGAATTATATAATTCTCCCATCGTATTAGTATAAAAAACATTCATTGTTATATAATCTCCTATCTATTTCATAGAAAAATTATATCACAAATTTTCTTTTTTGTCAAGTTTTAAATTAATAATATTCTAATTGCGGGAACCGCGCAAAGGTAAAGTAATATCTCTTTCCTTTTGGATATATGGCCCATCAATTAGGTAATCAGCGGTTTTTAATATATTCTTAATTCTAATATTATTGCTATTTTTTAAATCATCATAAATGTATCCAGTCCATATATATATTTTAATATTTGGATATATTTTTTTAATTTCAGTAATGATTAAATTAGTTAAAAATTCATTTTCAGGGCAGAGAGGTTCTCCACCCATAATACAAAGATTACGCTCAACATTATTCGCATTAATAGCAGTAATTAATTCATCTAATACTTTATTAGTGAATTCTTTACCACCATTAAAATCCCACGTTTCGGGGTTTTGACATCCTTCACAATGGTGCGGACACCCTTGTGTAAAAAATGATACACATACTCCGGAGGCCGCCGCTAAATCATTCTTTATAATTCCTGCATATTTCATTCTAATGCTCCTGTATGTTTTACTCTTGCTTCAACTTCTTTTTGTTTGCCCCAATTGAAAGCAGTTTTATAATTACCTGTAAGATAACCAGTTACACGACGCAATTGTTGAATATTGTGGCTTCCGCACACTGGACAAGAATCATTAAATTCATCACAATAGCCACATTCAAGGCAAGTGTCATTAGGAACATTTACTGCGAAATAAGGAATATCGTGGTCCATTGCATAATTAACAATAGTTTCAAGAGCATCAATATTGTGTTTTACAGTAGAATCAAGTTCGACGTAAGTGATACATCCTGCGGATGAATAACCAGTTAACTCAGATTCAATATCAATTTTTTCAAACGGGCTCATTTCTTTCCACACCGGAACATGAATACTGTTAGTGAAAAATTCTCTATCACTAACATTAGGAATAATTCCATACCTTTCTTTAAATTTCGTCATAGCTGTATAACAAAGATTTTCTGCGGGTGTATAATAAACTCCAAAATTTAATTTATATTTTTCTTTATACTCGGCGCATCTTTCTTTAAATAATTGTTCAATTCGTTTAGCTAATTCCATTCCTTCGGAAGTGGCGTGATCTTTACCAATAAGAATTTGAAGAGTTTCAGCTAAACCTAACTGACCAATAGCAAGAGTTCCGTGTTTAAGAGCGGAACGAATTCCTTCTTCTGGAACATAACCTGCCATAACGTTATTTTCATACATAAATCTCGCGGAGCCTGGGTCTTGAGAACAAATCCACTCAAAACGTTCCATTAATTGAATACGTGCTTCATTGATTTTTCTATCGAGTAAAGACATAAATCGTTCTACACCAATTTTAGTCCGTTCCTCTTGGGACAACGACTTATAGTCATCCCAATTATCATTTTCATTTAGAGTAACAGCCATCATCGCAAGAGTTGGAAGAATAATAGTAACTGGACAAATATTTCCACGTCCATCTTTAAGCTGACCGAATCCATTGATATCCCAACCATTTGCAGTTCTGCATCCCATCGTAGAAAAATAAGTGCGAGGATCATTAATATCATATCCAGCATTACCAGACCAATCAACATTTGCGTAATTAGGATAAAGGCGTCTCGCGGTGCTTTCTAATGCTAATCTATATAAGTCATAATTAGGATCGCCTGATTTGCGGTTAACACCTTTCATACATTGGAAAATTCCACAAGGAAAAATTGAAGTTTTATGTAATTTGCCAAGACCTTCAATAGAAACATCTAACAATGCCTTAGTTACCATTCTGCCTTCTGGTAAGGTGCAAGTGCCATAATTAATACTCGTAAATGGTAATTGGTTACCGCTACGAGACTGTAAGGTATTAAGATTATGGTAAAGGCCTTCTGCGGCTTGATGAGTTTCACGAGTGGTCATTTTCATAGCGTATTTATATGCTTTTGGAAATGATTTATAAAAATCATCATCAATAGGAGTTTCTTTACTATAACAACCATCATATTTACTCATATCTAATCCTTCATATAAAAATTCAATACCATCATTGAAATGTTTAAAGAAAGATTTTCTTACATAAGGAACCATAGTCCAATCTAAGTGAGTAGCACTGACTCCACCAAACTAACAAAGACTTTGGATTTGAAAAATAACAGCAATTAATTGAAACGCTGTATTAATTGAACCCGCAGGACGAACATCTGCTTGACGAGTATTAAATCCATTAGCAAGCAAATTATCAAAAGGAATACTTAAACAGTTATGAGAGCCGACATAATAAGAATCAAGATCGTGAGTATATATCATATTATCAATATGATTCTTACGAGCCATAGGGGAAAGTAAGTAATCAAGTGCAAGTTGTTTGGTGACAACACTACTTGCTTCACCTATGCGGCCACCGAATGAATGTTCATCAACATTAGCATTTTGATTTTTTACATTATTACCATCGAGCTTTTCACGAATTGCTTTAATAAAATCATCTTTTTTATTACGAGCAACTTCTTTTTTGTATCTATATCTGATATAAGCACGAGCAACATCGCGTCGCTCAGAACGCATTAAATAATCTTCAATCCAATCTTGAAGATCTTCTACTCCAACACTTCCATCAGGGAAATGATTTATTTGTCTTTCAATGTCTTCCGCAATATCTTTCGCGGTATCATCTTCATATAATTTACCATCAACTTCAATAAATGCTTTATTTATTGCATTAATAATTTTCTTTTTATTAAATTGAGTTATACTTCCATCACGTTTAATAATATACAATTTTTTTGCCTCCAAACTAAAGTAGTTCTTTTAGAATATTCTACTATATTTAGGTTTTGTTAGTAAATAATTATTTATCTTGGTCCATTTCCGCCCATTGTTTAACTCTTTGAGTTAAAAGATTAACAATATTATTATAATCTTCTAATGTTTCATTTGTCATAATATTGCACTTAATATTATTCATTAGTTGAAATTGAATTTCATCAGCAGAGTATCTTCTAATAATTTCATCTACATCAGGATTTTCTTCTCTGTTTAATTGCCTAATTAAGCGTGTCTTTCCTTTAGCGGTGATATAATATATCTCCAATTCAATTCTATCATCTTTAAGAAGACTTATAATTCCTTCAGGATTAAAAACACCAATATTAACTTTATTGTCAGACAAACTATCAATACTTGTGCCATAATACCAATTATTAAAAGAAGTGGTTTCTAACATTTTATTTTCATCAATTAAAGTTAAAAACTAATCATCTGAAACAAAATGATAATTTTTGTCTGCTATTTCTTTTTCACGCTTTGGGCGCGTAGTGTGGCTTATAATAGGATTTAGATATTCCTCTAAATGGGAAAAGGTAGCCATCGTTAGGCTATCTTTTCCTGCACCAGATTTTCCACATAATGCAATAATTTTATACATCTTCTTCAATTCCTCCTTGATAACGAGCATCTTTTAAAACCAAATCGCCATTGGGCAAAATTTCATCAATTTTATATAATTGATGTCCTCCAGAAGAAGCATATTTTTTTGACATGAAATTATCTCCATTACGAATTCCAGAGACTACAATCATATTTCCGCGATTAAACCAAGATTTTTCAACAATATGTTTAGTTCCATCCGCTCCGCGTTCTGAAATTTGTTTATCAAATAAACTAAAATATTCTTTTCTAAACTTTACTTCTACAGGACCAGTAGTAGTAAGAATGGTTACGGTACTTTTAGTTTTATTTTTGGCAATACAAGTTCCGCAAATTTTAAATAACTTATAAATATGAATAGTATGATTTCCTTTAGTAAAACTTCTGTCAATTATTGGATCTTCTGGAAGCTTAAAGAAATCTACAAATCCGTATTTATCATTGTTAATATTATTCAATTCATGAGTATGATAATAATAACAAAGAACTTCCATTTCCCAAGCGGATAAATTATTTTTATTAGCGTATTTATCCCAATCATCTTTAAATATTTTTATATTCAGATTATTCAAAATTTCATCTTTGTTACTAGCAATCCAAGTGCGGAATATATCCATCCACTTTTGGTATATACCATTCCAAACATTTTCACTTAAAGAATAATTAGTTCCATCAAATTGAATATTATTATCTTCTCCAATTTCTACTAAGAAATTAATTGCTCGTTCATCAAGTTGATATAGACCATTATTTTTTACAGTTTTACAAATTGCTTTTAAATATCTATTAAATTCATAAATACGGCGAGCCATAATTTGATTTTCATTTTCTTCTGGAAGAAGATCATACTTCATAAGTCCGCCCATATTTTGAAGAGTAATTCTTTTCTTTTTATCGCAAGTTTCCCAAATATACCAAACCATTAATTCTTTTCTATCCATCATATTATCAAAAGCTCCGCCTTTAATAAGAGAAATCATAGCTTGTTTACCTGGCTTAATACGGTATAAAAATTCTTTAGGATTTGAATAAGGACGATTAGCAATGATTGTATTAACTAATTCATCACCAACATTCAGCATACCTTTTAATCCGAAAAGAATTTTATTATTTTCAATATCAGGAGCAAATCCAAATTTAGATTTGTTAATATCAGGAAGACCTACTTCAATTCCTGCTTTTTGAATATCACTAATGGCTTTTGCAATTTTCCCATAATCGGTGGCTGCGGTTTTACGGATTTTGCCACTTTTGTCAGGAAGATCTTCAAATGTTACTCCATTAGCTAAATCATCACCTTCAGGAGCATAAATATCTACAATCTCTTCTTCGCTATTATCTTCAAGGGAACCACTATTAACAATTAAGCAAGCAGTATCCCAATAGATAGGATTAAAATGAATTACTAAGTAAATCATTTGAATTGCTACAAATGAATAAGGAAGGGAGTGATTAAGGCTAAATGCATATCCTAATTGAGGAGCAACTGCAATTTCCCAAAAGTATTCAGCAGATTTTTCATTGTCAAATTTACTAAATACTTGTTCTCTCAATTGTGGAATTTTAGCCATTTGTTTTTTAGCAACAATCTTACGTGCAGTATTAGCTTCACCAAGAGTAAAATGAGCTACATCCATAAGAATTTCCATCATTTGTTCTTGAATAGGACAACATCCATAATATTTATCACAATGCTTATGCATCTTATCAATTAATTCTTGCGGAAGATGCTGAGCCTTCATTTCATCATCAAATACTTTAATACCCGAATGTTGAATGCGATAATATCTATCTTGCTGAGATTCTTTTCCTTTTTCTGACATAAGGCGCATCATAGCATTAGCCGCGGTCATTTCCATAGGGTCTTGTGGTTTAAGGCGTTTTGCTATTGCCAAACCGACTCCTGTAGAAAATTGGAATACATCTAATACATCACCAGCAGCAAGGTGGTCCCAAATTGCTTGATCAGTTGTATCTATTACTTCTGGATGAATATATTTATTATAAAATTCTCGTAAAGATAATTCTGGAATTTGCTTATCTTTTAAAAGTAATTGATAACAAGTAATAATTTTGTCAGAAGCTTCAGTTACAAGGAAGTCATATTTTGTATCTCCAGCAGCTTCCGCTTTATGAAGATCCCAACAAGTAATCATATCTCCACTGGGAGTTCTCATAAATGATGCGGTATCAAATGGATCGTCGCCATATAAAATAACGCCAGAAGCATGAGAAGAACGTTTATTAACCATTCCTTCAATATATACAATAATATCCAAAAGACCAGGATATTGATTTACTTCTCGAATAAATGCTTGAACGGGTTTACGATCTTTTTCCTCATTGCCATAAATAACATCATGAATAGGCCATAAAAAACCACGTTCTTGAGGAATTAATGAAGACATATATTGGGCGTTATCAACATCAATTCCTTCTGGAAATTCTTCGCTTCTATATCCGCGACAAGCGGTTAAAATACTTTGTTTAGTGCCTTCAGTTCCAAAAGTAGCAACTTGAACCAATCCCAATTCTCCGCGTTCTTTTCTAATTGCTTTAAAAATTGCTGGACGTTTACTTGGAGCAAGGTCAATATCAATATCAGGCAATTCCGCACGCTCCTTATTTAAAAATCTCCAATAAGGAAGTCCCCAACGAATTGGGTCTAATTGAGTAATGCCTAAAAGATAATTAGATAAAAAGCCAGTCGCTGAACCACGTCCAGGACCTACAATACTTCCACATTCCCAAAATAAATTAATATAATGTTGGAAAGTATTAAAATAAGCAAAAAGACAGTCATCTAATTTTTCGCCAATATCTTTTATGATATCAGCTTCAATTTCAAGTCGCTCTAAATAATTTTTATTATCATAAAGTTGCTTTTCTTGTAAAGCTTTAATACATTCATTTACCCAATATCGTTCTTGAATATTGTCGCTATTAATTAAAGAACAGATAATTGGATATTTATCAAACCAATTTGAAGGAATGAATCCTTTCTTATAATCCTTCACTTCAACTTTTGGAATAATTTGTTTTCTTTCTAATGAATAAAAAGAAATTTTATTTTGGATCTCTTGAGTGTTATCAAGAATCCAATTTATCAATTCTTTTCCTATTTTATTATCTTTATCCCAATCATTAGCATAAGGTTCCATTAATTCAAAAATTTCATCACTTGTCATTAAGTAAGTAAATTTATAAAAATCGTCAACCTCTCTTTCTCCTGGCTTAGAAGTAAGATATGCTTTATGAATAGGTCTATCTTCTTTAGTTAAATAATGCGCATCTGTTCCAACTACCATTTTTAAATCAAACGCCTTGGCGATTTGATAAATTTTATGATTTACAATTATTTGCTCAGCGTCAGTAGATGGCGCACATTCAAGATAAAAATCATCTTTTCCAAATACTTTAATACAAAAATTGATATAATCAATTATTTGATTGTAATATTTAGTTTGAGTTTCAATATCTTTATTTAATTCAGCTTGGAACATTGGTAAAATACAACTACCGAGTTCTCCACCAATACAAGCAGTTGTTGCTATAACATGCCCTTTATATTGTTCCATTACCATTTCAAGTTCACTTTTTAAAGTAGGAACTCGTTCCATACGTCTATCAACATAACTATGAATCCAAGCAATAGAACTTAATTCTCTTAATGCCTTATGTCCAATGGCATCTTTAGCAATAAGAATAAAGTGGTAATATTTTTGTCCGTTATCTCTTGTATCAGTGAGATAAATTTCATTACCAAGAGCAATAGTAAAATCAGGATTTTCTTCTCTTATTTTTTTTGCATATTGATTTACTTCCATATGTGCAGAAAGGCATTCATGGTCTGTAATAGTTATTCCTGATAGGCCTAATTCTATCGCTTTGTCAATAAGAGCTTGTGGTCTATTAATACAATCTAATAGACGTAAATTTGAATACATTGTATGATTGTGAATCCCGAAATATGATCTCATTCGCACATTCCTTTCATCTTTCATTTATATTTATATAATATCATATTATTTAATAATAATCAAATCGAGAGATATAATTATCGCATATACTACGAATATCTCTTAAAAAATCAGAAAAATCTCTTGACCGAGATGATATCTTATGTATATTATCACAAACCATAGAATTTAACGTATCTAATTCCACATTTAAATCATGGGTAAAAAGTTCTAAATTAGAATTTAAATCCTAAGCTAAATCCGCGTCTTTAAGAAACATATTATTTTCAAGTATAGCATTAATACTTGAATTTAAATTAGATGTATTTAACATATTACTTCCTTATAATTACTAATTTATCGCTAGCCCTAGTAGCCATAGTATATAAATACTTTTTATGCTCTTCTCGATCAAAAGGATGATTTTCTTCAAATCCTAATACTTTTCCATATTCACTACCTTGCGCTTTCCAACAGGTAATAGCATAAGCATAGGAGAAATCAAGGGGAGGATCGAGACATTGTTTATTATTTCTTAATTGATAGCATTGGCTACCTGTAAGAGTCCCTTCTCCGGTGATAAGTTGTTTATAATCAATTGGAGTTCCACAAAATTTATCTCCATCACTTAAAACAATTTGAGTAAACATATAAGTAATAGGAACTTCTGAAATATAATAAGGAACTCGAATATCCTCTGTATAAAAATCTTCAATAGTTCCAACAGTGCCATTAGTTAAAGCCCATACTCGATTTTCAGACATAAAATCCCAGTTATTATGTAATCCAATAATTTTATCTCCGATTTGAGGAACATCAGGATTAAAACCTTTTCTTTCTCGAACAAGATTATTTATCTTAGTTCTTGTAGCGTTTTTAGCACAAATAATCTAATCAGCCCAATCATACATTTCAGGTATAACTTGACTTTTATCATATACTCTTACTTGTTTTCCTTCAGGACGATAAGAAATTAAAGATTTACCTTCTCTAATCCACATTGAGAAACGAATAATCTCACTATCTTGCGCTTGGCGCATAATTTCATCAAGGAAAATGTGCGGTTTATCTAATACATGGTTATTTTCATTAGGATCTACAGGAGGCAATTGACCAGGGTCGCCCGCTGCGATAATATAAATACCGTGAGTTAACATTAGATCCCATAATTTCTTAGGCAACATTGACACTTCATCAACAACAATTACTTTATACTGCGCTAATTCACTATTATCTTTTGGGAAGAATTTAAAAGTTCCATTAGCCATCATTTTGGCCTTATATAAGAGTTTGTGTGCGGTTGTCGCGTTAGGGCATCCTTTCTGTTGGAGCACGGTTGCGGCTTTACCTGTAAATGCGACATAGCAAACTTCTTCTTCTGGATCGACGTCAAGGGCAGAAATAATAAATTTAATTAAAGTGCTCTTTCCACTTCCCGCATATCCGGCTATACAAGTCCAACGTTCTCGAGCATAATAGCGCTCAACCGCGATTTTCAATCCTTCTTCTTGTTTACGAGTTAATTCCATTTTCACACTCTCCAGGGTTTAATCTATAATATTTATTTTCATCAACTATAAAATAATCACAAGCCCATTTTAATGTTCCATAAACACCTGTCGTATGTTTATCTATGTTATCTAATTTAGAAATTAATTCTTGAGCTTTATTATAATAAGAACAATTTTCATAATTAGAACAATAATTACATTGTTCTTTCCAGTAAATCCACATTAATCATGTTCTCCAATTGCTTCATTAAGAATTTGGTAAAAACGCATACAATCTCTTTCGTATAAACTTTTTGCTTTCCTTTCGGCTTCTTTTAAGCTTAAATCAATTGCAAATGTATTTATATCCATTTCCATCGCTTTATAACGAGCTAATTGGTATCTATAACAAAGACTATCATACATATAGCCTTTAGTATGTTTTTCTCTTTCACTAAAAAATTCTAAACTATTATCGTATTTATGAGCTTTATCTATCATTTCTTTTAAATCCATACTTTATTCCTCTTTAAAATCAATATCTTCAGGTTCATCTATATCAAACAATTCAAATAACATTGGAATAGCTCCGACACAAGCATTAACTTCATCATTACAACAATTATTTAAAAAATTCGCAGTAGTTATACCTGCGACAAAACAAGCAAAATTTTTATGATTCTAATTAAATTTTTTTACAAGAAATTCTAATTCTTCCTCATTTAAAGAAAGTAAATAATCCTTTGAAAATTGTTCCTAATATTTACTTAAATAACTATTCCATTCTATATAAGATCTCAAAAGTTTTTTATAACATAAAGATAAGCTACCCATAATATTTTTCTTCTTTCTTTATTTATATTTATATAATACTATATTTTAATTATTTAGTCAAATTTAGAATATAATAAATTCTTTGTCTGTATTATCTGCTTCAATTGTTATAGGAGGTCCAAAAGAGATAGTTTCTGTATGCGGATTAGATTCAGAAAAAATTTCAGATTTAAGTTTTTCCCCAAAAATTTCTAAATTACTTTTTTCATTTGATTTGTCGGTTTCTTCGTCTGTCCCCGGTTCGGGCCAGTACCCTTCTTCTTTATAACCAGTAGTGGAAGCTTTAATCCATATGTCTGCTAATTTATTTAATACATCAAATAATTTTTCTTCGGAAGAAATTCCTAACTTAGCCAATTGATTATTTATTTCATCATTAGCTTTTTCGTATTCATAACTATAAGATGCTAAAGTTCTTGAAAGTTTTTTAAGGGCTTCGCCACTTTCTTCTGGACTTGATTGCCATATCATATTGATATCACTATCATAATAATTAAGTTTTTCCATAATTTACTCCATAAATGAAAATAATGGCTATATGAAGAAATAAATCTTCATATAGCCATAAAATTAATTAGTAAAATAATTATAAGCAATGGTCGCATTCTTTTGTCTTTGATTTAAAGAACTTGACCCGCAACGCTCATAACATTTCGCAAATGCTTTCGCAACTTCTTTTTCATCATTCAAATTTAAAAAAGAATTAAAATTAAATCCTCTTTTATATGAAGAACCAAAAGTATTAAATTCATATTCAATAGTATTTATTAAGAATTCGCATTGTGTGTCTAAATCAGAATACCAAACACTTGAATATCCTTTACTCCATTGACAAATTCCATAATAATATTTATTAGAAGCAGTTGGCTGTAAAGATAAAGTATTACCGCCACATTCTGCCATCATATTACCCAAAATGCCCGCGCAAACTGCGTCATTCCAACCTTGGTCTTTCATATAAAGCCAAATTTCTGTCGCTACTGGATAAGTAGATAATTTATCATTCCATTGAGAATTAATTTCGTTTAAACGATTTTGATAAATTTCTAAATATTCATTAGCAGTTTCATATTCTTTTTTAGCAAATTCAATAATAGGATGATTTTCATCATATCCTAGTGCTCTTGTTGCTTCGGCTAAGTCATGAGCGCTATTTACAATCTCTTGATATTCTTGGATCAGAGATTTAAGTTCTTTACGATTAACTGTATTGCTAATTTCTCTACTCATAGGCTCCATATCAGCAGTTTCTTCTGTTAAGAAATTATATACAGTTGATGATTCAGAAGGGATGTAAGCTTCCGAAAAAGTAGTAATTTCGCTATAATTTAAAGCAAGAGCAGATGTTTGTAAAATAAAAATTAATATAAAACAAATAATACTTCCTGCTAAAATCTTATATCTTTTCATAAATGATTTCCTCCTAATAGGTTTTTTAAGTCTATTAGTCGTAGTGTCAATTATTAAAAATAATAAGCAGCCCTATCTACAATTTCGTAATCTTCTATAATAATCTAAGGACTAATATTATTATTCCATATATTTCGTTCGCATTTACCAACGATATTAATTGTCACATAACCCTATTCAGAATACAATTTCTCGTATTCCTCCTCGGACGACTTAAACTTGATTAAACTGATGCCATCAGGCATAGTTATCTTCAAGGTAGGATTTTTATCTTTTGACATTAAAGTTAAGTTATTAGACGCAACTTTTATTCCTTCAACAGCAATAGATGCTTCTTCTACCCCTTGGCCCCAAAGTGGTTTAAGTTGAGCAATATCAATGATATCTTTTCCAACTAAATCATTAGTGTGATAAATAAAATCAACACTATAAATTGGGGTGAAATCAAAATCTTGTAAAGCAGAATTCGCATATTCAATAAATTTATCAAAATTATCATCAATAATACCAAATCCAAAAGCGTTAGGATGTCCTTCCGCATATATAATTAGATTTGATTTTTGACAGAATTCTCGAAAGTCTTTAAGTGCAGATTTGTCGTATCCTCTGCCGGAGCCTTCCCAACAAATTTGTTGAGTTTCTTCATCTATTGTTTTATTAAGAATTAAAACAGGACGTTGATATTTGCTCATTAATTGATTGGCCATTAATCCAGTCAAATTTTTGTCAGCAGCAAATCCATCTAACTTAATTCCTAAGATTTTATTACTTAAAAGATTTTGATTTGCGATTATCTATTCAATTTTTTCCAAGCTAGTGTCTCTGATTTTAGTTTGCCTATTCTTGATATTAGTACAATTACGACAAGCTTGTTCTACTCTTGTTTCTGCTTGACCTTTACATCCACGTTTTGTTGAAGGGACAAGTTCGTATCCCTTAAAATCAAGCATTGACTCGAATAGCATGAGCTTTTCTTCTTGCGTCCCAACACGAGTAGTTGCATTAACTAAAGGAGCAATATAGAAAGCTACTCCAATAGGCGTAATCTCATTATTAAAATGAAACTAATCTCTATTGATTATGCCTCTGAAGTAAGGATTGGTGATTTGTTGTAAGCCTTTATTAATTAAATGTTTTGTTTCAAAATCACGCATATCCATCATGTCGGCCACCATTCCAAGAGCAACTAAATCCAGTATATGATCCGCATACTGAACATTCATAAGTTCATCAATATAACAACAAAACTTATAAACCATTCCTACGCCAGATAAAGATTTGGTCGGATAATCACATAATTGATTGTTAATAATACAAGCATACTATGATATTTTATCAGCTTCATGGTGGTCTATTACCAACACGTCAATACCATTTTTATATAAATATTCGTGTTCTAAATAATCATTTGATGAAGAATCTGGAGCAATTACTAATTTAATATCTTTATCAATACTATCTGGTATAATTCCGTGTTGTTTTCCTGCATGGACACGATAAAAAATATTGTTTTGCACAAACGCAGGAAAAAGACAGTATAAGTAATTCATGAGTGCGGCCGCCGAAGTATAGCCATCACAATCACTATCTACCTATATAAGAACTTTGTCATTTTGTGCAATATGTTTGACGAGCATTTTTGCACCATTTTCTATTCTATCAATAGTTGCTGGTTCGATAATGTCATCATCAGTGGTATTAAGATAATGAGGAATATCTTGTAATTTAATTCCTCTATTGGTTAGCACCTGTTCGACCGCTGAATACTGCGGGATGCGAGGGGCTTTTAGTTGATAGTCCATAGGCTATTCAACCTCCTTTCATAATACCACCACTATTATTTAAGAATTTCTATAATTTACTTATTCATATCAGTCCTCTCCTACTGGATCACCATAATAATGATAAGCAGTATAAGGAAGGGCTCTTGTGCATGGAAAAATAATAGTGTTAATAACTGAAAAAGGGGTTTGACGAGAAATATAAGAAATATTACATTTGTGACCTCTGGCATTTCCAGTAGAAATAACTACTTTCCAATAATCTTCATTTTCAAAAACTATAGAATAACGATTAATAGATTTATTTTTTTCTATTGGTTTTATACCCATTGCTTTATATTGTTCTTCAATTCTTTCTAATTGTTCAGTTCCTTCAATGAAAGTATTACACCAAACAATACCTGTCATAAACCACTCTCTCCCATCTTATGTCCTAATGGACAAATATGAAAAAGAACAGGAATTTCCATTTCCGTATATCCTTTTTCTAAATCTCCATTATACCTAATTACTTTTCGAGTTTCAATTCCACTTGAGATACAATTACTGGTTTTATCATAATATTTATTACATTTATCGCAATAAATACAACTTCGAAGCAAACTATCTCTTTGTTTTTTTAATCCTTCAATTTGCGCACTCAATGAAATAATTGTATCATTTATAGAAATAGGAATATCATAATCATTATTCATATAAATATCCTTTCCTTATATAATTGTAAAAATTTTTCTTTACCATCATCAATTGGTGAATCTTTGTATTTTGTAATCATATTTTTATCAAAAATAAAAGATATAAGCACATCATTTTTAAATTTAGTTCTAATCTTTAAAAGATTTAACTTTAAGTGTTGAAATTCTGCATCTCCAATTTCTTGGAATTGTCTATCAAAAGCAATTATAATTTCTTGCGCGCCACTATCTAATAATAATTGAATTTGATGCGAAGAAACATTACTTCCGCAACAAGCTACTGATATATTGTTATTCCAACCGAAATCAGTAGCATATTTCAATACTGATTTTTCACTTTCAAAAATTATTGCTTTTTTCATTATGCCAATGGCATTTTTAGACCAATTTAATCCATATAAGTTCATTCCAAGGGGATGATTATATAATTGATTATTTATTTTCATTGGTCTATATTTCCCATATAGCTCCGCCTCGTCTTTGCACATAGTGCGTCCGCGCAAGCCCACAAATCTTCCACTAATATCATAATGCGGAATTGTAATTTGATCGGCTCCTGGATAAAAACCAATACGCGCTTTATTAATTACTTCTTGAGAAATCCCCTCATCAAGCCAAGGAATTATTTTAATATTATAATTTAATCTATTTAAAATAGAATCATCATAATCTTTTAAAATAATTTTATTATTTTTTAATTCAATCTCTTGAATACGAGAATAATTTGATAAAATTTTCCAATCATCTAAAATTTTACCCATGTCGTCATCTTTTATCATACCTGATAAACCAAAGCGACGAGCAACCCATAAAACTGAATCATTTAAATCAAATTCTTCATCATATTGAATTTTCATTACTTTAGAACATAATTCAAAAATATCAAAAGTTGAATCACATCCTGTGTAGCATTTAAATAATCCTGTATTTTCGTAAAAATAAAGTTTTCTGCTACCTTCTCCAGGAGGATTATGACAAATGGTGGAAGAGAGAATCCCGAATTCTGTATATTCAGGATCTCCGCCCCATTCAATTAATAAATCATAAATATTTTCAAGCCCAAGAGCTTGACGAATTTCTGATTTATCAAATACTATCATAAGTAATTACTTTAGAACAATTTCTCATAAGTCCACACTGTTCATTAACATAATGAACAAGCATTTCCTGCGGACGAAGCTTA